GACGAAAACAGGCGTGAAATGTTTTACATGCTGAATAGCGCCCGGCTCTGTTCGGGCTGTGAATCGACGCTCTTGGATTATCGAGTCGATCCGGACCAGACCGTGTGTAAAACGTGCGTCCTTCGTCAGAACGCATCTCCCAGCGACGACGATATCGCAGAGTGTCCGATCTGCTATCAAAAGATGCTTTCGGTCGATTGTACACGCAAAACTCTCCCGTGTCGCCATGACGTATGTACGTATTGTGTTCGTCGAATGATTCGCGTCATACGGTACGTCGGCCCGACATGCGAACCGATCGGAGTCATGTCGTGTCCTCTGTGTCGCCATGAAGCCTATTATAGCAAAACCACACTCTTCCAAGTAGATGGAGGAATCATCAATCGAAATTCTTAAACCGGTCATCGAAGCCGCGACAGTTCTCGGAAGTCATTACGCCAAGGCGTGTGGCCGAAACACGGTCACGGGTGCTGATATCGCGTACGGTCTCATGTATGCCGCGCGGAACGTGACGGGACGCCAGATCGGGTCTCTGTACCCGGAGATTTACGATGAAGACGAGGACGAGGACGAAGAGGACGACATGGAGGTTGTTGACGATCAGGAGGAACCGTTTACGCGCTATGAGGGTCACGAAGAACTCTTCGTCAACATGAATACGTGTGTTGACACATGGGCTACGTGGGAACCGACGTCCCCGATCGAGGAAATTATAAAACACTCAGTCGACCGAGCAAACGCATCAGTCGGCCTCGACGTCGAGTGAAAGGGTACACCCTCAAAGAGTTTTACGTTTTTTCATCGAGCGATGATGACGAAGAACTCCCGTCAAAAGTGAACTATTCTCGGATCGCACAGGAAGAGTCTTTTGTTCCAGACGACTGAATAAAATTTTTTCTTTGTCAATTACATAAAAATGAGCACCGTGTCCCAGATCGCAGGCGAGTTCACGTCCCAGTCGTCTCAGTTCATCGTCGCCGGTTTCGCCTTTGGCGCCGCCATCGCGTGGATGGACCTGATCCGGTTCGTCATCGCTCAAGTCGTGTCCGTGCCCAAGAACGGCGGCACGTACTACCTGCTGAGCGCTATTTTCACGACCCTGCTCTCCATCGTCGTGTTCCTGATCATGCAGCGCGTGTTCAACGTCCCGAAACCGACTCAGCCCATCTTTGCCGTCACCGCCTCTCGTTAAATATTTTTCATCTCTTCATTTCACAACAACCACGCAACACAGGTACTGTGTGTCATTGTGAAACGAGTAAGTTTTCCACGGGTACTGTATACGAATGTCATCATTATATGTCCAAGGACAGGCATCTGGTGGGGACACTGTTCAAACTATTAACGGAAACAGGATTCATACATTCACAACTATTGGAACATCGACTTTTACAGTGAAATCCCCTATAAAGGCACAAGTTTTGATTGTCGGTGGTGGTGCGTCAAATAATGCGGATGGACTTCCAGCCGGTGGAATAGGCGGTGGAGGTGCAGGGGGAGTTGTATACTATGCATCTTATACTTTTAGTCCGGGAACATTTACGATCACAGTTGGTAACGGTGGTGTCACAAATGCTAGTAATGGTTCACCGTCATCCGTGACGGGTCTTACAACGGCTGTCGGTGGTGGTTATGGAGGGAAGGACGATAATGGAAATGCAGGTGGGTCAGGAGGCGGAGGTGGTACTGGGGGTACTGTTGGTGGTACTGGAATCACCGGACAGGGATTTGCAGGCGGGGCAGGGTCAGCGGTTCTATCCGGTGCTGGCGGTGGTGGTGGTGGCGCAGGTGGTCCAGGTCAAGATGCAATTGGGGCGAATGGTAAAGGAGGTCCAGGTGTTCAATACGCCATCAGTGGGACTTTAACGTACTATGCAGCAGGCGGTGGAGGTGCAGGCGATGGAACTTTATCCCCTGGTGCAGGTGGTATAGGAGGGGGTGGATCCGGTTTTGGTGGCCCAACCACGTATGGAAGTGCGGGTGGTGGCCGTGGGCTCCCTGTGCAGGCAGGCTACCAAGGTATTGTAATTATTAGTTATCCCATGATACAATTCTATACATCCGTCGTGCCACGCGGATTGTTGATGTATACAAATCAATTTCTCATTACATTTTTATCAAGTACTACTTGGACATCTCCTATAACAGGCAATATCAAGGTTCTCGTTGTTGCTGGAGGGGGTGGGGGAGGAGGAAGTGATATTTCGGGCGGTGGTGGCGGTGGTGGTGTGACGTACAATACATCCGTCCCTGTAACATATGGAACTACATATGTTATTACGGTCGGTGCATCATGTGCTGCATCGAGTAACGGAAATCCGTCTTCATTTTCAACCTTAGTGACAGCGGTTGGGGGAGGACGAGGAGGATTGTACCAAACATATGCAGGTGCTTCAGGTGGTAGCGGCGGCGGTGGTGCCGGGAGTGCTACGGCGAGCCCTGTAACAGCGGGAGGTTCGGGAACAGCCGGACAAGGAAACGCAGGAGGAGCTGGAACTGTCATTGCTTTAGGGGGTCAAACTGCTGGCGGCGGTGGTGGTGGCGCAGGCACAGCGGGAGGTGGAGGCACGACTTCAGGAGGTACAGGCGGGGACGGAATATCCATTAATATCACGGGAACAGCCGTGTACTACGGTGGTGGCGGTGGTGGTGGAGCGCGAAATAACGCAAATGTGGTCCCAGGTGGCCTCGGAGGTGGAGGCACAGGCGGAAACTCGAACGGAGCATCAAGTGTAGGGAGTGGCGTAAACGGTCTAGGTGGTGGTGGAGGAGGCGCGGGTGGCGGTTATAGTTCAGGGGGTGGTGGTTCAGGTGTCGTTATTATCGCAAACACTTAGAGTTTGTTCAGGTACGGAACGAGTCGGAATTCTTGAGAGGGAAGCGGTGTCATGGCGTTTAACACAGCCACATTCGAAGCTTGAGAAGGGCACATGATCACACGACCATCTGGACTCAGTGACCCGCCAACATAGGCGTTTGCTCCTCCGAACCCGCTTTGAGAAACGATATTCGAAAACGCAAATGTCGTCGGATTAAAGAGTCCGACGTTCGAGTTTGTTCCGGGCATGAATGCGATTTGACCGTTGGGAAGAAGAACACCGCCCATGAATCCATTGGCGCCTGTCGTGACGTTCGAGTACAGAGTGGAGACGACATTCGACGTGTTCGACGTGTTTACGACAAGAATGTTCGATGCTGTAAAAGGAACACATACGACGTTCCCGTTCGGAGTCAAAACACCTCCAAAAAACCCAGGTCCGATGATCGTGTTCGAGAACGTACGCGCCGTCGGAGAGTATTGAATCAAATTTGACGTTCCAAACGGAATGCCAATGATGTTTCCGGTCGGCAAAAGAACACCACCGACAAGACGGGGCGCTGTCGTTGAAACCTGAACCATGTTCGAAAAGAGACCGGTCGAACCGTTGTACGAACACACGTTCAGCGAATTGTACGGAATCATGGTCACGTTTGAATTTCCATCGAGCACACCTCCGGCAAACGCACCGAGGGGACAGTTGTGTGCCAATGCATTCGAGAACGAGTACCCTTCGGGTTCAAACACGCCTATGTTTCCACTGACGTGTGGAATACACACGATATTCCCCGACGGGGCCTGAACACCGCCAAAATACAGTCCGTTGCCCCACCCGCTCGTCGGTGTGAGTGCTGCTCCGGAGGGTGTTACGGCCGAGTATTGATTCGTTGCCGAATTGAAAACACCGAACGTCGAAGCGCCGTATGGGATAAACACGGTTCGGCCATCCGTAAGAGCGACCGAGCCCGCGTAGGCGTTACTGCTCGGTGCTGTACCGCCACCTGACACGTTTGAAAAGATGGGTCGAGACGCCGGTGCCCAAAACGAGCTTTGTTGAGACACTGTATTTGATTGTGATGAGATCCAACCTTGGATCGTCGATGCATTTGCTGGTGTCGGTTGAATATGAGGCGAGCGTGTCGTAATATTTTCATTGTAATACAATGTCGACGAAATGTATGCATTCGCTGTGACTTGTATATTTGATGTCGTCAGGGATGACAACACGTTCATGTAGGGAATAACCATCGTGTCAAAGTTGAAATTGATGTTTGTACTGTTTGACGTGAATGCAGCCGCTATCAAATTTGTCGTCGTGATTCCATTTGAAACGTACAGATTCCCCGTGATTTGTACATTTGAGGTGGGTGTTGCTGATGATCCAATCCCAACCTGCGGAACATAATAAATAGGTTGTCCGGTCGTCCCGGTCCATTGCGACAACAAAACACCCGTGATGTTCGACGTATAAATGTTTGAAATGTATGCGTTTGTGACTGTAATAGCATTTGAAACGTACAGATTGCCTGTGATTTGTACATTCGATGTGGGCGTGGTTGTCGATCCGACTCCGACGTAAGGCACGTAATAAATAGGTTGACCGGTCGTTCCGGTCCATTGCGACCCGACAAACCCGACGATATTGGATGTATAAATGTTTGAAATGTATGCGTTTGTCGCCGTAATAGCATTTGAAACGTACAGATTTGTCACCGTAATAGCATTTGAAACGTACAGATTGCCTGTGATTTGTACATTTGATCCCGGTGTTGTTGTGTTTATTCCGACACGTCCGATGGTATCAACGAAAAGTCCACTCCCACCTGAACCCAAAAAAGATGCAACAGCGCCGACACCAAGCTGTTGAACTGTCAATGCATTTCCGACTGAGGAATTCCCAGTCACAAATACATTTGCTGACGAAAGACTCAACGGTCTTTGAGCACCACCTTGAGTAAAACTCATCTACTCAATGTAAAGATATTTAGTTTTCAAGAATGAGACGGTCGGCATCTGAAAGTGCAGTCGAGAACAGTTCGAGTTCGAACATGTTTCCAGTGTACGAAACTGCATTTCCGCCACGACCGACAATGAAATAATTTCCTGCATCTGCGCCCATGGAAATAGTCGAAGACACCGTGACCGATGAACCGTTTATATACACGGGAACAGCCGTCGTTGAAGTTGCTTTGTGTACAACTGAGTTTTTAACACCACCTCCAGTCAATGCAGAATTACTTACGTCATAACTCTCACTGTTGCCCACTTGTGATGGATAATTACCAATATTGTTTTCCTGTGTCGTACCATCGCCGAGCCAAAATTTCTTTTCATGGCTGGTAGACCATGTAAATGCTGTACCGACCGCCTTGAAAACGACACACCCACCTGTATTGTTCGAAACGACATAGCGAAGAGTGAATGTACCTGCACCCATGTTAAATGCAAATGCGCTATTATAAATCCACGTCGGCGTAGAGCCCGTGAAAATAAGAGAATATGGTGTTGTTGTCGTGTTGATTGCCGGCTGATTCGCTGTCGTTGCCTGAGCAAGGTTGTACCCGTTCGGTGATTGATCGTACCATGTGGTCACGTATCCAGTTGCACCGGCAAGCCATGAGATGAGTGTTTGACCCGTGCCTAGTATCGTTAAATTGCCTGACGTGTCTGCATAAAAGTCTTGTGTTGAACTCGTCGTACCGTTCCGTACGTTTACAACTTTCGTATAAACTTGTGTGAGTGCCCGTAAACTGAATATACCAACCATCGAATTTATAGCGCTCGATGATAGAGACGCAACTACTGGGGTGGTAGGAAGTGATGATGTTGCAAACACTGTGACAGAGCCAACGTTGACGTTTAGGCCATACGAGCTGTTGTAATTACTCACAACTCCGGATGCCGATGACCCACCTCCGCCTCCACCGCCGGCATTTGAGTTTGAACCACCGCCTCCACCGCCACCAGAGTATCCACCGCCTCCACCGCCTCCGCCTCCGCCTCCACCGCCAGCTCCTCCACCGCCACCACCACCAAACCCACCCGTTCCGCCGACAATGGACCCACCCGTTCCGCCTGCACCGCCGGCAAAGGTTGGTGCGGAAATAGCCCCGATAGCTCCTCCGCCGCCACCGCCTTCATAGTTTTGTCCGGATGGTGACCCTCCAGTGACGGTTACGTTCGACCCGCTCGCGGCCGCTACACTGCCCGTGCTATTTCCTCCCGTCCCGGCAGCTCCGGCCGTTCCACCCGCGCCGCCTGCCACGCCGCTTACACCCGTTGTTCCGGCACCTCCTGAAGTGGTTGTCGACCCGTTGTTTCCAGGGGCCGTATGTGTCCCACCGCCTCCACCGCCGGCGGATAACAAATAATTCGAGAATGCGTTTCGAAACACGAATGTACCGCCTCCGCCACCCGCCTGATACGAATTCGCCTGTCCAGCCTGTCCGACAACAATATAGATGATTTCGCCTACATTTAAAGACACTGTTCCTGCAACAGTGTTGCCGTTCCCAGCTGCAAATGAACCGGCCGTTCCGCGTCCACCCACTGATCCCGCGACGACAAAGGTATAGTTTCCCGATTGAGGCACTGTCCATACTTGAACACCGCTCGACAAGGTCATAATGTACGACGTACCGTACCCCGGCGTGATTGTACCATATGTAATAGACGATGGCCCCGTCTGTCCCGTCGCGCCCATGGTTGTAAACGTAAAAGGAAACGACATTGTGTAAATACTTGCCGTTTGTGTAATGTTCAAAGAAATGACCGTTGATAGACCGTTTTTGTTTGTCGCGATGATAGACACAGGGCTTGCAGACGCCGTCGTATTTGTCGTCTGAACGGTCGCGAGATAATCCGTGGATGACGCGATTGATACAAGGCTCGATGGAACAGCTGACCATGTAATTCCATTTACAGGTTCCGGTGCAGTCTGTGAAACTGTGAAAAAGTTTGGAGGAGGTGTTGAAAACACTTGATTTCCGGGATTTACGAGAACCGCTGGAATGATTGGTCGAGAATAGTACTGAACTGTTGATGTTCCTATGACGTTTGACAAAGCGACATTTGATATTAAACTCGCTGGTACGAACGTGTAACTGATAATCACGATCCCCTGATATCCTTTTCCGCCTCGACTACTGTTCCCATTCGAACCTGAACCAGCGGCTCCACCGCCGCCTCCATAGTATGACGCATCCAAAAGCGTCGTACTCCCCATGGTTGTTGTTCCGTTTCCACTCGCACCACCACCCGAACCACCTGCACCACCCGAACCACCACGGAGCGACCCGCCTCCTCCTCCTCCGTAAGTTTGAGAAGATCCCGAAATGCTGTATGAACTTCCAGCGCCGCCAGCACCGGCGGCTGACCCGGATGCGTTCGCACCAACCGCACTTGCGCCTCCACCACCGCCTCCGACGTATGGAGAACCAAACCCTTGACCGCCACTGTTGCCCTGACCGGTCGTTCCTGTGCCGACGAAAGTTATACCGCTCGGTGATCCCCATCCACCACCTCCTCCGGACCCTCCACTCGCCGGGTTATATGAAGTTGGACCGATCTGATTTGCTTCGGATGAACCTGTCCCGCCTCCGATAGCAATATAACTTCCTCCGAATGAAGAATTTCCGCCATTTTGTCCAAACCCTGCGTATGGTGTATCGTACAGAACAAATCCACCACACGATCCAAAAGGATAGACAACACCTGGGTTGTTATAGTTGATTACGGAAACACATGCGCGAAAGTACGAGTATGCGTTACTACTTGACGGGCCACTCGTTGTGAAATAATTCATACCGAACCCACCGGTCGACCAGGTTGTAATGTTTGTTTGAGTATCAATAGCAAACCAGTTTGTGCCGTCGTTCGAGCCCGCGAGTACCCATGAGTTTGGACTTCGAGGGTTGGACGAAGGCTGTGTTCCCAGACCTTGTACTTGCCAAACATAACTTTGACATACAATCTGTGTTGGAAGTTGGATTCCGAACCATTCACCTGAAACAGTTCCCGCCCCGGACACAACGGTTGAATACAGACCGCCCGAATATGTTGCCTTTTGGCCGTATGGACCCGTGTTTGTCGTGATTGTTCCGTATGATTGTGTGGCTGTCGTCCATGCATACGAAGAGGGGTATTTTGCGAAAGCTTTCCATGCCGTTTCAACCGTGTTGTAATTCGAGCTCGCTGTAATAGTATATGTTCCGTTCCCGTATTCTAACCCTGATAAGGCTGTTGAAGCGCTTGTCATGGCAGCCGGTGGCCAAGCGTTCGAACCACACCCGAGACCACCAGCTCCGACCGTCACAGAATATGTTCCTGGTGGGATTGAGAGTGCGGATTGGTACAGAACGCCTCCGGCGCCGCCTCCACCGCCTTCCCAACCAGCGCCACCCCCGCCGCCACCACCAACTATCAAAACTTTTGCTGTGATGGTCGACCCCGAAACAATAAAGTTTTGTGTTCCGATTGTCGTGAACGTATGAATCTTTTGTGAACCGATACTCTGAACTGAGTTCCCGCCAGAAGCTATTGTCCCTAGACTGGCGCCTGTGTAGTACACTTGAATACTCATTGTAATCTACTAGAAAGTTTTTACAATTCTGCTCCTATACCGAGATATGCAGTTGACGAAGTTGTATAAACTAGTTTAGCGAGATAGCTCCCCTGACTTGTACTATAATTGAAAGCAAGTGACCCAAATGTTGTACTCGGAGAATCTAATGTAATTGATGTAGGTGCTGCACCTCCTAGAACGTTAAAATCTGCTACCGCACTGTATGATAAAGTCGTAGGGATAACTCTCATTGGTACAAAAAACTGAATACTCAAGTAACATATCGTACCATTCGTACATGTAAATCCGTATCGCTGACCTCCCGCCGTAGGACCCCACTGCTGATAGTACCTCTGACACAATTGAAGTTCGGTTCCATATGGCCGATACTCGTATGGTGATGCCGTACTTCCCTTTTCGAGTTGAACACCGGTGATCAAAAAGGTTCCGGTCGACGCCGTCGCACCAGTCGTGAAACGCAAAGCAAGTCCATTGACTGCTCCAAGTGATGTCGTCAACGTGAATGTTAAAACGTAATACGCGAGTGATGCCGTGAGTGTTGGCGTCGTTTGTGCGGCCGCCACGGCGAGCGTTTGTGTCCCAAACGAATTCAAGGCCGTTGCGTAATACAGGGCGACCGATAAAGGCATGAGTGTCCCGGCTGTTTGGGATGCCCAGAAACTCACGGTGACCGTGGTCGCATTGATCAGATCAATTACATTGACGTTTTCGATCCGTTGTTCGATCAGCGGGGTCGATGCAGTTGCTGTTGAAGTTGCAACTTGTAAAGAATACGAAAACAAATTACCAGTTGGGACTGTTGTCGATTGAGCGAGCGTTAGACCGGACGTTCCGAGAGCGCCACACCAACGATCCGCCGTTGAATACGCACTTGCCGCCGTCGACGTTGATGCCGTCCCGCGCTGCCATATACTCATGCCGCCGTTGTATAAACGGTTCCGGAACATCATCGGGTTTGCCGACGCGATCGTGTCGGTCGCATACACGTTCCCGGTGATTTGAAGCGGTGCACCGGTCGGTCCGGTCACCTGAGAGGCAACAAGGTACGGAACAGTCAGGGTATCAAAGTTAAACACGGTATTTGTCGCATTTGATGTGAATCCCGAAGTGACCAAGTTCCCAGAAACCTGAAGCGCGCTCGTAGCTGACGGAGCCGACACGCCGATTCCGACCGGCCCTTGCACAATAAGACCGTTTGTCGGCGCTAAATACGTCTGGTATCCCGACCCTATTGCCGTTCCGCCGCTGACTGTCAGGAGCGATCCGGGGTTGTTTGTTCCTATTCCGACTGATCCGTTTGTTAAAATTCGCATCTTTTCACCACCACTGTACGAAGGCGCAAAGACGATCGGGGTACTGTCCGTTCCAAGGGCGAGCGCACCGGCACTCAGCGAAAACAAGCCGGTGCCATCCATCCCCACATAGGTTCGGCGAGCATCCGCCGTGTTTGTATACTGCCAATAGGCTGCCCCACTCGCGGTCGGTGAATAGATGTTTGAAGCAGTCGCATTGATCGTGAGCGCCTGTGTCGGATTTGTGACTCCTATGCCGACATTTCCGGCCGTGTAATAAATTCCTGAACCAACCGTTGTCCATTGGGACGTTATCGATCCGCCGAGCGTTGATAACGTCCCCTTGACGGTACAATTGCCTGATATGTACACGTCTGAAAAGACGTTTGATATCGAAGCCATACATTCTATTGAGGAAAATTTATGCTTGTGCCTCGGACCAATACAGATTGAGCGTGCTCGACGTAATGTTTTGATTGAGCGCTGTCGCATAAATCATCAACGTATCCGGACCATCTGGGAAGAACTGATTTCCACCGATCACTGTGTTTGACAACTCTTTGAGAGATGACAAGTCGATCGACCACTGACTTCCGCCGTTACAAATGGTCGAAAAGATACGTTCGCCTGAGCCAGCCACGTACGTTCCTCCTGGAAACGTCACCGAGTATTGCGCAAAACTTGGTTGACCGCCCTGAGCAACTGCGTTTATCGGAAGCCATGTGAACGTCGCCCCAGAAAAGCCAGAGGGATTTAAAATGCCCTGGATATTCAACACGCCACCCGATGCAGCGGCATACGCCACAACATCGAGTTTCTGAAGCAAAAGCTGTGCGCGATTTAACAGGTCGCGTGTACCGATGTCACCGGTAATACCGTTGCTAACGGATGGTGATAATCGCAAAAAGAACAAGGGAACACTCGATCCGGCCGTAATCGTCGTCGTGTACGTGTTTTGAAAATTGAAATAGTACCCACGATCCTGGTCAAACTGGCCATCCATGATGAACGCCGACCCCCAGTGCGTCAAAGACGGAGAACACGTACATGAAACGAGATTCACAGTGTTTCCAGATTGGTGTCCGGACGCGGTCGCCCCGGCAAATGATTGGGTCGAGTCCGCGATAGTGTACGTGAAACTCGCACCACGCGTTGATACGTTAAATGTATTTCCGGTAAATGAACTGTATGCGATGAGTTCCTGATCGATAAGAACAGTTCCGGACGTTGGCCACCATGCTGCAACATTGGATGTTGTTTCGTTCACCGTAAACGTCATGTCGCTTCCCGATATGATCGCCGATGCGAGCGGTGAAATACACACGGCCGATTCGTTAATCACTTCGTAACGAACAGGCATGTTTCCGGTACGCATGTACGATTCATCATTGACGTTATTGTTTGGAATGCGGTGCACCATGGTCCATGCACCATTGACACCACGCATCATGAAATCGACAAAACCGGCGCCGTACCATGTGTACTGAATCCCGAGCATTTGCATGCGCGTAAGATCGACGGCATACCCACTCGGTCCTGAACCGTTCATGGTGTCTCGATTCCACTGCGTCTGTGGAAACCGCAGTTCTGAAATACGACACGCCTGAACGGGCGCGGTCGATGGGATATTTGCAGCCCCACGATACGGTGGATTAAACGTGAGAGATGTCTGTGACCCGATCGACGTGATCGTATGAGTCATTCCGCGGATCGTCAAGCGATCTCCAACGCGCAGTTGATCCTGAAACCGGGAATCTGAATTTCCAGTCAACACTTGTGAAAGAACCGAGGTGTATACGAGACCAGCAATCTGAAACGTGCTCGTACGTTTCACGACCCAAAGTGTCTGCCCATCATACTCCCAAAAGAGTCCGTTTTGGTCTTCGAAACAACCGGCACGGACACACGCGCCATGCCAATTACTCATGGCAAAACGTGGTTGCGTTCCAAGTGTTGCCGTTGTCGACGCGAGCGTCTGTGTTGCAAGGACCGTCAATGTCGTTGATCCCGTGACGGATGCGATTGTATACGTGCCATTGTATCCAGATGAGGCGACACCACGAATCTGAATTGTTGCACCCGCCTGAGGCGCACCATGTGCTATCGACGTCACGATCGTGATTGTTGAGCCAACACTCGTCCCGGATGCTGTAAGACTGACGATATCATTGTTCGGACAAAACAGAGTTCCCGATGACCACAAAAACCCTTTTCCGGATTGATAACGAAACACCTTTTTGGATTGACGACATATGTTCGAACCATATGTCGGCTGATTGGGCCCCATGAGAACACCACCGTCAAACGGACGGTGAACGGTAAACGAAAAGGGTTGAACATACATCGAACCTCCCGTACTCGTGCCAGTTCCAGTGGTTGATGTCTGTGAGGTAAACGTAAACGTCGTGGCATTCGGCACGCTTGCAATGAAAAAATTACCTTGAGTACTCGTTCCGAGTGTTCCGGTGACAGCCGTCCATGTCGTGACCGTAATCGGAGTTCCGGGGAGAAGACCGTGAGTGTACGCGGTCGTCACTGTCACCGTCGTGCCCGACTGGGACACGGAACTCGCAGCGGAAGAAATTTGAATTTTCGCATTTCCGCCAACAAACACACCACCTCGACGAACCACCGTATACGCCGTGAAAATTGACCCTCCGGCGAGCGGTGCAACCTGACCGGCCTTTGCGTTGTACGTAAACGATGTTCCGGCTGTATTTGCCGTGACGAGAAAAAATCCTTCTGCACGATCTGCAGTTCGGGTCGAATTTGCAAGACCGGTGATGTTAATCACGGTGCCGGCTATCGGGGGTGTGGTCGTAAACACGGTGATAATCGAGGGCGTTGAGGTCGAGCCGTTCGTCTGTACATCCGTCACCACGAGATCCGTTCCAGGAATTTCGTAAAATGAAGGCGTTTTACGAACCTCCTGGTAGTTTTGCCATTTGGTTGCTTGGAGTCCATACTCGAAATCTGCATCAATCACCGATTGGCCGAGCGACACGCGCTGACGCTCGATGGCATCCGTTCCGAAATCGTATGGCCGAACCTGATTATTGATGATGAACGGCATACTCTTATTATATCATCTAGATAAATACCCACCGATTATTCGCACCCGTCCACATCATGTTCACGGAGGTGTATGCCAACTGTATCCATACACTCGTTTGACCATCAATGGTATCTACACCCGACAGTTGGATGATGATATTGTATGCCGCATTTGTTCCTGCTTTTCCAGACTCATCCTTGATGGTGTACATTTTTCCGCGCGTGAGTGTCGCACCCGATGGAAGCGTCACTGTTCCGCCGTTCGACATGCCAATGTACGAATCGGTCGCCGAAGCAGTGTACGATGTCGCCTGGGCGGTGACAACTTGAGACACCACGATGGATGATGTTGACATTGGATTTGGAATGTACGAACTGAGCGGTGTGACTGAAACAAATGTGCTTGTCGACAACAAACTCACAGTTGATGATGTGTCAAATGTCACATCGATGTAATAATACTTTGTGACGTCCGTCACATTCAGAGGCATGACGACCGTTGTACTCGGATCCGTCGTGTACATCGGCGCGTATTTGTACACGTACGGCCCGATCGTCGACGGAAGAGACGAATCGGATGCAGAACTTCCAATGCCGACTTGTAAAAATGTTCGGGGCGCCGTCGCATAGAAACAGACAGTCACGTTAAATACACCCGCCTGGTAAAACTGGAGGTTTCCGTTCGGACTCACCGCGAGTGTTCCGCTCGACCCGGTTTGTGTCCAGCCGGCGCCGGATGTCATGGTCACGTGATATGTGTTTGAAGGTGATGCAAGGGGGCTCGCTTGTGCGAGTGGACCCGAGAGCGTTGTTCCGGACGTTGTGACGAGAATACCTGCGGCTGCATTGACGGCCGAACTGATATAGGTCCCAAAAGGCGCGAGCTGTATCCATGTTCCATACTGTGCACCGGCGACGCTCGATGACGATGTCACGTATATGGTTCCGGCCGTTGATACACTTTGAGTAAAAATGTCAACATAGTACCATTTCGAAATATCAGTGACGTTCATGGGGATCGTGATCGGCGAACTCGGGCTTTGCGCGACAGGGATATCAATGACATACGTATATGTCGATGTGCTCGACGGAAATGCCGATGATGTATTTGTACCGAAAGCAACCTTTCGAACCGGTGAATCTGACGCCAGAACCATCATCAGCTGGTACAGTCCCGTCGCGTTGAATTTGATGAGCCCCTGTGACGTGATAGTATACGAAGACACAAGCCCTGTGCTGCTCTGCGTAAAACTATTAAGATTTAAATGAATCGCTTGCAATGTCGGTGTATCCGAACTCGTTGCGAAGGAGGTGGTTCCCAAGTTTGTCCCGAGCGTAAATAGTGACCCCTGGTTCACACCGTTCCATGTACCTGTGATGACTCCAGTCGCTGTGATGTTTGTCGTCGTGATGGCGTTCGAAACGTACAAGTTTCCAGTCACCTGTAAATTTGACGTAGCTGTTGCCGTCGAACCGATCCCAACTTGTGGAACGTAATAGATGGGAAATCCTGACGTCCCTGTCCACTGAGAACTTCCGCCAGTTCCCCACGTAATGCCAGTTCCGGTTCCAGTCGCTGTAATAACCTGTCCGGTTGTTCCGGAAACACCCCCGATTAAAAACTGAGAGGTATTTACGTTTCCGCTTGTTATGATATCAAGGGATGAGTAGATGTTTCCGGTCACTTGTAAATTCGAAGTAGGTGTTACTGTTGAACCGATTCCGACGTATGAAACATATGTAAGTGGCTGACCAGTCGTTCCGGTCCATTGCGACCCGACAAACCCGACGATGTTGGATGTGTAAATGTTTGAAATGTATGCGTTTGCGACTGTAATGGCATTTGAGACGTACAGATTCCCCGTGATTGTAAGGGTTGCACCCGGATTCGTTGTTTGTATACCGATATTGTTGCTTGAACTCACAAAGAGATTTGCGGTCGACGTTGCAATGCCTGAACTTTGAAGAATCACAACGTTTCCAGGATTCCCGGGGGGCGCTGGTCCCGCTGAACCAGACGCGCCGGTCGCACCGGAAGCGCCCGTTGGACCAGTCGCACCTTGAATTCCAGAGGCGCCGGTCGCTCCAGCACCGGTCGCACCGGACGCGCCCGTTGGACCAGTCGCACCTTGAATTCCAGAGGCGCCGGTCGCGCCAGCACCGGTCGCACCGGACGCGCCCGTTGGACCAGTCGCACCTTGAATTCCAGAGGCGCCAGTCGCGCCAGAAACGCCGGTCGCTCCAGAAACGCCGGTCGCACCAGACACACCCGTTGCGCCTGAAACACCGGTCGCACCAGAAACGCCGGTCGCACCAGACACACCCGTTGCGCCAGAGACGCCAGTCGCACCAGAAACACCCGTTGCGCCAGAGACGCCAGTCGCACCGGAAGCACCTATTGGACCGGTTGCACCCTGAACTCCAGAGGCGCCCGTTGCACCAGAAACACCCGTTGCGCCAGAGACGCCAGTCGCACCGGAAGCACCTATTGGACCGGTTGCACCCTGAACTCCAGAGGCGCCCGTTGCACCAGAAACGCCAGTCGCACCAGAAACACCAGTCGCACCAGAGACGCCAGTCGCACCAGAAACACCCGTTGCGCCTGAAACACCTGTCGCACCGGAAGCACCTATTGGACCGGTTGCACCCTGAACTCCAGAGGCGCCGGTCGCACCGGAAGCGCCCGTTGCGCCTGAAACACCGGTCGCACCAGAAACGCCGGTCGCACCAGAAACACCCGTTGCGCCAGAGACGCCTGTCGCTCCGGAAACACCGGTCGCTCCGGAAACACCGGTCGCACCAGAGACGCCTGTTGCGCCAGAGACGCCCGTCGCACCAGAGACGCCTGTTGCGCCAGAGACGCCTGTTGCGCCAGAGACGCCCGTCGCTCCAGAAACACCCGTCGCACCAGAGACGCCCGTTGCGCCCGAAACACCCGTTGCACCAGGGACGCCCGTTGCACCACTCACTCCAGTCGCCCCCGATACGCCAGTTGCCCCCGATACGCCAGTCGCACCAGAAACGCCCGTTGCGCCAGATACGCCCGTTGCGCCAGATACGCCCGTCGCACCCGATACGCCAGTTGCCCCCGATACGCCAGTCGCACCAGAAACGCCAGTTGCACCAGAAACTGGACTGAGAGATGTTCGTAGGTACGCTTGCGTATTGTATTGTGTGTACAAAGTGAACGTACTCGGATATCCGAGTGGTCCGATAACATAAAGATACACTTTGAGTTGTGTTTGTGTCCAGTTTGGTACAATTGTCGTTGGTACAGAAAACGAGACGACATTCGGTGATCCATTCGTGACATTCATGACATTTTGAGACCCATCGACAATGAGTGTTTCTGTTGATGAGTACACATAGTACAAATTCATGTATACCCCGATCGGTGCAACCGTACTCGTCACATTAAAGTTTCCCGAAAAGATCCACGTTCCGTTCGGGATAATGTTACTACTCAGGACATTGAGAGGTGTTGTGAATGTCCCTATCACGTGTGGATTTGTATCTGCTCCGAGAGAATAGTACAAAGTTTGTGACGGTGAGCTCGTGTTTGCGTATGGCGTGAGTGTACCGTGTGTGTATGGTGCTACGGACGAAACGACATTCGAAAAGTACAAAATAATACCACTCGAATTGCTTGGGCCTGTACAGCACGCGACATTTGTGTTGACCGTGACGTTTTCGACCACGAGTGTAGATCCACCGCCTCCACCACCCCCACTTGTCGTGGTTGAACTATACGTATAGTTTTCGTTGGTTATATTCATCTACTTCCTGTGTAGAAAAAAACACGCGTTGAAATTTACCAAAAAAAGAACACGTAACAGTTCAGTATGCGATTTCACTGTTTGGGTGTGCAACACACAATCACGAATAAAGAGTACATAGCATGTGCATTCACCCAAAAAGTTTTAAAGTTTTGTGAGATGATGACACATCGAGGCCACACGGTATTTCATTATGGTCACGAAGACTCTGATCCCGTGTGTACCGAGCACGTGATGACCATCACGCGAGAGGAATTCAATACGATTTATGGAGTCCATGATCACAGAACGAAACTTTTCAAATTTGATGTGAATGATGGCGTGTACCAGATATGGAATGCACGTGCCATCGAGGAAATTCAAAAGAGAAAACAAGAGGGAGACCTTGTTTTGGCCTTTTGGGGGACGGGACACAGGGCAGTCTGTGACGCTCTACCAGACATGTGTATTGTCGAACCCGGAATCGGGTACACGGATACGTTCGCACCGTACCGGGTGTTTGAATCATATGCGTTGTACCATGCAAAGCTTGGTATAAAAAACGTCAGTTCGTGTTTCGTACACGACGACGAATTTGAAAACGATACAATCATTCCAAACTATTACGATCCGAACGACTTTGAACTTGCTCCTCAGAAAGATGATTACTTTTTGTTTGTCGGTCGGGTCGGTGTTGCAAAGGGCCTCGACCGAGCCATTGCACTGACTCAGAAACTCGGTGTTCGGCTTATTGTCGCCGGTCAGAACGTCGAGGCGGGGTTTCGCGAGGTGGGTGCATGGCCCATCCCGGACCACGTGGAATGTGTCGGATACATAGGCGTCGAACAGAGAAAAGAACTGATGGCGCGAGCCCGTGCGACAATATGTTTTTCCAAGTTTATCGAACCCTTTTGCGGGGTCCATGCCGAGTCCATGTTGTCCGGCACACCAGTGATTACGTGCGATTGGGGCGCCATGACCGAGTATGTGCTTCCCGGAATCACAGGGTTTCGGTGTCGCACGCTCGACGAGATGGTTCAGGCTGGAAAAGACGTACACACGTTGGACCCAAACAAGATACGAGCATGGGCCGTCTCAAAGTTTTCCATGGATGTCGTCGCTGAACAGTACGAAACGTACTTTGCGCGTATACACAAAAAAGTGACCACGATCGATTACGATCGGATTCAAAAAGAGGAACAGCCGTTTGCGGACCGCCTCGGCCCTTGTCTCATTCGCCTTCTTTCTCCGAAAAGGTTTTTGGATCTCGGGTGTGGACCAGGCATGCACGTTCGCGTCATGGATTCACTCGGCGTTGACTCGCTCGGTGTTGAACTCGATACACGGGCCACACACCCGCTCATCATGAATGAATCAATTCTTGAATTGAATGGCAAATACACGGCCGATCTGGTCATGTCCCTTGAGGTGGCTGAACACATTGATAAGGTTCACGCGGACGAGATTGTTCGGAACGTCTGTGCATCTATCGAAACCGGGGGCACGCTCGTGTGGACGGCGGCACACCCGGGTCAGGGGGGTATTGGACACATTAATTGTCAACCTCGCGAATACTGGATCGAAAAGTTTGTGGCGCATGGTCTTGTTCGCGACGAAAAACTCGAAAAAGATATTCGAGACGAGATTCTTCAAGGATATCACATGGGATGGTTCAACATGAATCTCATTGTGTTCAAGAAACCGGGGGACAAGATTCTCGTATGGGGTCCGACTGACTGGGCGATCGGACGAATCACATCTGCTATTCAAAAGTACGTTCCGAACGTCGATGTTGTTGACTGGAATGACAATGAAAAAACGCACGCGCTCTTTGATTCGGATCTGTGGAAAATCTACAGACGCATCATTGCAAAGACTGACATTTTGGATTTTAAAACCCTGTTTGGGCGAACCATGCCACCGGGTCTATGCGAACGTCTCGTCGTCATGTGTCATTGTTCCCGGATGAATGACCCATATTTTCACGAAGCGATTCACAATTTTCCCGGGGTCACATACACGGGAGTGTCCCACGACGTATGTTTGACGATTCAGGCGTGTGGCATTGAAAAGGTTCACTGGACACCATTCGGTGTTGATACGGATATCTTTTTGCCAAAGTACACAGTGTCAGGGCCGATACGAACCATCGGTCTCGTATGTGACCGAAAAACGCTTTTGGCCCAAAGTGCGTATCGCGCATGTAAACGTCCAGACATGTTTGAAGAGATTTGTGAGCGTGTCGGTGCACATGCTGTGTACATCAGTGATCGAAATGACCCGATGACCATGTTTGATGACATTGATCTTCTCATATGTTGCTCAGAGTTTGAAGCAGGGCCGTTGGGCGTGTTCGAAGCATCAGCCATGGGAAAACCAGTACTGATTCGTCAAGTCGGAAATGCGCAATTGATTCAAAATATCCCAACCTTTGATACGGTCGACGAGGCGGTGACACTGATTGAAGCATGGAACATGTTTCCGGCGTTACTTCGACGCCATTGCGAAGAAAGAGCACGGATCGTTCGATCAGAATGGTCCATGCAAAGGTGTATCGAAAAATACTTTATCGGCGTCGTGTCATGATCTCACGAACCATGTTCTTGGGAAGGCGCTTCGTGAGCTGTGACGCGAGTGCGGCGCGCCGACGGAGACGGGCGGCACGCATGTACCGGATCAGCGTCCGGGCCGCCTGGTCTTTCATCTGTTTCTGCCGTTTCTGTTCGATGAGGGCGGCCCGTTTCAGTTTCGCGCGCCTCATGGCCATCATCGTCGCAGTGGTTGTCATACTTCTTACCTTCAATACAAGGAAATTTTTGGTTTGAACGGTTGTGGTTGAGCCGCCACGGCGGCAGCGGCATTCATGCGCTCGACAAACGGGCGGAGAAGACGCACGTAGGCGATGTATGCCGCCACGACGGCAATGATAAGAATGACGAGAACCCATCGTCCAAGGACCCGTTTCTCATCCGGTGGCTTGGGGGGTGGTGGTACATGTGCCATCGCATCGATGATGCGTTGAATCTGAACGTCTTGAAGTGGCGGCGTCGGTGGTGGCGGGTCTTGGTATTCACAGAAAATCCGAAGTGTAAACGCGTTATGATCAAAGGTTTGAAAGTTGAGTGGTATACCGTTTCGATCAATCCACCGAATCGTGAGACGATCGATTTTCGGGATTGGTGTATTGTATTGAACATACTGATTATAGTCGGACGTCTCCTTGTAAAATTTTATGCTTCCGGAAGCCACATCCATCGGGACCATCCCGAATGTCGAACGGATGCTGAGTCCATCGGTCGTCCCCTGGATCAGTTTTCGTCCATCGAGGATACTCGTTGATCGAAGTTCTTCAATGTCGAGAAACACGTACTCGTAGCGTAGCAAATCAGCAATGTTCGGACACACAAACAAACTTTGATTGAGATAGTCTGGGTCATTGAGAAAGATTGGATCAGAGGCGTACCAAAAACTCGTATGTGATGACGTGTCAAGGAACCCTAACAGACCCTGAATTTCCAAAGTATTCGCCTGGATGGTGAATGACGAATCTATGCTCGTAAAAAGAAACTTGCCCTGGGAATCGAGAAACAAACATGTAAAAATAAACCCAGAGGCGGATGAGAGTGCACACGCAAGGCTGGGTGCCGAGTAGTATCCCGGAAGAATGGATACGGTTGTTGTGCCTGCGATGGTGTTTGAATAACTGACAACATTCGATCCGTTTATCAAATTGTACATTGTGTTTGGTACACGAGCCGCGACCAGATCCACTTGTATAACAGAGTGTATAGGGTTTGTCAAGTGCAGGGTGTATGAGTTGCCTGACGGATAAATCATCGTGTCTCTGTTTCTCGAGTCGGCAAAGACGTACTTGACACGTTGACTTTTGTCTGCCATTCTATATAATGTGTCCAAGAGATTTTACTCGTCGTCATATACGTTTTCTTCTTCGTAATATTCTTCGTTTTCATCATCCTCCTCTTCATCATACGGTTCGTCCGAATCATTCTCGTCGTCTGAGCCAGGCTCATAGTCGGCATCGGACGATTTTTTGACCCAAAACCCTATGTCGGCCGTGGTCTGAACGAACCCGGCATCACCCTCGTCATCCAGATACTCGATGATATAATCATCGTCGACGACGTAGGTTTCATCTTCGTATCGGTATACGGTTCGACCGTGGTCGATATCATCTGATCGCGTGAGAAACTGAATCACATAGTCGTTTTCGCGTTCTTCAATGACTTTTGCGAGAAGTGCGCTTGGTTTCGGATCCCCTGTATCTGTCAATACACGAACAAGCATTGGCAGCTGTACAGGTAATTTTTCTTCTGTTTAGACGCACATCCCAAGACGAGACGTTGATCGTTCGCATGCTGGACAACCCGCCATGAACAACGGAGGCAGTGTATGTGTATGTGTCAACGGCACCGGTGCGGCTGGCACCCTGCTTTGTACGATGACTCGCTGGACCGGCTTTTGCTTCTTGTGGAGATGACAATACCCTTCAAAGTTTGCGCTTCGCGAACACCGTTTTCCCTTTGCGGTCAAACCCTTACACCCGGTACACGGCACATCATCCATGGATGAGACGTCACGCATGAGTTGTCGCAACGAAATGTCATATGTGCGCGACACCTTTTCCAGAATGGTGTTGAGACGCTCGTTGACGCGCTTTTCGATTTCATCTTCGATGATCTTTGATATATGTTCCATAAATGACATTGTGCGCTCTGCCTTTAAACACTTAAAAAAACTCGACTCGGTAAGAGTATCGATGCCTTTATGGCGCGACGTCCAGATGGACGAGGTTGAGACGAAAGGAACCAAGTTTTCGGTACACCATCAACCGTTTCGGTTTCAGATTCCAAAGGGGCGTGTCCTGTATCGCGGTCTCTCCGACTATAAATCCATTTCGATCGAGGTCCCGCCAAACTTTATAGAGTGGTGGAAGACCACGATTGACAAGACATTCTCGGAGGGGTTGACCCCGTACAATTCAAACATGAAGGACACGAGTCTTCGTGTGAAGGTTGATCAATCGACACAGTTTTTCAACTCGACAAAGGAGATTTACTTTCCAGAGTTGAAGGAGGGCTTGCTCGAGGGAACACGGGTTCAGTGTATCGTCGAGATTCCAGGATCATATTTTTTTCAGGGGACTCACGGATTGATTGTTCGAGCACACCAGCTTGTTGTTTCTGAGGCGGACACACTGCCGTCGTCATGTGACGATGTGGACGATGTGGACACGCCACTCAAGGGGTTTGCATTTACATGAAACGACGACGGCTCAGGATGCGACGCATCATGGACGTATCACGGCTGATGCGTTTCCCACCGGTGCTGTACTTTGCGACGGGCTTGCCACCATAGTACACGCTGTGGTGCGGCTTGACGGTGAACTTCTGGGCCCCCTTGGTGATGTGGGTCACCTTGGGGCGGTACAGGAGACCGCCGGTCATGGTACGACGCACGTACTTTCCATTCTCAGTCTTGTAGACGCGGCGGCCACGAGACACGTAACGGGTTGGCATCAAGTTCATTTACTTTTCATCAACATTTTTTCCTGGACGCACTCGTAGAGTTTCTTTCCCTGACCCTTTCCGGTCTTTTTCATGGGCACGAACTTTCCGTCGAGGCCGAGTTCCTGATGACACATCTGGAGCGCCTTCCCGTGAGCACCGATGTATTTCTGCTGTTCAGTCTTTGGCATTTATAGTACCAAGGAAAAATTTTCTATTTCGTACGTTTGGCCTGGCGGTCTTTAACGCATGTGTACAGGGCCTTCCCATCCTTCCCGACGTTAAAGAGGACCATACCTTTTAGTCCAAGGTCTTTGCGACACATGCGTGTATCGATCGCCCAGGTACTTTCCTTGCCCTGTTTCATCTTGGCTTTGCTCACAACCTCGCCGCTCGACGGGGAGACTGTGAATTTCGTCCCTGAAACGCCTCCCGAAGTTTTCATGCTCTTGTCCTTTTTGTTGTGAAGAGCGACAGCGCGAGAAACGACGGTGGTGGTTGTTGGCATATCTAAGAAAGCCTTAGAAAAAAAGAGCGTGTTTTAAACCATGTATATTACGTGTTCGGTCTCGTCGCTCTGTGTTCCAAACACGTGTCGACAATGCGCCGAGCGACGTATGATTTCTCTGTTGCGTGAATGGTCTCGTCGGGAGGGTGTTCCGAAGGCACGATTCACGCACTGGACCAAACGAAAGTATGGCGACATGATTATCGAGAGAATACGAAAGGATGGTCAACCCGGGACGTCTTTACCGTGTACGGTGTGTCGGCGTGCCCTGGATCGTCTTCGCATATCGTGGCGTGCGCACATCAACGACATCTGGGTGTCTCATGAAGATGCACCCCCATCCAAGCCGACGACGAAGCAGCGAATGAAGTATCTACGGCATACGCTGAATGTACTTGAGCGTCCGACACATGCTTGATTCCCGAGTGACGAATGACCATATATATGAGCGTGCGCATGCGTGGTAATAGACATAGTCCGATGCCCAATAGACGGTGTGCCAAAACATATAGACGAGCACGAGACGATACGTTTGATGCATTGGTTTACACTTTGAATATCTTTGCAATTGTCCGACGCTCTAACCGCGCAATTCCTGGAACCGGCATCTTGTCCCCGAGCACATCCGCGCACAGCTTCGACTTGTCCATTTGGAGGTTGATGATCGCTTCTTCGATGCTTGGGACTTTTTCAGAAACATCCTTGTACATAAACTTCTTGACCATGACGTGTTTCGTTTGTCCGGTCCGGTGGGATCGCCCGATCGCCTGGAGTTCGGTCGCCGGGTTCCATGCTGGACTCATGATGTAGACGCGCGACGCTTCCTGGAGGTTGAGGCCTACGCCTCCCGCACGTATCTGGATCAAAAACACAGAGTTGGGTGGTCCGCGCTTGAAATTCTCGATTCGCTCGACCCGTTCGTGTGTATCGACTCCGCCATCGAGTCGATACACGGGAAACTCGTGCTCAATCAACAGAGTCTGGAGTCGATCCGTCTCACCCGTGAACTGTGTAAAAATGAGCGCCTTTTCTGTCGGGTGAGACTGGAGCATCTGAAGTAGCGTCTCGTGTTTCTTTGAGCGCCCGCGAAACAGCTCCGGATCTGTGCTGTTCTTTTGTGCCATCCCATCAATGTATGTTTGGGGCCAAATCATGACTTGGCGGACGCGGAGGAGACACTCAAGCATCTCCATCGTGTTGGCGTCATGCCCCTTTTCCCGTATGAACCCCTGGCCCGCCAAAAAAGCCTCCGTGTACAGCTCGCGCTCTTCGTCATACATGTCGAGTTCAATGTTTTCAAATGACATGTTTGACGTGTCCTTTGTCCGACGCAAGACGTACTTGTCTCGAATCTGATCAAACTCGCGGGCGACCGTCCCGGCCGTGATGCCAACAAAGGCACACAGCGTCACAAAGTCACGCATGCTGTTAAAGATGGGTGTTCCAGAAAGGACCCACCGTACCGAAGCACTCATACGACAGAGCGCCTTGAACGCCTTGGTCTTTGGGTTTCGAATTTCGTGGCCTTCATCCAGAATGATTCGATCCCAAGATGACCGGTCCAGGTCCATGATGACCGAATACGGCACGAGGACAATGGACGATTTCGGATCCAAAACACGTTTCGGGCCATCATAGACGGAGACGGACATGTCAAAGCGAAGACACTCGTCTTTCCATTGCGTCACGATCGATTTGGGAACAACAATGAGCGTGCGTTTTAGTGGGTTCTGACGCATAGTCTCCAGGATTTGAATGGTTTTTCCCAGACCCATTTCGTCACACAGGAAGCCACCACGTGGCTCATGTGCGTTCTCACGCGCCAGGAGCCACTCGACACCGACACGCTGATGATCGTACAGATTCATAGTTACGTCTCAAGCCAATAACATATATGAGGGTGAGGACAGATCCTCCTTTTTTTTCGGGGTAATAATAATATGAGTTTCGCAAGAGCTCCTTTTCGTGGAGTACAGGGTGCCTCCGGAAATTCGTCGCATACACAATCAACACCCGGAGGAGTGGCGTGGGCATCAGGATTACGATCGATACAGAATCTAAGTCGCAAAATTCAAAGATCAACAAGTCGTGAAGAGGTAAACACTCTCCGAGGACAACTTGAAAGACTCCAGAGAAACTTCAATGCGCGTGGTGGAAATGCGGAAGAACACACCAGGGCGAAACGGAACTTTAATCAACAAATGAGTAGCGCACAGCAAGTACTCACAAATCAGGCAAACAAACTGAGAAGACTTGAACAAGAGCGTAACGCTGCAATCGAACAGGCCCGGAAAGCCGCTGAGAATCTTCGCGAAAGAAACGCAGCACTTTCGAACGCTCAACAGCGAGGCGCGAACACGAATTCGATACGCGCTCAGTTACAGAACGCACAGACCCGAGCACAAGAGGCTCAAAATGAGCTGGGGAGATCACGCGCGTTGACAGTCGGGAAACAAAAAGAAATTCAGAGCATCAAGACAAATTTAGCAAAGTCGAAGGAACAGAGTACCAAGTTGTTGGAAGCACTCAACCGAAAGAATGCTGAAACGAAACGACTTCAATCAAATTTGAACGCGGCCCGAACACATGCAGAAAATGCTGCTCGAACACTTGCAGCGAAAAACGCGGCACTTGAGAACGCTCGACAAAAAGGCAATCGAGTAAATGCAGCTGAACGAAATGCGGCAAACGCTCGAGCAAACGCTGAAAAGAAAGCGGCGGCTCTTGCAAACGCAACGCAGAAGGCAAAAGATCAAGGTGCTTTATCTGCACAATTACAGAACCAGCTCGGAGCGACACAAGCTTCCCTCACGAGAGCGACCAATGCACATCAAACACTGACACAAGAGCGTAACGCGGCGCAGAAACAAGCGGCGAACGCTGAGAAACGCGTGAGATCTATGATGAATCAACTCCGAATTGCCTCAAATAGTTTATCATCAAAAAATCGAAATTTAACACGTCTTGCAGCAAACAAGTCGGCGACACAACAGCAGTTTACAAATGCGAGGACCGCGGCGAATGCAGCTCAACAGGTCGTTGCACAGCTTAAAATAAACCTGAATCTATCGAGAAAGGAAAGAGATATAATAGGTCAGAACTTACAGAGGCAAATTGAACAGTTACAGAGCAGTGTGACGAGCCAGCAATCCGAACATGCGAATCGTGTTCGGACATTAGAGGCTGAAAAGAGTACTGCTCAACGCAACAAAATTCAACTCAAAGCAGCCTTGAACAATACTGAGCGTCGACTTCAGAATGCAAACGCTCGGGCTGAAAATCTTTCTCGAAGAAGAAATGCATCAAATGCGATCAAAACCGCAGCGCTCCGAGCCCTCACAAACGCGCAAATTTCACATCAACAGGCTTTGAATGCCGCGCGAGGAAATTTGAACGCGGCTCAAGTGAATGCCGCGCGAAGAATCCAAATACAGACAACCGAACATCGTCAAGAACTCGAGCGTCGAAACGCTGAGACTGCTGAACTCCAAGCGTCCCTCACAAATGCTACGCGTAACAGAAATCAGGCGAGAACTGCTGCGACTGCAACGACGCAAGAACGTAATCAGGCGAGAGCCGGGTGGCAAGCCTCATATGAAGCATTTAAGCAAAGAAATCAAGTTCTTCGACAGAGAAATCAAGAACTTGCACGACTCACTGAATCGGGACAGGCAACTCAGGCTCAACTCGTGAATGCACAGGCTCAAGCGACTACAGCTTTAGAGAACGCACAAAGAGCACAAGAAGGACTCGCTCAAGCAACTGAAGCTTTAAACGCACAAGCGCGTTTATCTCAAAATCAAAGAAATCAATTGAACGCTCTCAATCGTCAAATGCAAAATCATCAGCGAGCGCACCAAGCAGCGATGAATCTTGCGGCCGCACAGGCTGAAGTGCGTCGAGTGACGAATCTCGGACGTGTACACATCAATAAAGCTGTTTTAGGTGAACGAGCGAACCAACTCCAGCGACAACTGAACAATCTAAGAAGAAACCCGACACCCCAAGCAGCTGCGGCCGTTGCTGCGACGGCACAGACAGCCGCACAAACCACAACAAACACAAACACTCGACGAACACTAAGAAATCTTTTAAACTCCATGAGGCGTCTGTCTAATAATTTTCGTCGTACAGGTCAAGGAACAGGAGGCATGCCTCACGTGATTCAACATTTCTATGGACCTGGTGGTGGCGGGAATGGAGGTGGAGGGGGAGGCCCCCCTCCCCCCGGACCGGGCCCCGGGGCGGGTGGCGGAGCCCCGAACAGTAACGCAAATGCCGAGAGGAAGAAAAAGCTGAACTTGGCGCGCAGTAAACGAAATCTCATGTATAATCTTCTTAACCGGGTTGATCGAGGTCAAATAGAAGAAACATCCATGGCGAATAGATTCAACAAAAATGAAGACTTGAAATTCATGGCAAATACTCTTCGGAACCAGCCGAATGCACAGAATACAAAGTATAGAATCGCAACTCTGCGCATGGCTAAAATTTTGGCAGGTACGCAAGGATCTATGACAAAGTCAAAACTTTTGTATGAACAAACCAAGAAACTTCTTCGAAACTTAAATTCGGCTCAAAACAAAGGACCGGTTCGATACGCATTACGCACGTTACATGAGAGTAACGGGTGGGGCGTCATGAAGACAAACATGAAATATAGCCAAGATCCCGAAGTGAAACGAACTCTAAACAGAGTCAATCTTGAAATAAAAGCCCTCGTCGGGCGAAGCGTGAACAAGTTTGGACGCGCTGTTGTCAAAGGTCTGACGATGAATAACAGGTTGACGATTCAACAGCGAATCAACAAACTGAAGAAGAACTATACGCTTGCGGCAACTCAAAATCAACGGAACACGATCAAACAAGAATTGAATCAACTGAAAACCTCGCTCGAAACCATCAAGAACAAGACGTCGACACCTTCTGCGGGAAATTTCAATGGAAACTTCAACAAGGCGAGTAGCGAAGCCGAACGGGTCGATCGTATACGTGCCTTGACACAGCTTCTCAAAAAGTATCCGGAACAGCGTGCGAAGATCCAGGCCGAAATCACACGGACGATCCGCAAGATTTATAGGGATCCGCCGTACGGAACGAAGAACACAAACATACGATACAACCTTGAAGATGTGAAACGGCTCATCGGCGGACGAAGCACAAACATCAACCGCGAAATTGCGCAGGGACTTCAAAGGGTCGTCAAACCGACGAATCGTGGGACGACATCGTCTTCTTCGTCCTCCAACTATTCCAACCTTTTACGTAGACTTCCTCCTCCGCCCACGGGCGGCGGCGGCGGAGGAGGAGGAGGCTTCCCTCTTCTTGGAGCGGCACCACCAGCGATGATGATGGGGGCACAACCACCCGCGGGACCAGCAGGTGGTATTTCCCTACGCGTCAATGCGGCGCCCCGTGAAGCCGTTCAGGCGGCGACTCACGCGTTGCCTCCGATGGAACGGTTCGCGCTCGAGAATGTCGGCGGCGTGAAGAAGGCTGCAAACATCATAAACAACGCCGGCGGCCCGCTCGTCATACAGAAGGCTGCACGTATCCTAGAAAAGAACAAAGGAAACGTGGTTCGCGCGATGAAAACCACTGGCCTTTCTCGGCGTGTCTTTGCGAACGTCGAAAAGCTGGGCGGTCCGAAGAAGGTCACCCGGGTCATTCGCGCGACGAAGAAAGTGGCTAAAAAGACGACGGCGGCTAAGAAGAAGTCGATCGCCCCCATCTCCGGCAAAACAAAAAAGAAGGTTTTGTCCTCTCGCTCAAAGAAAGTAAAGAAGGTGACAATCACAGAAAGGAGGTTAAAGACCCTTATCGCTCAAATACCAAAGAAAAGTCTTGAAAAGAACGTGCTCAGATGTGCGCTGCCGTGATTGCCGGTGCGACCGTTCTCGCGCACGACCCGAGCATCATGTGTCGCGACGATACATTCAAGTATATCGTGACGCTCGACGCGATTCGGGCGAATCACACCAATCGGCCGTCGTGGATTCAGATCACGACCATTACAATGACGTGTAAGCTTTTGGCAGCGTCTCGAATCGATCTGGAAGCGATTCGAGAGGCTTTCCGTAGCGAAAAGACCATACGGATCCGTCGCAAGGGGGCTTTGTATGACGGTCACGTATGGACCATGAAAGAAACGACATTTTATAACCAGGTGACGGTCGGATACACGGATCAGTATTCGACCAAGTCGATCAAAGTGTTTCCGAACGGGTCGTTTCAGGTTGCCGGGTGTTCCGACCTGTATGATTGCCAACGCGTGTCGAAGCAGCTCTCATTTTTGCTCAGCAATATCTTGAATATTGAGTTGTCGGCCGAGGCGTTCCGGGTGGTGATGATCAATACAAACTTTTCGATGAATCGACCCGTGAACCTTCACATGATTCTCGAAAAGCTCGGGAGCGTAAGTGATTTTGACGTGTCATTCAATCCGGACCGGTACTCGGCCGTCAAGATTAAGTTTCGTCCCCAAAACGACATGAAGCAAGTCACGGCGAGTGTGTTTTCAACCGGAAAGATTATCGTGACGGGGGCGGAAACACTCAAGGAGATTGCATTCGCCTACGACATTCTCAACACGTACTTGGAGGAGATGTCATACGACTCGTCCGAGTTTCAGGCACTCATCGAGCGCGCCGATCCAACAACCATCGATGATCTCCGCGAAGCCTGTATTCGCGCATCGGTGTACTACCTCAAGGATTCGGATGACTATGACTTTGATGAAATGTCGTTTGACGAACTCCTTGAGGTTGGACACACGATGATTAAAAAGCCAAAGGATACGTTTGACACGGTCCTCGGCGCAAAGTTCAGCGCATGGGTCAGCGCACTCACGGCGCGAGGCATCACGCCATGGCGTCCGAGTTCGGAGACTCGCTTCCGCCTGAGTTTCTGAGTATGATGGGTTTTCGGGCGAGTTGTAACAGGGAGTCTGCGATGTTCCGGAGGCGCGGGCTTGTGACGTTCGAGGATGACAGCGTATCATCGTCATCAATAGATGATTTTAAAAGCATAAAGTTTGGGAGTTTTGAGCGCTCGACGGGATTTCCCTGTTCGAGCGCCGTGTTAAAGTCGGCGAAACACTCATTCACGAAGGTTTGACCCTCGGTTCCACGCTCAACTGCTTCGATACTGAGTTCTTTGGAAATCTTCATGCCGAGACGTTTAAAGAGCATCGATGATCGGAGCGAATTGCTAAGTTTTTCATTGATTTTCATATAAAGCTGAACAGAACCAAGAACCCCGGTCCCAGCAGACACGACAGCATTCACTATACTTACGTATTTTTGGTCAATAAACTGATTCAAAACGACGGCGCACAGGGAGTTGAGAGCAGAAAGAATAAGAATCGGAATGTTGAATTTCGACGCAAGTTTATGATAATACCGATAATCGGATATATTGTGTTTGTAATACACGTCACACTGAACTTCCATCTTTTTCAAAAAATCTTCGTCATTTTTCGTCCACGTTTCTTGACCCATGAAGTAGCAGAATATATTTTTTCTGTGGTATACAGTACCTGATAATGTCGACTCGCCTCGGAATGGGTGACGGCCGATGCATCACCGTGTATGATTCCACGCGGCTGTTCAATGACATGATCATGAAGCAGCAGGGAATCACCTATGAGGACAACCTGACGTACCGCCGTTACCTCCAGGAAAAGGGGCCGGACGCGTTTGGCATCCCCTCGAATGGCGCGTGCCAGATGCCCGGGTTCAAGCGTCAGGGTGATTCAGACAGTGCCGCTTAAACATGACGCGTGTAGTAAAAAACACAAATGAAGGTTGTCGTCGATGGAAACATCGGCGCCGGAAAGACGACTCAACTTGATCTTCTGGAAACCCGCGGGATCAAGGTGGTTCGTGAACCGATTGATAAATGGCCGCTTGATTTCTTTTACAAGAACATGTCTCGGTGGGCACTCACGCTCCAGCTTGCAATTATGCAGACTCATCAGCCGATCGATACAAAGCGTGTTGTCGTGTACGAACGCTCACTGCTTGCATCGAGATATGTGTTTTGGGAAAATATGAGAAACAAAAACTTGGTCACTTCGGTCGAGGATGATGTTCACGAACGCGCCTTTGAAACATACAGGTGGGTCCCAGACGTGTACATCTACCTCGCGATCGACCCGAAAGAGGCGTATGAGCACATACAGGCGCGCAGTCAGGCTGGTGACTCGGGCGTGTCCATAGAGTACCTCCGTGAAGTCCATGCCCTCTACGAGAAATTGATTGTCAACATGCCATGTCGTGTTCACGTCGTTGACGTGTCGCGGCGTCAGCCAGAGGAGATTCATGCTGAAATTCTACGAATTTTATCGCAGTACACAGTAGATGGCGTGCACGTCAGTGACGACGGACGGAAGAAAATGCAAGCGACCCGCTCTCATCGACGGTCAGTGTTGTGTGCACCACTTCCAGACGTGTGCAATCTGTCTTGAACCCGTCAAAAGTCTGAATTCAAAAAGCACAAAACGTTTGTCGTGTACACACTCATTCCACATGTCATGCATTCTCAAGTGGTTCGAAGAACACGACGAGTGTCCGACATGTCGAACCGAACAAGATACAGATGAGATCATCCTTTTTAAAAAACACATCGAGGACAATTTACGAATAAAATACCAAGATGCGATTCGGTCACTTCAGAGCGAAGTGTCCGCATTACGTACGCGTCACCAACGTTATAATTTTCCTCATCAATAAATACTATATATGAACTGCTGTACAGCACAGACACAGCAGGGACGACAGTGTAAACTCCGAGCTCGTCCAGGGATGACGACATGTTCTCGACACACGTCATGCACATCGTCATGCCCGGTATGTCTCATGGATATGACCATCCCCTCGTCACGGACACTCGAGTGTGGACACACGTTTCATACTCGGTGCATCGATCGATGGAAGCGTGTGTCTCGAACATGCCCCATGTGTCGTGTTCCGTTTGACCAACCGGTGTACAAAATTCGGGTTTCTGTACAGCGTTTGTCAGATCACCATGTGAGTTCAGAATCGTACGTCACAAGTAACATAGCAGGACTCGTAAACACATTCGGTATGGATCCACTGATTGACCCCCGATTCATTACGGATATTTTGTTTGAAATTGCTCAGAACGAATCAATCGTCGATGTTCTTCAAGAACTTGAAATCAGGGTGCCCGGCGGGCCTTTCGTGCCCGGGACAGAACAGTTCGACCCGCCCCATTCTTAACAGCGTAGGCACTACAGAAGCGTGTATAATTCAAACTCCCGTACTTTCGATTCGCTTTCCTCGGATCTGTGATTGTTTTTCCAGACGCATCAACAATCACGGGCCCACCACCAAATCCCTGTTTATGTGCCCAGAGATTCACGGGGATGTTCATGATCCGCCCCGGTTTCAGCGTTCCATCCGGATCAGGTTTCGTGTCCAGCGCGTTGAGGACACGAAGGTCTTTTGCCGAATTCATAGCGACTCGACCGTTGTTTGCGTTTCGCGACGGCTTTGATTTCGCGTAGGCAGCACGGATAGTTGCCTGTGTCACTCGAAAGAATTTGGCGAGCGCCTGGACCGTGTCCAGCTGCTGACGAACTTGTCCCGTCAGGGGATTGTTCCCCCGCGACCGTGTTTTGTACACGATGTGTCGAACCTGGCGATAAAAGTGAAAGTCGGGTACTTTTGGGGCGACGAAACTCATCACTTTATAGTATCCAGGTTTGGGACGAGCGCTCGGGTTTTTCATTTTATACGCAAGTCCTTTATAGTCGGCCAAAATACGCTTTGCAAATCCAGAGCATGATGTTGAGTTCAGGGTGTACGGGTTTGCCCCAGAATAGTTTCCAGGGGTTGCTTTTTGGGTCGCACGAGGGTTGTTCAGGTTAAACGCATAGTCGTAGCAATTGTCGTGCCAGACCCCAATTGTCCCGTACGGCGCCCACTTGAATGTCGTCGCCGCCATATTTATTTTCTACACATAAAATAAAAATGATCGGCATTCTTTCTTCCACGAGCGCAGGTGAACTCCTGACCCAGGTGACCATTTTTGTTTTGTATGTCATCATCTTGACATTCGCTCTCCGTTATCTGTGGAACACCGTCCTCGTGGATCACATCACGATCCTGCGTCGCGTGGATACGCTGCTGAACACCTTCCTGTTGGCCCTCGGCATTGCCCTGTTCCGTCTGTAAGCAGGTCCACAGTTTCTATATGGAGCACAACTTGCTCGCATGGTGAATCCCCGTATGGGTCCGAGAAGACACACCAGTTGAGAGAATCGACGAGGCAAAGTAAAAACCTTTTTGTTTGACAACCGAACACACTCTTTGTTTTTTGGTCCCGCCTTACAACAGGACTTCATATAAGATGTGTTGAAAAAAAAATCATCCAGAACACATCTCGCAACTCTCGGGATTGTCGCGTCGGCACGCAAGCACTTCTTCCGCAGTTGGTGGCGCGATCGTCACCTGTTGGGGCTTGGCCTTGGCGCGCGTTCGGAGATAATACATACCGGTCTTCAGACCTTTCTTCCATGCATAGACGTGCATAGACGAAAGTTTTGCGACTGTCGGATTCTCCATGAAGAGATTCAGACTCTGAGATTGGTCGATGAATGCCCCGCGTTCGGCCGCCATGTCAATCAGACTCTTCATAGGAATTTCCCAGACGGTCCGATACACCTCCTTGAGTTTCGGAGGAACGTCCTTCAAGTTTTGGATGGATCCACCATCCTTGATGATGTGATCCTTTGTCGTTTTGTTCCACAGACCAATCTCTGAAAGATCCTTGACGAGGTGTTTGTTCACCATGACAAACTCACCGGCCAAGGTCCGGCGGAGGTAGATGTTGGTCGTGTACGGCTCGAAGCATTCGTTGTTGCCCATAATCTGAGACGTTGAGGCGGTCGGCATCGGGGCCACAAGCAAAGAGTTTCGAAGCCCGTGCTGCGCAATGTCACCCCGAAGTGTCGTCCAGTTCCACACGAGATCTGGGGTTTCAATGCCCCACATGTCCGGCTGCAGAATCCCCTGAGACGCCGGCGATCCCGCGTATGTTTCGTAAACCCCTTCCTCCTTGGCCAGGAGACACGACTCGGTCAGGGCCGCATGATATATCGTCTCGAATATGAGACGGTGACGCGCACGAGCACCGTCCGAATCAAAGGCGAGACCCATGCGCATAAACACGTCGGCCAAACCCTGAACGCCGAGCCCGATCGGACGGTGTTTCATGTTACTCGCACGAGCAGGGTCCGTCGGGTAATAGTTTCGATCAATGACTCGGTTGAGATTTCGGGTCATGACACGTATGACGCTGTGAAGTGCCGTCACGTCAAAGTGTCCGTTTGGCCACACGAATGCCGGGAGACACACGCTGGCCAAGTTACACACGGCCGTTTCTTCCGCCGAAGACACCTCCATGATTTCCGTACAGTTTCCAGTGATGACGCCGTTGAAAATACCCATGTGACGCTTTGGCTCGTTGAAACAGTACGTCGCATCCATGCGCCCGTTATCTTCGATCGAAACGACGCGGACATACTGCCGAACATCTCGAGACACTGGGGTAAAGTCACTCAGGTCAAGACGATGCGTCGCGAAACCCGCATTGATCAGGGTCTCTACACCGAGTGCAGACACCACAAGTCGCCAACAAGCCTGTGTATCGAACATCTTCTTGCCACCCTTACCATCGGGGAGCTCACGTTCACCCGCCTCGTGCAAGAGACCGATGGTTGAACTCACACCGAGCGTATGAAGCATGAGCTGGATATCCTGAAGAAAGTTGAGGTGGATTGAGGCAACCGAGATGCTCTTCTGACTAGGATTTCCGGGGCACTCCTGAGTGTGCCCGTCTGCGTCGCACAGCCCGGCGAACCAGTCGAGACGGGTTTTCACTGTACCCCGTAGAGGAACTTTGAATTTATTATGAAGATCATAAGGGAGCTGCACATTCAAACGACCCGACGCGTCTTCTTCACCCGACATCGTTCGAACCTCCAAGTGCTCTACGAGTTTCTTCTTTTCACCGTACAGTGAGACTGTTGGAATCGTTTTGAAACCTGCGTATGTCGAGTGGTAGGTGCCGTCCCCACAAAAAAACCCGTGAGTATACGGATAACTGAAATCTTCTGTATCTTCGAATTCAACTGGGTTTGGGAGAGTCCACTTGACGAGGCGGTCACCTGGAACAAGATTCGTGGTTGGTTTGATTTCCGTCTTTGAACCATAACCAATCTGAAGATGAAACTTGTGATATTCGGTACACTCGAGGAAAGTGCCGTCACTGAAATTGACACGGACCAAACGACTCTTGTCACTCGTCTTCGAGATGGTGACGGAGGACCACTCTTCACCGTTCCATACGTCCACTACTTGCCCGACGAGATCTGATATTTTTTGGTATCCATTTTTGGTTAGAATCATCGTCTCTGGGGCCACACACAAGTTTGAGGATTTGATGACGCCAATGTTCTTTTGGTTCGACTTGCTGTTTGTGGCATCCTTGTAGCACATGTACGGAGTTCCCGTCTCAATTTGAGATTTCAGAATCGCGTCCCATACGTGGCGGGCCCTGACTGACTTTTTAAACTTGCCCTGTGCGACATATGTACGGTACAGCTCGTTAAACTCTTCGCCGTACACGTCTTGAAGACCCGGGGACTCGTCCGGACACATCAAGAACCAGTCTTCATCGTTCTGAACTTTTTGCATGAACAAGTCTGGGATCCAGAGCGCCGTGAACAGGTCGCGACACCGCGCCTCTTCGTCTCCCTGGTTCAGTCGGAGTTCGAGAAACTCCATCACGTCCGCGTGCCACGGCTCGAGGTATGCCGCAAACGACCCCTTCCTCTTTCCACCCCCCTGGTTGATGTACCGGGCGGTGTTGTTAAACACGCGAAGCATCGGCACAATACCGTCCGAGTGACCGTTCGTCCCCCGAATCTTTGACCCGTTCGCGCGAACGTTACTGATGTGAAACCCGATCCCACCAGACCACTTGGAAATCTGGGCACACTCCTTGAGCGTGTCGTAAATGCCCTCGACCGAATCACCCTTGGTCGCGAGCAAAAAACAGCTGGACATTTGCGGGCGTTTCGTCCCGGCATTGAACAGCGTCGGTGTCGCGTGTGTAAAAAACTTTCGAGACATGAGATCGTACGTCTCCTTCACCCGAGGAATGTCGTGGCCGTGAATTCCAATGGCAACACGCATGAACATGTACTGTGGTGTCTCACCCGGCAGGAGATATCCACGCTGGAGCGTCTTCAGGCCAAAGTATCCAAAATCATAGTCGCGCGCAGGATCAATGACTGCATCAAGTTCGACCGCAACGCACTCGATAAATTTTTCACTGACGATATTCTTGGAATAGAGTGACAGGGCGCACTCTGAAAATGTCGGGAGACTGAGTTTGTGCATATTTGATGCGACGAGACGGGTCGCGAGAACTTCATAGTCCGGATGGTCCGTCTGCATGTGTACGGCAATTTCGGCTGAAATGTCGTCAATTTCGCTCGTCTTGATTCCATCATACATGGATGAAAACACCTTCTGAGCAACCTTATCTGCCTGAACGCTCAGACCGTGACATAGCTTTGCGATCCGTGAGACAACCTTATCGAAAAGCATGGGGACGACATCTCCGTTCCTCTTCTGAACCTTCATATTGTTCATTGTACAGAGTGTCAAGTTTTTAATGGACCCAGCCGAGACATGAGGTACTCTTGGATACTTCCCGGGGGATCTGCGACCAGTTTCGCATACACGCCATGAACGTTCACCCCCTGAATTGTAAGAAAGAGCATGTATACGGCGAGCGTCACCAGGAGCGTCATGACCTGAAACGGGTCACGACGAGCAACCCACACAGGAATGACTTGGATCGCAAGCAAAAAGATGCCAAACTGAATGTTCGGTCGGGCTTTATAGAGGTACACAAGGGTCCCAATAAGATTAAAGACGAGGATGGACAGAATCGAAAACGGAAGGAATGGCCTGAGCAGCAAAAGTATAAAGCCCCAGTACGAAAACACGTTGTACCACGGTTCCATTATATTTTCAGCACCTAGAATAAATGAGCAGCTATCGCATCCAGCCATCACCCCTCGCTGACGCATTCTTCTCACCCTTCAACCGGGAGTACGTTCACAGCGCCATCGTTCGGAACGTCAAGACCAAGACTGGCATGGGCATCGACCGCCAAAGCGATCCTGACCTCCGTGCTTTGATGCATAACGTCTACGTACGCATGGCGTCCCAGCCCGACTCGACCGCACAGGTCACCCAGATGAATGACATTGTGGTTCGGGAAGCGACACAGACGATTCAGACGGGTATTTTGCAGCAGCTGTCATACAATGATTTCATTTCCAACGCACCAAATCCTCTCTCTTTGCCCGTGAGTACGTCAACCTACGGAAATAAATTACCCAGCATATCATATGGCGTCTAATCCCACCCAGCAACAGCAGCAACAGCCGGCCCCCTTTCCCGGATGGGCGATCGCCCTGATTGTCCTCTCCGTGTTGGCCGTGATGGGTGTGTTGGCCTTTATGTTTTTCGGTCAACAGAAGAATTCCGTGAATGTCGGGGCACCCGTCCCGAACATTGCACCCCCGGCCGTTCCGAGCATGACAAACGTCTCGAGTGGGAACATGGGGGCGAACGGCGGTGCTGCACGTGCAAACTTAAAAATCTAGATATACAACAACAAATGACGGTGTCAACAAAAAAAGGGTGTGTCCTCGGGATTCACGATCCTCAGATTGTTTCGAAGATTCGGTCCGTGAATCCCACGTGGTATTATACTTGGGATGTGTCCCCCATCCCTGGTCTCGAGTCCCTTCCATTTGTTCCGATGGTATGGGGCATGAAATCCCTGCCCAAAGTGATGTTGTTAAACAACCCAGTGGTTCTCGGATTTAACGAACCGGACGGTGCTGCTCAATCCAACCTGACGGTGACTCAGGCATGCAACGCCTGGTCAAGCGTCGCGTCACTCGGTGATCGGATCGGGAGTCCGGCGACTGCCGGAAACCCATCCACACAGGGGTCGTGGCTCGAACAGTTTATGGATGGTGCCCCCAAGGTGGATTTCGTCTGTGTGCACTGGTACGCACCACCAAACTCCGCCTCTTTTTTACGCGAAATTGATGCCATTTACGCGAAATACAATAAACCAATTTGGGTCACGGAGTTTGCCGTCTCAGATTGGTCAGGAAAGTTTCCCGGTGGGTTTCCGGTTGTCGCGGTTGAGCAATTTATGAAAGAGGCGTGTGCTGGTCTGGATGCACGGGACTTTGTGGAGCGCTACACATGGAAGACACGCACGACGGAGGACACAAACATGGGGACGTCCGCTCTGTTCAATGACGACGGGTCTTTGACGGCTCTCGGACAGGTATATGCACTCACATAGATTCGCCAAAATGTACCATGAGTACGGCGACGCACGCGAGAAGGAGACCGACCCATTGAATCGGGTGTTTAAATCGTTCCCCGAGCAGGAAAAAAGCAACTCCTGCTCCGAGAATCGTAATCATACCTTCCCACATGGCGGACACGTACAACATGTTTGCCTTTGTGAAACTTTTAATCAGAAAAAAGAGAACGCCAGCATATCCCAGGAGCCCAAGCATGAGGTTATGCTGTGTCGAATTGCCTGAATCGGCAAAGAATTTCAGGTGACAATTGCCAAACAACTCGGCACAAGACATGGCGAGCACGCTCCATAGTGCCATTTCTGTACCTCAAGAAAGTTTTCGAGCTAAAGATTTTGAAATTTTCATGTGCCACCCGTGTAAAACAATCACCTGAAACAGAAGGATCGTTACGGAGAGACACAGCGCGAGGACCGGAATCCACATGAACCACTTGGGTGGCTCTGGGATCTTTTCATCATCAATCATATGTACTATTAGTTTCGAATTTTTCTGAGCTCGGCGAGAAAGTCAGGGTGCCACGGGTACAACACGAACAGAGCGAACGCAAAGGACAAAAGTGTGACGATGATTGCAAGCATCGGAATCCAACGAAGCCACCGGGGTGGAGACGCGTCCGTGTCCTTCATTCTATATGCCCATAAAAAAAATATGAAGAAAGGGTATGGTGAAACAACGTCCTCCACCAAAGAAAAACCGTCGACTCGGTGTTCGGCCGAACGTGATTCAGACAAAAATTTCTACGATGGGTCTTCGACGTGCGATGGTTCAGTACATTTCACGGAAACACGACACCATGTGGGTCGTCGGACATGGGACACAGCTTACGAACCTCAAACGCGTCCCTCCAAACACAGCCATCGTATTTGTTCAACGACCGGGTTTGTTGACGTCATCGGCAATGACGAAAGATCCACTGTTTCAGACGTTATGGTCATTCAATCCAACCATGGACAAGTTTATTCAAGGGACGCTTCCCGAATCACAGATTCCCCCATTTTCCGGGTTCAAAACATGGGAGAGACGTATATATCTCCCCGGCGAATTCTTCCCTGAAATGTTCATCGCCCTGCACGAAGATAAAGAGTATGAACTTGATCGTTTCTGTGGAGTGAAGCGGGTGGGCGCAGTCAGTCGTCGGTATCATCGTCACACGGACGGGTCCGGTGTAAACACAACAATCTCAAAAATCATACAAAACCGGCCGGGCGTATATTTTGTGATTGCGTGTCGCGGAACAGTGTATCAGTACTGGAAAAACCTCATGAACGTGTATAAGCGCACGGGTGGATCGCCGTCGGCCCGACCCCCCATGAACACGCTTGGTGGGGCTGTTGAAAAACTACAAAAACGCGAAGAACGCGCGGCACGAAAAATTATTGTTCGTCGTGTGGCTCGAAGACCGGCGCGTGTCATAAAAAGATATTAGGATGTCGGATACATCCGTTTTGCCACGACCGTCTGACGACACGTCGGACATTTCTCATCACGGAGTCGGATAAGACACCCGGAACACAAAAGGTGTCCACACGGGTCCAGAAATACATCGACATTCTTGTCCATGCACACCGGACACATGTACTCATTGTACCTGTGCGCATGTGTTTCAGTGAGTACGCGATTCATAGCTTTGAGTTTCCCAGCAAGTACACTTATATTCTCCTTCATCTCCTTGTATTCTGTCGATCGGAGACGCATATCAATCATCGTCTCGAGCGTCGCACGTAAATCGGACGCTTCTATAGTTGTAAGCGCAAATTGTATATGACGAATATCCTTTGTGAAACGATCAAATTCTAATTCAGCCGCACGGTACTCACGTCGTATACGTGAATACTCATCCTTGTACTGTCCAAGTGTTTTTTCGAAACTTTTCCATTCTTCACCGAGTTCGACATGTGCCGGCGGTACGCTCGGTACATTCAGTCCAGGAATGGACAGCGCAAACAGTGCAGATGTGAAACTTCCCGACATGTTTTTTTAGTGCTCGTCATCCTTATCACCGTCAAATTTAGAACGAACAACTTTGAATGCGTGCGCCTTTGCCGTCTTCTCAGTCACCTGGTACTCGGATTGCATGGTTGCCTCATAGACCTGAGCATACAGCCGAGTGCCCTCGATCTTCTCCTTAATCTCAGCGCGAGTCTCCTTGAGGAGACGCTTCAGGTCATTCTCCTTGTCAACCATTCCCTTGATGTACTCCATTCTATGTGAGTGTGGAGGATGTATTCTCTAAATCCCTGTCACTGCATAGTACCCGGTCGATCCAAACCCATCGGCGCCTCGCTCCGTCGTCGGCAGCTGATTCGTCTCGACAACATCCGTCGCCACAAAGCACTCCAGAATCAGCTGTGCGATACGATATCCAGGCTTGATGAAAAACGGGACACGTAGATCCGTGTTGACCAGAACCACCTTGAGTTCACCGGTATAGTCCGGGTCAACGACACCGGCCAACACATCCAGACCATGCTTCACGGCCAAACCCGACCGAGGGGCGATCCGACCGTACGTGCCGGGAGGAAACTTGACGGAAATGCCGGTTGACACGACAACACGGTGACCTGGCAGAATCACGTATCCGTCGGTGCTATACACGTCGTAGCCGGCAGCCCCAGCAGACCCACGAGAGGGCAGAATCGCATTGTCCACCAGACGAGTCACTTGAAGAGACATTTCTGAAATGAAAACGTTGAATGTTTTTATCTGTATATACCAGTATACCATGTGCGAATCACGTGAATCATACATCATCAAGGTGGATAGTACATACTCTTCATCTGCGACGGCCAATTCGTTCGTCGCGTACCTCCCAATCCCTCTCCGGAACGTGGTGAAGGTTGAGTTGTTGAGCGCATCCGTGACGCCGGCGGCCAACACGTCCCCGGTCCTTTACATTCACGCCGAGGAGCTCATTTCAAAGTTTGTGAATCGGGCCGCGGTTGTCTACGCGCTCGGCGGCGGTGGCCTCGGCAACGTCCTATCGACGGTCGGGTCCGTGTCTTCAACCCTGACCAACGAAAGCAAACTCGCCGAGGCGCTTGTGGCCGTCCCTGTCGACACGACACGTGCATCCGGAACACCGGTCATCTACACGTCTGGTGGGTTTTTTCCGACAGAAATTGAATATATCGATCCGATTCGCCAGCTCTCAAAACTTACCATCAATACATACACCTCATCTGGTTCCCTTGTTATCACAAGCGGAACGGTTCCCTCATTTTTCGTGTTCAGGCTTACCTGCGCGAACAGAAATTCCTGTTTGTATTAAAAGTGTCATGGCCAGTGCAGTCACGAGTGTGACTGACACGTCATCTGTCATGAGCTGGACGACGCGCTCTGGAGTGCATTGTTGATGGTGTACCATGACGTCATTGAGGAGTGACGGAACGAACGATGCGACCGAAGAATGGACGACGCGTCGCTCGACAAACCGACTCGTGTGTCGGACGAGCGGGTTCCGTACCACCCGGATGACATGGAATCGTACGCACCGCATTCCTAATGTATCACACTATTTTTTTATGCTCCTGAATGCGCTTTATGATTGATCGCGCATACCGAAACGCTTTTTGTGTTTGACCCTTTTGAATGGTATTCACAAAAGAACGTACAACAGTTGACGGGTGGGCACCTTTCACGGTGATGAGTGACGCGAGTCGGGCCGTGTTTTTGAGCCCCTTTTCGGCACGCTGTCCCACCAAGGGGTTGCGTGATTTCAGGGTCGGGTCCTTGGTCGCAAACGACGATGCGAGCACAGCAAGGACGTCCTTTGACAAGTACTTGAGACGTTCGATCGGCATGCCGAAATACTTTGAGTATTCGTAGTGTATGTTCTCACGGCGGAGCCCGGGAACATGTGCGAGCGTCGTATCAACAAAGTCAACGGGTTCCGGAACGTTGGGAAACTGGAGCGCGTACGAAATCACGTGGTACACGCGTTTCTTGGTTGTCGGAAAGAATCGGGCGGGTGGAACAAACTCGTGTATGAGAATGCGTGGACGGACACCGTAGTATGTCGACAACCACCGTGTAAATCCCAGAATGTGAGCATACATGATGCTTCGCATCGCACGAACGCGAAGCCGAATTCCAGTCTGACTCGTCATCTTGTGTTGGGTCGAAAACGTAAAGTCAAAGTCGGACGTCTGAAGGACTCGCTGTGGTGCTTTGAGTGCACGGGCCTCCATGTACAGCTTCACGGCCATCCCACCGCCGAGGTACACGACAAACCCACCGTACGGGCGAGTCAGACGGGTATGCTTCTTCGAATACTCAATGAACAGCGAGGGGACAGACTTTGCAATGTCATGAACACCAAACACGCTCCGCACAGGCACGTCGAGTTTCTGTGAAAACACTCGGTCGAGCGTAGCCACCGGTCGACAGATCATCACCTCGGAGTGAAAACGCCCCTCGTGAAACACGGATGGTTTCGATGCCGAATAAAACCCATCAAAACGGTTCGGAATCAAAAACTCCTTCGAAAACTTGTCAAATGTTTGACGGTCGAGTTCGTCGATACTGAATCGCTGACCCGGGCGAACGTTCTTTGCGACGCCCCGGAACCTGTCCCGGCCGCCGAGGACTTTCCTGTACGCTTTCAGCTGAAGCGCCCGGGTGGTTTTCGTACCGAGTGCAAACCGAAGCATAATCTTGGTCGACTCGGACAATGCACGAGACCGAAGAACCCGTGTCATGTTGTCGTGATTGATGACGAACAGCCGAAGTGGACGTTTGACTGTGTAGGTTGCAACATGCCCGTATGCTGAGGCGACACGGTGTTGTGTCGTCACGAAAAAATTGCTTGTGCGACGAATTGACCGAATCCCCGGGGGAAACCCTTTGTACACTTTGGTCCCGGTCGGAAGAACTGTTTCAAACATATTACTACTCTCAATAAAGAAAAATTTTCGGAGGTACATAATATGACGTCACGAGCGGTCCAGCGGTATATTTCCCTCCTCATGGAGTCGAGGAATCAGGCGCACGCATTCCACCTTACGACCAAGTCGTACCCGGAACACAAGGCGCTTCAAAAATATTACGAGGCGATCGTGCCCCTGTTTGACGCATATGCCGAGGCATACATGGGACAGTACGGGCGTCTGGGGCGTATATCGCTCATCCAGCGTCGCCGAGCGCTCCCGAAGGATTCGCGGCGGTATTTCCGGACGCTCGTCACCGCGATTCGTCGCCTCAAACTCCCACGCAACACAGCTCTCCGAAGTATTCAAGATGATATTATGGTCCTGATTCGGTCAACAATGTACATGTTGACTTTGCGTTAAAGCATTTCCACGTGTTTCATAGATGATTGTTGACACGTTTATGTTTTATAACGAACTCGATGTGCTCGAGCTTCGTCTGTCTATTCTTGATGAGTATGTGGACATGTTTGTGCTGGTCGAGTCCGACACGACCCATATCGGTACACCGAAAGAGCTCGTGTTCGAACAGAACAAACAGCGGTACGCGCGATGGCTCCCGAAGATTCGGCACATTGTCGCGAGAGACATGCCGACCGATGAGAATCCATGGTCGCGTGAAAAATATCAACGTCACTGTATCCTCGACGGCCTCGAGGATGTTCCGGACGATGCCACCGTCATGATTTCAGATGTTGATGAAATTCCAAACATGAAGGTGGCTCAGATGATCGGTGACAAAACCACCGTGTGTCACATGCACATGTTTGAGTATTCGTACAAGTATACGTTTACCGGTGAAGCGTGGTTCGGAACGGTCATCACCCGGTGCAAAGAATTCAAGGCGCTTCAGCCAAACTTTTTCCGGGATCATCGGTGGCGTTTTGCAACCATTCCGTATGCCGGATGGCACCTGACGAGTTTCGGAGATGCGCAGACCGTTTACAAAAAGCTCAAGACGTATGCGCACGCAAAAGACCCCGGGCGCGAACACCAAACACTCGAGAACATCACAAAGTACATCGAGGAGGGCATCCACCATACCGGTGGAAAACTGATCAAAACACCAATCGAAACGTTGATGCCACCACGGTTCCCGTGTGATTTGAATTTCTACTGATGAATGGAAATGAGCCGCAGTTCTTCGTATGACGACGATGACCCAATCAAACGAGCTTTGATGTCAAGCAATTTTTTCATTTCATCCGGATCGAGCCACCGAAAAAAAGAACGCTTTTCTTTGATGTTTCGGAGTTGGACGGAACTCATATGCATGTTTGAATCCTTCATGGCTTGACACACAGGCCACGTCGAGGCGCGAAGGTCGGACAGATCACGTTCGACACACTCGAGGCGCGGCAACACATTCTCACGAAGCAGACGAGTGACTTCACTGTTCCACGAATCTTCCATAAAATAATCATGTGCTTCATTCTTAAATGAATGCACTGTGGAGTCTCGTAACGACACCCATGCCCATGCCGGTCGCGAACCGTCTGGTGATTGCCTACGCCTTAGCTTGGCACTGGTCCAATACGCATGAGGAAAATCCCGAGAATAATGATGGACAACCCGAAATATTGGTGCCAATTCGTGAGCCGTTCTCCAAGAATAACAAACGCCGCAATGGATTCGAGTGCAGCCGAGACACCGTCCCACATCCCATTCACGTACAGGACGTTCCCCTGTCTCAGGGACTTGATCAGGAAATAGATTATAGCAATGTACCCGGCGACACCGCCGAAAAGGTTGCTCAGCTTGTTGCTGCGTGCGAAGAACTTCAATTGAAAGTCACCGAATATTTCGGCGAACGAAAGCAGGAGTACGTTTAGCATGAGTCCCGGCATTTTTTCTTTCTCTTCCCTGTATCAGAAGGAGAAAAAAATGCAGCTCTGGAAATGGGTTCTGTTGTTTGGTCTTTTATTCGCAATCATGTATGATCCAAGCACGCGTACAATGACAAAATTTTTTGATGATCCTAGAGTAGAGAGGGGAAATGTCTTCCCCACCAATACACCCTCGAGAGAAGCACAAGGCGATCGCGGTCCCAGTGACGATGATGAATGATCGTCCTCACATGCTTATCGTTCACGATCGACGATACAAGGAATGGACGTTTGTCACAGGCGGATGTCGACGCCGTGAGGTCTATAACCCTCTTCGGTGTGCAATCCGGGAACTCCATGAAGAAACACGTGGTCTTATCGATATAAAGAACGGGGCATACTCGTACTTTCGATTCACGACCAACTATAAAGGACCGGGGGACTCTGAGGCTGACATTGATACGGTGAGCGTGTATCATGTCTACATCTTGGATATGCCACTCACGGCGATTGAACAGAAATACATGATTCAGCGATTTAACGAGGAAAAGATCAAAATGGAGACGTCACAGGTTCCATTCAAGAAGAATCATGATGAAAATACAGCTTTGATGTGGGACACACTCGAAGGTATTACAGATAAACAGAACCTCTGGATCTTGGTCCGTGAATGTATTCTCAATAACCCGGACTTTACAAAGGCGCTTTTCGCGTCCGAAAAAACACCGTTTTATCTTCGAACATAGAAGAAATATGACGAGGTCCAAAAGAGCCTTTGCCGAACTGTTTGCTTCAGCACAGGGGCGTGGAGAGGATGAGGCGTACATTGCCGAACTCTGTGAAAAGTATTCGGTTGTCGAACTCATCTACGAACTAAAAAAACACGAAGAGACACCACCTCCGGAGCCAGAGCCCCCGGCACCGCCGCCCCAGCCTCCTCACGTGTCTGAGGAGACGGACCCAGTCAAGGATTTTCTGGTGGATATTTGGAGCCGGTTGTCAACATAATTTCTTTGCATATACTACGAAGACGACATGAAGGATGCTATGATGTTTGCACTCGCCGCCGCGGCTCTCTATGTCGCCATGACATGGTCCTATGCCGGGTACACAAAAAAGTCCGAGACGGATTCGGTTGCCGATCGATTCAATGAACGCCCGAGCATAAATTTCAACTACTAGATAGAAATAAAAGACCTATATACAAACATGTCAGTAACACTGGTTCGACCACCGCCACCCGCTTCTGTCGGGTCAAGAGGGGGTGGTCGAAAATGGTATACGCTCCATTCACATGCAAACAACGTGTTTGCATGGACATTTGATAATCGAGTCAAGACATCGACAGTGGCGTTTGCGCGACACCAAGACGCGTCGTTTATGGCGCGCATGATTGAAACGTACGTTGTTCGCGAGAAGCAATGGCCGTCCGTATCCACGTTGGATAATGTGTTTCGGGTCTACGGGGCAGGACTCATTCAAACAGAAGCGGAGGGGTTCATCGAAATCAAATCGTGGGAACTAGATGATCTACGCATATTCTGCGTCGAATCATACCTCGACATGATTACGTTGAAGAAACTCGCACGAAAAAATAATGATACGTTTGTCGTGAGCGGTGATCTCATTTCACTTGACGTTCCAACGGCATTTTATGTTGAACGTCTCAACTACTTGGTTGGGATATAAGCATCCCCCTTGAGAACAGCTTTCGCGTAGGCCATAGCAAGCACAAAATGGATATGGGGCCAATCAAGTGTCTCGAGTTCAGTCAGTTTCAGCTCCATAGGGTTTTGGTTAATTTCTTTTTTGATATTTTCCATATCTCCAAGATTCTCAGCAAGGATCGTCATTTTCTGAAGCCAGAGAACATGACGCTCACTGTTCGGATCAAACACTTTGAGAAACCGGGATGTCACAGACATTTCTTTGTGTAACATATTTTAAGAGCTGTACAGGACCGCACCCATTCCGTTCTGGATGCGCAGGATGTTATAGTTCACGGCGTACACGTACAGCGAGGTCACGGCTGCGCCGCCGATCGACGTGTCTGTGTTGCGCACGATGTTCGTCATGGTGACGTTCGGTGGGGTGATGAGACGGTACGTGTCGATACGAGAAAAGTTCACGGAACCGGTTGGCTGGAGCTTGGAGGTGTCCAGGCAGAACGAGATGAGAGCAACGTTTGCGGTCGCACTGGATGGCATGTACCCCACGGGGGTGTGGTAATACTGTGCGGCATCGACCCATGCGGGCAGATGCCGAGACTCGCCAATGTCCACACCGTTCACCTGCGACTTGAACTGGAGCAGAGACGCTGCCAGGGATCCAGACGTCGCGCCACCGGTGTTGTACACGGTGATGTAATTGTTGGACTGGAACGCCAGGTACTTGACGGGGTTTGCAAACGCCAACTCCATGACCGAGCTCTGGGGAATGAACTGGCGCTGGACCTGGGTCATCAGCATATCCTGAGGCGTCTTGGCAAAGTACTCGCGCTCACCCTGATCCAGGTAGATGAAGTTGGACCACAGAATGTACTGGAGCTGCGCGTACGTGCCGGACGGAGCAACGTTGGTTGCCGTTGTGCCCAGATTTCCAGCCCACGTGATACGAAGCTCGACGTCGTGGTACTGGAGCGCCACCAGGGGGAGGGAGGACTGCCAATCTTTACAGAAGAAGAACTTGAGTGCGTAGAAGGAGTTTGCGTTGTAGCCCGGCTGCGTCGCGGACGCCACGGGCAGGAACCGCTGATTCAGGTTCTGACCGGCAGTGACTGGCTCGATGCGCGTCGAGAAGTAAGAGTCCTGGGTATCAATCACCTGACCGCCAATCAGAAGCTCCACCTTGTCAATGACGTTGGACGTCCAATCGATGTTCGGCACGAGAGCTCCATTGGAGTCGCGAGCCGTGAGATACACGTACGACAGGAGATCACCCTTCTTCTCGAACCGGATCGTGGACGTACCGCCGGCGCTGGGGTTCCCCTGGATCAGCTGACGCTCGACCGAGTTGGCAAAGTGGGTGTATCGCTTGTAGGACGAGCGGTAAAACGAGACTTCGGGTTTTCCAGACAGATACGCGTCCTGAGCACCGACAGCAACAAGTTGGACAATACCTCCGCTCATTTATATCTTTGAACAACGTTTTTTTTTCTAGCTCGCATACGATGAAAAAGCTGGCTGAGCCAGGGGGTTCTTGGAACGAACATCTTTGGCGAGCTGAAGATCGATGGATGTTGGTGTCCCCTTTTTCACATTCAGACGATCGTACTGCGGCGGGACATACCTGTAATTCTTGGACCCGTCCGGTGGGCGGATCGGGAGAGGACCCGCCTCGAGACGAGTCGTCGTGCCCGCACCCACCATGCCGACGGGGTCCTGGCGGACGTTCATACGGCCTGGATTTCCGGCCCGATCTGGATTACTCCGGTTCTCGGACCACCGAGTCTGACGGTTATCAAGGAGCGTGCTGTCATAGCCCTGGCTCTGGTAATACTGAGCAGGACCGTTGCCGAGCGTATCACGTCGACTCCCAGTCTCTTGGCGGTTCGTCGTCCGACGTGTCTTCTGGAAATCCGGGCGGCCTTCCAAGGCTGTGAGTGCCCCGCCCTGGCCCTGGCCACGATTCTGTGCCGGCGGGCGGTTCCACGCCTTGGTGGGTTTTGCGTGGTGGGTAATCTCACCCATCGTCGTCCCGCCATTCTTGACGATGGGATTTGCCGGTCCACCCCATGTGCCTGGCAAATTGTGTGTCTTTTCCTCATTCATGTTGTTCGGCAGCACCCGGAAGAACTGCTGAAACCCACCGGCAGCCGGGACATCCGGATCGAGACCGAGGCCGCGGCCGACGTACTTTTTGTCCGTCGGGTTCAGGTTGTTCATTTTGTTCGAAATGTTCTCGCGGTACACGGTCGTGTAGACGGGCTGACCAAACGGAAATCGTTTCCCATCCTTGGTGACATCACCAAGGTTCCCAACCGCCTCTTTTGTGGGGAGATAGTCGTCACCGATCCGACGTCCGAATGAAGGGTTGATGGGTCGCATGCCGAAAGCATCGGCACGCATACCTGGGGAATCACCCATAAGGGTGAGATCAGTCTTTGTAATCTTGGTTGGTGGAGCGGCAGCAGCGAGATCTTCCTGATCCTCCTTGACGTCACTCAGACTTTTTCCAGCAAACATAAGTCCAGCGACGGCAGCGAGGGCGAGTGCCATTTTCTCTCTTATTTTACAAGAATATTATTCTTTCACTTTGTAGCGTTGCGCAAAGGACATGGACTGGTACATTGCGTATGTACTCACTGGATCCTGTGTCTGGAAACGAATATCCTTCCCATCCACCTCATACAGATTGGGGAAATCATAGGGAGAAGCTGTATAGTATTTATTAAACTGAGATGTCGTCTGAGAACGGAGTTTATCGTCGGTCATGACAATGTCCACGTAGTTTGTGTTCACCGGGCCTTGCCAGATGTCATCCTCCAACATAAGGGAATCAGTCTGAATGCGTGGCATTCTTTGTTACTCTGAAACAAGAAAATTTATCGAGAGGCGGCACCGTTTCCACCACGCATCTGAACACGTTCTGGGAAGCGTGCGTTCGGGTTTCCTTCGGGATCACACGCCGAGGGGTCATCGCGACACTGTGGCGAAAACGGAACTCCGTATGCCGCTTGGGCAAACGCCGCCTGGTCATTCGGAATCATAGAGTTTGGTGTCGTGTAAAAGTTCCGTTCGGCGTCACGAACACGCTCAAACGGGTGGATCTGGTCCCACTCTTTCCGGACTTCTGAGCGAACTGACGGATACCACGCGGCCGAAGGGCGGCTCGGGTCATCGATATATTCATTCAGCATGACATTCCCCATCGGATTGTCCAAGCTGGGCATTGTAAACCCGGCGAGTGGAGCGACGTTCGATACGGCGAGACGTGACCCATCAGGGATGAGACCGTTGAAGTACATGACATATAAAGCAACAAGCACGAGGAGGCCGAGGAGGAGGACGCGCGCGTCTTTTCGTATCAAAAACACGAGCGCTGATGCGTAGACGATGAATCGAGTCGTTGACTCGACACGGTTTTTTGCCGACTGACGGTTTGTTGGCCAGAAATCAGAGAGTTTATCTTTTTGGAACACTTCCGTGAGAATGTCCATATCTTATTCTTTACAGAAGATCTTTTTTCAGAGAGGGAGCGCCCATCAGAGTGGACATCAGGCCTGACATGTTCCTCATCAGTGCCTCTTCGCTTGAGAGACCATCCTCATTCATTTGCTTTGCGCACTTCTCAGCGACATTCTCAATCATGGACAGCGTGTCGGCTGGAAGCATAGAAATCGTCGTCGCCAGAATGTACAACGTCTGAAGGTACTTCCAGATCGCCTCCTTGGTCGTCGGAGACAAATCGTCTGTCCAAATCTTATTGAGATTGAGCTCCTTCAGAATTGGAATCGTCTCTGAGTGCTCCTTGAAAAACGTCTCATCCTTCTGCATCACGTGGGTCGCAACCGGGCCGATCGACTCCATATAATTCTCGAGCGCAGATCGTGGACGGGTTCTCCGGAGAATTGAAAAGCTGGCCTGGAACTTGATGAACGACTTCTCTTCGGGAAATGTGAGAACGAGTTCGTCAAGGAATTGCTCCATCATATCATTGAACGCAGTGACAGTTGATGCCATTTAATGTATACTCTGCTGAAAACTTTAAGCTCAGAACGGCGCCGATGTTATAGTCTCATTCGTTCCATTGCCCTGACGTACGATGATGTACACCAAGATTGCGACGAGAAACGCTGGCTTGAAAAATGCAGAGTTTGGTACTTTTTCCTTATTCATAGATGTTTTTACGTATATGTAGAGCATGGTTGCGCCTGCAGCAATCGCGGCTGCACTCATAGGATCACGGAAATAGTGATCCATATATATATTTTATCATTTTTTATCCGGAGCATCGTCGAAAAGGGTTTCGTGATGAACAACAGGAATCTTCTTTGTTTCGGCTTCTGGATCGGCAACGTCCGGGAGCGGAGACGCCGGGGGCGGTGCTGCTGCACCTTCTCCCTCCTCTGGAGAAGCGGGGGCGTTTTCCAATGGCGTCGCCACCGGGAGTGACTCTGCGTTCTCCAGGGGCGTTGTTGTTTCGTCTTCGCCCTCCTCGTCCGCCGGGTCGGGACCGACGCCCTGGTCAACGTCGAGTTCACCACCCGTAAACGAAGGGATGTACGTGTCAAGAATCTGTTGGACCGGAATGAAATCCTCGATGATATCCTTGATGCACTTTGTAAAACGCTGCGTCAGAATCTGGCGCTTCTCAGGATCTTTCGTCTCGTCGGAGATGATGTACGGGTTCTCATACAGATCCTTTGCGGCCGCAATATAACACGAGTGAACAAACACGTCATTCGTCGGAAGCTTGATGTTCAATTTTTTGGATTCGGCGGAGATTCGTACGGCTGACATGATTTTAACTGAAATAACAAAGACGGCGGCCAACAGGTTGGTAAACATGGAACATGTCTTGATGATTGCATCCGTATGTTGTTTTACAATGGAATTGTTCCAATTTTTAATTTCAACAAGCAAAGCCTGGAACTGAATCAGTGTCTTTCGACCGTTCGACTGCTTCTTTGCCTCGGCGTACAAGTCAAAGAAGGCATCGATCATGACTGGGATCATCGCACCGGCGAGCTTTGACGTGTACTTTCGCTCCGCTTCCACGAGAACTTCCATTCTTATGGTATTATCATTTCTTTTTTGAACGGATACTTTGCGCAGTTTTGTGGAGATTTGCGAGGGTCGGAAGATCCTCTCCGCTGTGATCAATCACGGTCACGTGGCTTGAAGGGACCGGCCTGGCCCATGTCACGTGAAGCGTTGTCGGAAGACGTCTCTGAACTGTGTACCCGAGACGAGTCAGTTGACGTTCGAGGTATGCGGTCGCCGTAGCGAGATCGTATGCCGGGAACCCGACCAAGAAGTTTGGCGTTGTGAGGAGGGTTTCATGACTACCAAGCGAAGCAACGTTTGAAATTTTTCGTGAAAATTGTTCGAGGATGGCACGGTAGATTGTTTTCTTTATTTCGAGTCGTTTCCGTTCACGATCAGCAAGTACTTTTGCTGATACAATCATATTATTGCTCAGCAAATTCAATAGCCCCAGAATTCAGCGCGACTCCCGGAGCAGCCTGAATATATGCAGCGTCTCGCTGCTCAAGACGCATGGCGTCAAGTTTTTCTCCGAGCGCCGAATCCTCTTGGCTCCCCTTGGTTTTCAAGTTTGTAAAGTAACTATCCAGAGACGACTGGATGTCCTCAAACGCCGTGTATTCCTTCTCAGTCCCATTGATGGGCATGAACGGTCCTTCCGCATAAGGGGATGTTTGGCCCTCCAGCTTCGTAATACGCCCATGTGCATCCGCCTGGACATCGTACTGAACCCCGAAATACCCACGAGTATTTATGAAGAGCAGACGTGCATCATACATCTGTGTTCCCTCGGAACCCTGAAGCGTGTTTATGTACACGGTCTGGATCGGGTACACGTCTGGGTCACGTACCTGGATCGCATTGATGATGGACTGGATCACAGCCGGCTGAACGGGAAGAGTGTCAGTCGCATTTTCAAAAGTTTCCGTACGGGTTCGCTGGGCGTTCCATATCAGAAATCCAAACAGGGCCAGCATCAAAAAAAGGATCATTTGGTTCCGTTCCATGTTTATATTCTGCGCCAAAAAAAATTACCAAAATCCCTGAGTTATACTAATAATCATGGCAGCAATGCTTGTGTATAGTGACCGGTGTCAGTATTCTCAGCAAATTCTTCAAAACATTCAGGAGAACCCAGCTCTTCTCAAGGTGCTTCAGTTTCACAATGTTACGACACAGGGCGTTCCAAACAAGAACGTGACACGTGTTCCGACCCTTTTGACGAACGATGGGAAAATCCTCGTGGGTCACGAAGTCAAGGCCTGGATCGTTTCCATGATTCCAGTCCAGGAGTTTGAAAGTCTCGACTCGTTCAGGGGCACATCTTCCCTTGACGATTCTGATGAACAGACCCCCGGGAACATGTTTGACTTGAACATGTATGGCTCGGCACTCGCTCCCGTGATGACACAGGATCTCGAGGAGAAAATCAACAAAAAGGTTCAGGACGCGTATTCAGCGCTTCAGAAACCCTGAACAAAAAATTTTATATGTATACAGTACCAAATGGACCCCACGAAGAAGATCATCCCATTCCTGACCTTTGCCGCCCTCGCGAGCCCCCAGGCCTTCATGCTGGTGCGCAGCATCCTCGGCGGCTGGGTCGCCAGCGCCGATGGTCTGCCTAAGATGGCTGGTCTGCTGCTGCACGCCCTGGTCTTTGTCGTGCTGACCCACTTCCTGTGGGTGCTTGTGTATGGCCCGAAGAAGAGCAGCTGTGGCTGCGGAAACTAATTTTCTCTCTGTATAGTACCGATGTCTCAGCTTCAGTTCTATATCCTGCCAGCTCTTGCCTTCATGATCGTTGCGTCCCCGTCCACCTACCAGGTGGTTCGATCGGTTGCTGGCAACTGGGTCGCGACCCCGGAGGGCACGGCCAAGCTGGGTGGACTGGTCCTGCACGCCATCGTGTTCGTTCTGCTTGTGGCACTCCTGATGCGTCTTTTCCCCATTCGTCGCCGCGAGTACGAGACTGCTCCGATGATGAAGAAGTAAAAAAAAATTATATCACTCTGTACCCAGGACCGAGCGCTTTTTGAGTTGCTTTCTTTGCAGCATTGAACGACGGTTTTGACCATAACAACCAACGTGACCAAAACCCGGCGGTATACTTTCCGCTCGGAGACCAATCTTCACGACGACGGTGACGCACCAAATAACGGAGCATACGCGCACGGTCCTTGTGAATAGTATAGTCTGAATACCCTTTACGTCCAAAATCGACAGATTTTGATGGAAGCGGGTCGTAAAATGTCGCGCGCCATTTCTTCTCCGGACGTGGGCTCGGACGTATACGGACACATGTCACCATTTTACTATTATTAAATAAAAAACACCGTCGCCGTGTGTATACGACCGATGCATCTTCAGACTGTACAAGCAAGCGCGCTCCGAAGTATCTTCGAGGTCCTCAAGGATATTATCAATGACGTCAACATCTACTTTACATCCGAGGGCATAAAGATCCTCACGCTTGACACGGCGCATGTAACGCTCGTGCATATGGCTCTTCCTGCTGAAAATTTCGAAGAGTATTCGTGTCCATCAGACATTATTGCTGGAATCAATCTATCAAACATGTACAAATTGCTCAAATCTGTTTCAAACAGCGATTCACTTCGAATGAAAATCGATAAGCGACACGAAGTTCTCGAGATTGAAATCTGGAACACGGTCAAAAATTCGAGCACACAGTTTCATCTCAAGTTGCTCGACATTAATGAGGATGACTTGATTGTTCCCGATCTCCAGATGGACAGTGTGACAACACTCCCGTCGATTGATTTTCAACGCATCACACGGGACATGGCAAACCTTGCGACCGACATTTCGATCGTTCGACGCGGTCCTATTCTTGAACTCAGTTGTCAAGGTGATTTTGCAGACCAAAAGACTGAAATTGTGTGTCATCCCACCACGACTCAAGAGAATGAACCAGTCATTGGTGGAGTCTATTCTCTCAAGTATATAAACCTGTACACAAAAGCGACCAATTTGTGTTCATCTGTACAGCTTTTTCAGCACGAAAATCTACCGCTCATCATTCGGTATTCGATTGGGAATCTCGGTGATGTCAAATTCTATTTAGCACAAAAGACAGAAACGTGACCGAGCACATTCGTGACACATACGGGTGAACACGATTCGGGAATGTGTAAGAAGGGCTTCATGAACATTGAAAACTTGGTCGACGACCATGTGCACTGAGGTCGCCATGACCATGTTCCGAGTGCACATCGTACCTTTTCATCCGTGAGCTGATGTTTCGGACCGGCAAAACGACGTACCTGGTTGGTTACATCCTGACCAGTGTCTACGACGTACGCTGATGCAATCGGGACATTGAACCCAGCTGCTGTGTGCTTCGGTGGCCACGTACCGACATGTGTATACTCACGCCCATTGAATATATAGGTTATGATGTCCTGTCCTGTGCTTGAAACAGCACGTTCACGAATTGACATATTCTGGGGTCTCAGTGCGACCAGTATGTCCATATCTAATAAAGATCTGAGTTCTTTATTACAAATGGAACGTCGCATCCACGAACGAATACAAGAACTTTCGAATGAACCCGATGCCATGTACGAATACATGATACAGTGTATCCCACATATTCGTGAGTATGCGACTGAGCGTCCCGGTGGAGTTCAGAGGAAGGACATTTTCGATGCATACATGGCTGACGTTGAGGATGTCGTGGCGGAACATAAAAAGCCATCATCGTTTGAACATGATACGGAGTGTCTCGCATGTAAGAAGAAATTTACGTTAATCCTCGAAGCTGAGACGAGTGAAATGATATGCACATCGTGTGGTGTCACCCAGTATGTTCAATGTACGGAACGCGGATTCAAAGACGAACAGGACATGGATAAGACCATCGTCTATTCGTACAAACGTGATAATCACTTCAACGAATGGATCGCACAGTTTCAGGCAAAGGAAATGACGAGCATTCCCCCGGACGTGATTGAAAAGCTACGGATCGAGTTCAAGAAGCAGAAAATCACAGACTCGACGGAAATTACGCACAGGAAAGTTCGAGGCTTGTTGAAGAAACTCAGTTTGAACAAATACTATGAACATGCACCGTACATTACAACGATTCTCAACGGCGTCAAGCCCCCGACGATGCCTCAGGACCTCGAGGAGAAGCTTCGTCTCATGTTTTACAAGATTCAAAAACCCTTTGAGAAACATTGTCCGATGGATCGGAAAAACTTTCTGTCGTACAGCTACACCCTCTACAAGTTTTGTGAACTCCTCGGTGAGGATGACTACCTTCCGTGTTTCCCCCTCTTGAAATCCAAAGAGAAGCTTCACAGACAAGACGACATTTGGAAACTCATATGCAAAGATCTTTCATGGGAGTATATCCCGACGGCTTCTTAAAGTTTAGGGTGAGATATTCCTGTAATGGACAAAGTACTCTATAGTCGCGGGAACAACGATGAATGTTACACGCCGGCCGAGTATGTCGTGCCGATTGTTCAGTATGTCCCTCGTGATTTTGTCGTGTGGTGTCCGTTTGATACGGAAGAGTCGCACTTTGTTCGCGTCTTTCGAGATGCTGGGTATCGTGTCATTCATTCACACATTACTGACGGAAAGAACTTTATGACGTGGCAACCCGAAGAGCATTGGGACTGTATCGTGTCGAACCCGCCATTTACGAAAAAGAAAGAAACATTTGAACGAGCATTGAGTTTCAACAAGCCATTTGCGTTGATCATGACAAACACATGGCTAAACGATTCGGCGCCAAAGAAACTGTTTCATGACAAGGATCTTCAGTTGCTCATGTTCGAACGACGTATGGAGTTTCTACAGAAGGACGATCGGGTAAAGAACAAGGTGACCTTCAGTAGTTCCTACTATTGTTGGAATATGCTCCCGAAACAGATTATCATGTCAACATTTTCTCGGCCACTCGTATGAAGGACGCTCAGGAGATTGCCTTTGGATTTGTCATATTCTTCATCATTGATCGAATGTCGCGCCTTATCAGCAGTCTCTTTGCCGAACAGAAAAACCTCACGGCCATTCAGACCGAACGTGTTCGGTGCAGCATAGAACTGTTTGTATTGCTCATTGTCTTTCTGTTCCTTTTAAAAAAATGAGCTCATGAGTGTGTATGATGAATTCATATCGTGATGAAACGATTCAGATGTGTCGTTTGAAAGGATGGGACAAGGCACCAGTCAGTACCGTGTGGCTTTTGTTTACCGAAGAGATTGGGGAGCTCGCGTCGGCGATCAGACAATACCAGCGGAATTTCCGGAAGACCGGGCTCAAGAAGGATCGCGGGACGGACATTACGACCGAAATGGGCGATGTCTTTTCGTATCTCTTCCAGCTTGCATACATGTTGAATGTTGATCTTGATGAAATGTGGTCCAAACACCGAGAGAAGGTTCAGACCAGAAAATATGTTGAGGCATAATAGAAATGACAGAACTCCTTCTTGATGATTCTATGGAAATGAACCGGATCAATCCGTACACTGCGACAGGAACCTTCGGTGTTTCATACAACGGAGGTGACGGCAAATACCAGCCCCTCGCTTGGAAACAGCCAGACGAAGGACCGGCAACGTGGGACATGCCACAGGACGTTCCAGACTACGTCAATCATTCAGATCCCACTTTTGAGAACAGGTCAGGACCCATGTACTTAAAGGAGGGAGGTGTGAACCCGGCGCGTTCGTTCATGTATCCAGCGCGAAAATATCAGTTTGATGATGGAACGACCACGTGGGGTCGCGAAGTCGTCATGACGAGCGGCGAAAATTACACCAATGAAAATCCATTCTTTAAGGATGAGCTCGGTACAAATCTTCCGATACTCATTGCACTCATCGTGCTGCTTCTTCTGTTCATCATCGGACGTGTTGTTAAATCTTAATTACTTTTGAGGCTTCGACTTTCACGAGTTTTTTTTCGAGTTTGATACGTTCGAGTTGTTTCTGTTCGGACATTTTGGTGCACATGTGCATCTCCATTTGGAGGCATCTCGTACAGAATAGTTTTTGACACCCCCGACATGTCAACTGCATGATCCCCGCATGCTTCTGACACTGTTGACACAACGTCTTCATCCTCTGATACTATTTCACACGAATATTCCTTAGACGACGATGCGACGTCGTCATCATCGATGACTTCGCAAATCCCGTTGAGTCGGCGGTCGAGAACAGTCTTCCAGAATGCGTGTGCGATTGGCAACATCGAGGAAAACCATTCACGATCACGCACCACCTCCGTCACGACAAACTCTTCCGGTGGGCCCGGGCGGTACTGAATGAAATCGCACACTTCAAGGTCGAGAATGTCAAGCAACAACTGGATCTGGGGAACATAATATTTTGGAACTTGTGGGGTAATTTTACGTGTCAATGGACACTTGATTTCGATGAGACGCCCAGACTCTGTCACACCATCGGCGCTTCCACCAAGCCATGGATGGTCAGGGTGTTGGACCAACCCAATCTCGTGGGATCGTTGATTGTGACGCGCGTCGTATATATCACGAGCGACCGGCTCAAGCAATGTTCCGTGCGCCGTCGCGGCACTCCCTTGGTTCTTTCGAGCTCCGCACTTCTTGAGCAGAAGATCGCTCGGTTTCTCGTACGGATTTATGCCCAAGGCGGTTGCCAAGTCACTCGCGGTCAACATGGTTCCACGGAGTGCAAACCATTCCTCCGATCGCTGATCAGCGTACGAACGCGAAATGAGATGTTCTATGTGTGGATGCATTACTCTCCCTTTTAGAGCATGCCACTCATGTTTTTAAACAAACATTCCTCCTTCATGGCTTGAATCTTCTCAAACAGTTCGAGGTGCCACGGGTACAACACGACCGAGGCGAACAGCGCGCTATACACCGAAACGCACAAGCTTATGAGTGGGATGTACTTGAGACTGTTGTCGTCCATATATGGTGTATGAACAGATTATTGTGTCGGTGTCGTCAACGCGAGGTGAGCCGCATTCTGTTCCGCCTGTTTCTTCGTCATACCAAAGCCCGACCCGCACGGCGCGCCATTCACAAAGACTTCGATGTGAAACGTTCCGTTTGGGTATTGGTTTCGGACATGGTATTCGGGCAACGGCAGCTTGGCCGCTTGACACTTGCGCATGAGTTGATCTTTGTAATTGTCATCCATGAGCGACACTTCAACGGTTGTAAAGGACGCAAAGACAAACTTTTTCGTATGAACCATTCCGAGATCCAGATAAATTGCACCGACGAGCGCCTCAAACACGTCTTCGAGGATATGAGGGTTTGTATTCCAGTTGTTTCGCATTCCCTTGTCATCCATTAAGATCCAATCAGCCAATCCGAGACGCTCGGCAATCTCACACAATGTTTTTCCACGAACCATTTTGGTCCGAGCTTTCGTCAAAAACCCTTCTTGTTCCTTCTCGTACGTATCGAAAAGGTGCTTTGTGATGATAAAACCAAGCACGGAATCACCCATAAACTCGAGCGTCTCGTACGAACCACCATCGAGCCCCTTGTATTTTTTCAAAGCAGACTTGTGCGTAAATGCGCGCTGATACAAAGATATATCGCGGACCTTTGTACCAACGAGCTGTTCGATTTTCTGTCGGTCAAATGCCGGCGGATCAATCAACTCATCCATTGTTTTTTTCTTATTACACTTGTGATTTTTTTAAGCCTTGGTCGGTGGGATCTTCTTCGCCGTCGGACGAGCCGCCTTCGGCTTCTCCTCAGCAGAGGAGGCAGAAGACTCGGCAGGGGGCACCACCGCCTTCTCCTTCTTCTCCTTTGGGGGAACAGCGGGCTTGATATAGTGAGGATTGATAAACTTCTGCAGATTCAGAATCGTCACAACCGTATCCTCGGGAGGATTCAGCAGATCCTTCAGGGTCGCATCCATATTGATCTGCTGACCATTCTTCAGGTTCTTCTCCGCCACGTACTTGTAGACCAGCTTATTCACTTCACTCCGAGAAATCTTCTCGTCAGCACCCAGACGCAGGAAAAGACGCAGCTTGTCGGACACATCCAGAGGCTTATTGAACCCATTGTTGGTCGCGCGAGCCTTGGTCTTCTCGCCGGTCGGATCCTCAAGCAGCTGCTTGACCTTGCGAAGATCCTTTCGAAGTGCTTTGATTTCCGCCTGAAGTGCCTCCACCAGTGCTTCCATTAGTACTATTTATAGTCTGAATGTCTTTAACTATATTTCGGTTTTCGTATACGAAAATGAGCATCAAAATAATAAGCATAGGCCATGTGAGCATTGGCCCGAGGACCAGGAAGGCAATCAGGTGCCATATTTTGAACCGTCCCCATATGGGCGTATCACGTATAAACTCGTAAGTCTTTTGCGTGTCCATATCTCTCTATTGTCAAGGACCTATTTTTTTTCGGCTCACCCAAAACACACCAACAGCCAACAGGATACAGTATAAAATAGCCATGATAAGCAATAGGATATTCAGAGCCGAAGTATCGGTTGTTGTCGCTGAAGAAGAAGATGACGCTGTTGTTGATGCAGGGCACCCACCTGGGCAACATCCGTCATCGCATGCATACAGGAAGTTTGCATCCATGTATCCACATATAGGTCCGTTGGTTGAGAGTCCTGTCATCGGTGTGATTCCGGGTGTTGGTTGCGTGTAACATGCACACCCCCTTCCGGTATACTGAGGTCCACAGTAACTCATATACTTAGAGATATGATTTCTTTTATAGAGTAACTATGCTCTTCGGAACTCCGTCAAAGCTCCCCGATGGTCGATATTTCTTGAAGGTGTCCCAGGATGATCAGTCTCGCGTCATGCACCAGGTGAACAATGTCATCCTCGCTCCGTCAGAGCAGGATTCGAGTGTCACCGTCCAGCAGATTACACAGACGGCTCTGTTTTCCGAGATTGATGATCAGATTGTGACCCAGGCCAAGGCGTCCAAGCAGGCGTGGTTCGGAAAGGACCTTTCTGATGAGACGGTCGTCTCTGCATACCAGAAGAGCCTGAGCGCAGACAATGAACTTTTTGCCTCGTTCGTCACGATCAAGGGGAAGAATGTCAGCACATTCTACGATGCCCAGAAGAACATGCTCGAGACTGTTCAGGCACACGTCCCAGTCGACGTGCTCCTGGAACTGACGGGTCTCATGTTTACGAAGCGTGTGTTCGAGCCCGTCTGGAAGGTTGTTCAGGCGCGCCGAAAGGCACCGCCGCCGAAGCAAAAGTTTCCCAGAGAGTACCTGTTTACCGATGACCCGACCTCAGCAGTCGAGGAGGAGGATGACGAGCCGGACCTGTAAAAAAAAACTCGTCGTACATTATAAATAAATGGACGGCAAAGGTCTGGCGATTCTGGTCCTGCTTTTTCTTATTACCCTGATGCTGTTCATGCCCCAGCGTAGCCCATACACGAGTGATGAACCAGTCGGTGTTGCGGGTGTGAATATTCCAGGGGGAAACACCGGTGCAGCGATGTCAAGCCAGGCGTCAGGCGGCGCTATGGTCATTCAGGCACCCGAGGATTCTGCTCTGGCCGGTATGACCATGTCAGGCGCCCCCTTTGATGGCATGACCGGTGGCAGCTTTAAGATTGACCAGGTTCCGACGGACACCAACGTCGGTCTGATTCCGAAAGAGGTTGTGACGACCGAGGATTTCGGTCAGTTCAGCCCAGATGCCATCCTGTCTGGACAGAACTTCCTGGATCCTCGTGCACAGATTGGCTTCCCCGAGACGATCGGTGGAAATCTTCGGAACGCAAACCACGATTTCCGGTCCGAGCCAATCAATCCTCGTGACCCAGTAAGCATATTTAACTTGTCCACCATCCCGCCAGACACTATGCGTCCCAAGTTTGAGATCGAGAATGAATACAAGGGCTACGCGTAAATCTTCACTTAAAATAGTCTAAAAAAACAGTACTTGATATGGCATCCGAAATTCGAGATGTCATGTCTGAATGGTTGGCACTCAAGGCTCAGCTGAAAGCTGCTCGCACCGACATCAGTGTCTTGAATAAACGCGAGAAGGAGCTTCGAGCTGAGGTTCAGGTTTTCATGAAACAAATGAAAAGCGAGGTTGAAGAGGATGTTCAACCTGTCGTGAAAATCCAGGGTCAGAAGGTCACCTTCCAGACCAAGGAATCTAAAGGTTCGATTACCAAAGAAATCATACTCAAGGGACTTCGGTCATTCTTCGGTGGACACGAAGCACAGATTGAAGGAGCGTTCCAGGCGATCCTCGACGCAATTCCTGTAAAGGAACGAGACGTTTTGACAGTACGGAAAGATGGGTCTGTGTAATGAGTATGGCGTCGATGCGTTCACCTATGAGCATGCTCATGACGAAGATGAGACGGAGGAGCAGGATTTCGAACTCGATGACGAGTCGTGGCAAGACTGGTACAGTGAGCACACGCTTAACATGTGGATGTCGATTCGTCAATATCTCGAGGATAATTCGCTTCAGCATCTCCTGTTGAACACTGCAACCTATCACGACTTTGTCGAGTTTGTTCAGCAGTCGTCGAGACATTCCATCCCACACCGACGTCAGCGAATTTTTAACGATGCCTCATAATATGGCGATTGACATCACAGGCCCAAAGGTTCTGACCCCCGCGATCCTGTTTGCTCTTCTCAGCCCGGGTCTTATCCTGTCCCTCCCCTCCCTTCGTCTGTTCCCCGGCGTTCGGACGAACCTCCAGGCGACCCTTCTTCACGCAATCGTCTTGGCTCTCGTCTATTACCTCATTGCTCGCTTTGTGCTGGTAATTTCCCTGCGGCCGGCTGATCTCATCATCCCCGTCATTCTCTTCATCCTCTTGACCCCGGGCATTCTCCTGACCATCCCTCCAGGACGGAAGGGCGTGTTCATGTCTGGTCAGACTTCGACGACCGCGGTCGGCGTCCATACAATCGTTTTTGCGCTCGTGTTTTCGTTTCTGCGCGGCCAATTCCCAAACTACTATTAAACAATCATAAGTAAAAGATGAAGCACGTGGTCATTGGTCCAGGTGCGATGGCATATTTCATGTTCCTCGGAACGCTCAGTGCATTCTCAGATAAAGATGCACTGACCGATCTCGAAACCATTTCAGGCTCATCGGCCGGTGCTCTGCTCGGATTTCTTTTTATTCTCATGAAAGGGGATGTGTCTCGGGTCTTTGAAGAGAGTGTTCAGATTCCTATTCAGAACATCATGAAACCGAATATCAAGACGCTTCTGACGTCATACGGTCTCATTAAATCAAAAAAAATTTTAGCCATTCTCAAGACAATTACCCTTAAATTCTGCACCACTGAAACACTTACATTTGCTGAACTGTACACACATTGGCCTATAAAGTTTTACGTCTCCGCGTGTTGTGTCGATCTGACGACAACGCACTATTTTTCGGTCGATACACACCCGTCAATGTCTGTCCACGATGCTTTATGTATGACTATCGCCATTCCGTTTTTGTTCCAGAGCGTCAAGTACGATCGATGGCATTATATAGACGGCGGAGCACTCGAGGAAACGCCATGTGGTGCCATTGTCGGCGAGCCCCTCGAAAGTGTTCACGTGATTCGATCGACATCTTATACTATGGCCCAAATACAGAGTCTTCGAACATATGGGTTTCAAGTCATGACGTTGGCAATGACACTGCGCCACAAGTATCGCATGTTTCCGGAAACGGTTATTGATGAAAGAGGATATGATATTTTTGATTTTACAGCGTCTTTTGACACGAAAGTGAAGATGTTCGTAAAGGGATACACGTCATGTACGATTTTCCCACTTCGAGTTGGAACCGATCATCCTCAAACGCCCGTTGAAGAACAGACGCCGTGTCAATCACATCCTGAGCAGACGTATGATGTTGATCTCGACCCGTCACATACGATACAAGATTCACGAGACGAGCAGACGACCCCCCTGCATGAAGGTACTTCTCCATAAACTTTGGACACCGACGTGTGATGACCTGCTGGGTACACACTTTTGCAATCATCGCCCATTCGGGCAAAATGCAACACGTATCTGGGTATGCCAACGGATCTTTCCGGAACAAACGAGTTTTGTATCGAGCATCCGTATCGACCAGAAACTGAATGTCTCGGTCAATCGAGTGACCAAACCACGTCGACTCGTGCATGACGCCCAAGATGTACTTCATTGCATCCGTGAAAGTCATACACTTCATTGTTCCACCGGCGCGTACCGTGTCAACAACAGTCTGGCCGAGTTTTCGAACAATTTCAGCATCCTCGCTGAGACACTGATCTTCAATCGCTTCAGAAATGAAGATTGTTTGGAGCGCCTCGTGACGCGTGTGAATCGATGATTCATAAATTGGGTCAACACCTCGCCCGTGACTCGTCCATTTTTTATTGACCGTGTACTCGACAAACATGAAACTTATCGAGTACACAATCCCGGTCGCATCTGACATGCGTTTCGATTCGACATCCACAATGTATCCTTTCATATGCCCGAATGACGGTTTAATTTTTTATCTCTAGAAAAAGTACCATGTCTTCGCGTATGATTGAGCGTGCCGCATACACACAGGTCCGTCAGCCCAAGGATATTCGCGTCCACGCGACAGCGCGTCGTCGCGGATATACCTACCACCGGAAGGGTGGTCGTACACACGTTCAGGCAACCTTGATTGAGAACCGTGGTATGATGGGGAAGGGCCCGAAGCTGATCCCGATCACTCGCCCAGGTATGTTGACCATGTATGGGTATTCGGTCAGCAAGAGCGCACTGGCGCGTCACCGCGCTCTGGACAAGGCGATCCGCATGGGTGGTCAGAAACCCATCTCCGTCTTTCGCCGTCTGCAGGCGGTCGCGACGCTGTCGAAGCGCACCATGCCTTCATACTCCAGGGCGTACCGTCTCGACCGAAACTTCATTGGACGCAAGTTTCTCAAGTGAACGAACGCATGAGCATGAGCAGAACAAGACCAACTGCAAGGGCCGCAAAGACGAGCATGAATGCTTTCCGCTTATCATCACCGAACAGCCCCTCCTGTTCGGGCGATGGGAGACGTTCGATACGGTCCGGCTCAACGGGTACAAGTGTCGTGTGGATTCGGATCGCAAATGAATGTGTCTCGAGTCCTCGAAAGTTTATGAGCGCCCCTTGTCGATCGCGCCACCGAATCGTCAATCGGTCCAGTGAATCGATACGCGAGGGGAACTCGACTGAAATCCTGTAATCTGAATACTCCTTGAATGATTTGTAACTCCCACTATTCACATCCATAGGAATGAGCGCAAATGACGACGCGGCTGTATTGCTGTCCGTCGTGATTTGTCCAGAACTCAGGGTGACAAGTTGACGCGCGTCAGTCATGAGAGGTGTCCGAAACTCTTCAATATCGAGCCATGCATATTCGCTCGTCCCGAGATTGATCACGGATGTTGACTCGACAAAGGTTGAGGTTGACATCCACGTGTTTGAAAACTGTTGATTCGCGGTGACAGGGGTCGAGTGTGTTGTTCCAATTGGGAGTCCAAGAACTTTTGATGCTTCGAGTGTCAACACATTCACTTGCGTGAAATTCCCATACAGGACAAACTTTCCTTCGCCGGGCATGTACGCCGCCGTCGCATTCGTCAACTGATTTGACGAGTTTACAGCCCCGACAAAACTCGATGCCGAGTAAAATCCCGGGTTCAGGTACACACCCTGTGAATCCACCTGGAAACAGTTTGTCGTCGCGGTCATGTTGTACATCGTGTTTGGAATAATAGCTGAAATGAGATCAACTTTTGTGATGTTCTTGATCTGGTTCGTCAGGTGAAGCGTATATGCATTCCCGTAAGGGTACAGTGACATGTCACGTTTACTCGAGTCGGCATACATGATAATTTCTCGTGTCACTGACATCTACTACTAATTTCTGGAAATATATTAATCATGCCGCGTCATCCGCGTCACATCATTGTCACGGACCGCCGATGGCCCGAGCGTTACTTCACAGGCCTGACCCTTGCTCAGAAAAAGATGCGTGAAAAAGAACTTCTCCGTCGTCGATCACGGCTCGGGCCTTCAAACGCTCTTGTACAGACGAAAAAAAGTAAATGGACCCTCCAGTTTCACAAGGTGTATCCGACACTGAAATTCAACAAAACAGCCATTGCCGCACGAACAGGCATTCCTCGTCAGGCTTTAAACACCGTGTATGACCGGGGCCTGAAAGCCTGGCGGACCGGTGGATCACGTCCAGGGGCGACTGCGCAACAATGGGCAGTCGCTAGGACATATAAATATATTTTACTCACAAAGAGGAAAGCGCCTCTTAGCTGGTATAAAGGGAAATACGATCCGGATGCAAACTTGCGACTTAAAAAGTCTCGTCAATAAAAGAGGATGACGACACGTGCATTGATCCACGCGTCGGCTCACCAGATTTGGCAAACCCTGGGGCCCGGGTTTTCCGAACGTATGTATCACAACGCTATGGAAGTGTGCCTCCGAAAAGCGTGCGTGCCCTACGAGACGGAACGCATCATACCGGTGACGTTTATGAACCATACACTCGGAAACTTGCGAGCGGATCTCATCGTCGAACACACGTGTATCGTCGAACTGAAATCGGTTCGATGTTTAAAAGATGAACACCGGGTTCAGACGCGCCTGTACCTTCGTTTGCTCGGGCTCACAGATGCAGTGCTCATCAATTTTCCGGCGGCACAAACGGATCGTCTCGAAATTGAAGACTTTTAAAAAGGAAATATGCACATTATACAGATGAGATGGCTCTTTATAGGCCCGAATCCTCTTTCCGGGATTGGCCAAGTGACTTCGCGCTACGCCCGTTTGGTTGGTGGGGAATATGTTTCGTTTTTCAATGAGCCCCTTCAACAAACGTATGACGTCGGGTTTGCGTTTGTTCTGCCCATCGAGCAACACGTCGATTGGGTTGACACCATCATGGCTCGGTGTACTCGAAAAATGTACATGACGGTGTGTGAAACGGAAACGGTTCATCCCATGTACAACGAACTCGTGCGACGATACAAGACGCTTTACGTCCCGAGTGCGTTTTGTCAGCGTATTTTCAGTACTCAGTTTCCGCACGGAACATGGAAGGTTCTTCGACACTGGGACGAGGCACCATCAAAGGTGCTTTCTCCGATCAGCGCTGACCCGTATGTCTTTTACACGATTGGAAATCTTGTCGATCACCGAAAAAACATCAAAATGCTCGTCGAAGCGTTCCTTCGGCTCGGCATGCCCGAAACGACCCGTCTCGTACTCAAAGCGACGTGTCGCGAACCGTTTACTATGAAAATTCCTGGTGTTGAAGTTGTCAACGGGTTGTTAAGCATGGATGAACTTGAACAGATTCACGGTCGGTGTCATTGTTACGTCAACTGTTCCCATTCCGAAGGGGTCGGAATGGGAGCGGTCGAAGCGGCGCTTCGGAACAAGCCGGTGATTATCACATCGTATGGCGGTTTGTCCGAATACGTACACACCCCGTTTGTTGTACACGCCGATGACCTTGTTCCGATCGGCGTTGATGATTTCTTGTACACAAAGGACATGACATGGGGAAATCCGCGCCTCGGTGATTTGATAGACCATATGCGAACGTGTGCGACGCGTCGCCTCACCACATGGGATCATTCACACACGCGTACGCTCATGGATGAAGTGGTTCAGGCCTTGTCATAAGAAACGGTTGGTGTGTCTGGACCACTCCCCTGATCGCCGCTCTTTTCAATCCACAGCTGCGCCAGGTACAACACGAGTGCGAGCAAAAGAGACGACGAGACGAGAAAGCTCTGCTGAGCACGCAAGTACGTGACAAATTCATCGATAAAGGATACGCCAATGGGTTTTTGAATGACACGGGGGATGAGGAGAATCAACGCGGCGTTTATGATCAGCGCCTGAATGTACATTATATATATTACATCATTGAGAAATGTTTTTTGCAAAATCCCGAACACCCTGGTGCTGCATAAAACTGACACGGTCTTCCTTCGAGCGTGCGTGCACTGCACTGCGTCTTCTTCCCCTGGACCGGTGGAAGACTGTCTATGACGACAATCTTCCGGCGTTCGCTTCTGAGCCGAAGAAGCTCGCTCCGGTATCGCTGCGCCGAGAGCTCAAACTTCAAGGAAAGATCCATTTTTTTTGTGTTGACACCTCTCTCTCAGCTGTCCGTCGAGACACATCCTACTTTTCCAAAAGACGCTTGTACCACGCCATGTAATACTCACCCGTCTCTGGCGGTTCCTTTTCGATGATGACATCATCGTCAATGTATCGCCACACGCCTCGGTGTTTCGTGTACACGGCGTAGTGACCACCATTTACAGTTCCGTAGTGTACGACCAGTCCAAACAGGGCGTATCCGTTGTACCGCTGAGGCACGGTGATGGTGTGCTTTGCGTTGTACTGACTGAAGGACACAATGAGTGTTCGCGGAAACGTCGTGATATATGTTCGCGTCACGGCCGCATGCCATCGCGTCCCATGATCATCAATGTACCCGGAGAATGCATCCATCCCTTCACGCTCACGGAACAACTCGTCGAGTTTCTGACCGGAGGTACGTGGCGTAAGCACGATGACCGTGACATCATGCTCCTTCTTCGAGACGCCTTTCGGATACGTCACCTCCTGAATTTCCTTTCCGTTAAACACGTCTTGGATGAGTTCCTTTCCGAGCGTCGTCTCAAACAGATTGACGAGTTCGAGAACAACCTCTTGAACGTCGTGGGGTGCGAACCGTGTAAACTTTGGAAAGTGCGCGAGGAATGCCTCATACAAAGCGCGTGGGTCCGGAGAATTTGTGCCTTTCCACATGGCTTTCAAGAGCGCTCCATACTCCTTGGTCACCTGACACGGCCCATCGTATTCATTCTGAAACAGATGGTTGGTCAATTCGGGGACGTGGGCCATACATTGGATCGCTGAATTGAAAAAACATGTGTTTCCGAAATTGGGAAGTCCCTTGTGCATTTGTTTTGTAAAGTTTAATTTCTTTAGACATATCAGGTTGAAAAAACATGTGTTTCCGAAATTGGGAAGTCCCTTGTGCATTTGTTTTGTAAAGTTTAATTTCTTTAGGCATATCAGGATGAAAAAGTGTTTCGGAGTATGCGAGGATACTCATTTGTATGTCATCATTCCGTATTTCAACTTTTGTGCGTCGAGCCGACGCCACAATCTCTTCATTGAATTCTTTGCCCGGTACGTCAACACTCCACAAGTACGATTTGTCGTCGTTGAGTGTATGGGGAAAAAACCACTCCCGTACATGCGAAACGTGTTTATGCATATCAAAATTGAAACCAGTGACGTTCTATGGATCAAGGAAAGTTTGATTAATGTCGGGATCGACCGTCTTCCGCAGTGTTGGCGGTATGTCGCCTGGGTCGATGCTGATGTCACGTTCATCAATGAAAACTGGGCGAGCGATACGGTCGAAGCACTCAAAACCTTTGACATTGTTCAGTGTTTCCACACGGCTGTTCATCTCGGCCCGATTGGTGAACCTATCAAACAAGACAAGAGTTTCGGATACATGCACGTCTCGAGCGGAAAACCGTATGTCAAAAGCGACAAGTACGGATTTTGGCATCCCGGGTTTGCGTGGGCGTGTACGCGATCAACCTACAAGAAAATGGGACGTTTGCTCGATTGGGCGATTCTCGGATCGGGAGATCGTCACCTTGCACTCGCCTTGATTGGTCGCGTTCTCGAAAGCGCACCTGGGACGATTCATGTCAATTACAAAACGTTGTTGGCAACGTTTCAGGATTCGGTTCGGGGGCTCAAACTCGGATGGGTTCCCGGCACGATTGTTCATCACTGGCACGGATCGCTCAAGGACCGAAAATACAAGGAACGATGGGACATCTTGACGGCTGGTCAGTATGACCCCTTGGTGGATGTCGGACTGACGCGTCACGGGCTTATTCAATTCACTGCGGAAGGGAAACGATTCATTCAATCGATAAAACAGTATTTCCATGATCGAAAGGAAGACGACTAAAGAAAAGCCGCTCTGTCTATATCAAGAACAAAATGGAAACCTTTTTTGATCGATGGGAACAGCTCATCAACCTTCATAAGAAGACACCGAATGTCGAAATTGAGATTCGGCTCGGAAAGATGAACCGTGGAAGCTTTGATACGAATGTGACGAAGGAGACGTATGACAAGGTTCTTCGACGATTGCACAAGTACGATGGCTGGGAGTCGGTCGAAACATCGGATACGAGTCGGTTTTACTATGAAGGTCATCGTCGAGTCACGTATGACAACACAAAGGAGGACATTATGGCGTGCGTTGTAAAGCAACGCGTCCTTGTCGACGATGCATCGGTCGCACACGAACTATTTGATGTTCGTCTCGGCATTTCGACGGAAACACCTGTTCCCCACAAGGAGGATGAAGAGTACACACAGGTCCGAAACGTCAAGCGTGTGTCATTTATCCGTAAAAACCTTCGGATCGATGTATCGGCCGTCTCTGGTGACCCAGAAGACAAGGATTCGGAGCATGAGGTTGAGTATCAGATTGAACTCGAACTCATGCATGTTCCCGATGCGCATCACGAATTGTACAACATGGTGTACAAGGTGTTTGATGTTTTGAAGATTACGGCGTGAACATCTTCTTTGCTCGCATCGCATTGTACCAATTTTTCGGTTGAATGGTTGTATAGTTATTTCCCAGGTATGCCTTTGCAATCTCTTCGCGTTCCGGTTTCGGGAGCGTCGAAAACACCCGTTTGTACCCGTTTCGCACGATCCGTTGATTTGTCGGATCGTTCGAGAAAATATAGACACGTTCCTTCACAGTGATATCAGGTGCGCGCACAGGGCTCGCTTTCTTTATCGTCCCGTAGCTTTTAATGCGTTCAAACAATGCATTCTTTGACATTTTGGAGCTGGCTCCCGCATTGCCAAGGTTTCGTGCAATGGTGACGAGCTGATTCGTCGTGAGTTTCTTGTATGACTTTCCATTCACTTTTGTATTCTGAACCACGTGATTTCGGGGCCGTGTGCGAATGGGTGAGTTTGCCGACGCCCCGAAAATAGTACGCACATGACTCGGGACGTTCATCGACGCTTTCTCGTAACGAACTTTGGCCGTCTGAAAACCAGCCTTGAGGTCTTTCGGCACCTTGTAAAAATGCGGCTGTTTGCCAGGTCCGGGGGCGACATAGTACCCGTTCTTCTTTGCGTTCCATGACGCGGCGCGATCCGCCGCTTTCGGTGCGCCGTACCACACAAAGGTACTGCCAAACATGTTTTGGAGATACTGAGGCATAGACACGCCAGCTTTCTGGTAGGCTGTCTGAATCTTCTTGAGAGACAGTGTCATGTTCCCCTTGACGTTGTACAGACGCGGTTTTCCGTTTGGTCCGGGTCGAACGTACCGCCCCGGCTCGGGAACAACGTTATAGTTGGCCACCAGCGGGTGTCTCGAATTCAGCTTGGACATTTTATTCTTTGTGCGTTTTGTGTTTCGAGACTCGGGCTCACGGGACGAGGCTGCGTATCCCCCTTCCCTGCTCTGTTTGAACATCCGTTCGGGAGTGACGTGATCGATGATCCGACGCACGACATTCATCGCCTCCTTTGGTTTGGATGCACCGAAAATCTGAACTTGACCAGACACGTAAAAGATGAGCTTCATGGATGGGCTGTTCCATTTCACCTCGGCCCTGTTCCTCAGTTCGGGTTCGTAGGACCATGAGCCCAAGTTGTTTGGAAAGTATCGCCCGATGGTGTCGAGTTTGAGCAAACGACCGATGCTCATGCGCGCATCAAACTTGACGATTCGCGGGTGTGACAGTCCCTTGATGACATGCTCGAGCTGTTGAGCGACTCGGCCGACCGCGTTGGGCGAGGTGATCTGGACGGATCCTGAGCGGTGAATGATTGCAAATCCGCTCGTCGTCTTTATAAACCAATGATTCACCATTCCGAGCGTCGTCGTGGGCGACACGATGAGCCCGTGTGTCGCCGTGACTCGTGCAGTCGCGGGTCGCGAGATGGCTTGTCGCCCCTCCATGGACAGAAACCCACGGGGAAGCTTTGACGGAACGTGGACTCGTGAAAAGTCGCATGTAAAGGACACGGTTCGACTGGTGATCACCGGCTCTGTGAGCCCGTATTGGCCATGCGCGTTGAGATATCCAAGCTTTGTAGGTTGGGCGCGACGCCGAGTCATAATTTCTTTGATACGCGCAAGTGCTGCTGCGTTATTCATACTGGAGACCAATATTTTTTTACTTACACGTCAAGCACTGCAATGTCGGATGATACAATGTCAAGTCCGTAAATCACAGGCTGTGCCGTATACGCAGTGCCGCCATATGTACACGTGCTGTTTCGAACTTCGATTTCGCGTGATGAAAAGGGACCTGCATAAATGTCCGGATTGAATTTGCACCGTCCCAACAGATTTTCGACGCAGTGTGCGTTGAACATTTGTACAAAGATCTTTTGCGGAACAAACTTTGTCGGACCGTACGCAATCTTCTCCGAGGACAAAAAGTGCTGCAACGGATTTGTCAGCTTGGCCACTTCATCCTGGACCTTCTTGAAGTAGGAGGGCAGGACGTTCCAAATGTCTTCGTTGTTATATTTCTGAGAGTACTCGAGGTAGGCCCGAACACACTTGCACAGAATCGCTGGGATCTCACCGTCAAGCTTCTCATCGAGTTTCGGGTCAGCCTTTGCAACCTGTCGTCCAAAGTTCCACGTGACGAGACGACGCAACACGGACCCCGAGTTGTCCCTGTATCCCGGCACCTCGTTTCCTGCCAGGATTCCCGGAACGTTCCATGACATGCTGAGTGCTTTTTCGTTTTTACGAGCAATCGACACGTCTTCACCGGACACGATCGACTGAAACTCCGCCTGTTCGAGCGCGAGATCCCCCTTGACTTCCGGGGAGATGAACATGAACCCGTCGTGAATTGACCAGAGACCAAACTTCTTCTCAATGTTGTTTGACAAGGTTCGAACATCCTCCGTGTCGTAAAACTTTTTACACACCTTCGTAATCAGTGTCGACTTGCCTGAACGCGCAATTCCCTTGAGAAAGGGAATCACTTGCCACGCATCGAGATCCCCGACATCGAAACACAGACGACCCATGAAGACGTACAGCCATCGACACACCTCCTCCGAGAATCGCTGGTAGGCCATCACCGTGTGCATGTGCGGTGTCGGAATGGTGTACCAGTCTTCACACTCTTCATAGTGATCAAAGGGGAGATCAAAGTACTTGCAACTCACGATGGTCGGATCAAGCGCCTGACACTCTGGCTTGTCATACAGGTAAAACTTTGACACGTATTTCTCGTTGTTCCACTCCTTCCCGACAAAGATGCCATTCTTGAACGACCACACGTGGCGATTCTTACGAATCTCGGGAAACTGCATGTCCCGACAGTTTGTCAAATGCATGATTGTGTCTTTCACGATACTCCCCTTGCTTGTCAGATTCCGCCACATGTCATACTTATCCTCCTTTTGTGTGTAGAAATAGACAAACTCCTTGATTTCCATGATGGGTTTCCACGCCTTGGACAAGTACCCATCGGTCGTCTCAATCTGTTTACAACACTGCCCCTTGTACCGACGCATTTTCATGATGTACGCCTTGTTCAAAAGGTACAACAACAAACACTGGAACGGGCTGGGCTGGTTCTCATCTTCACCGTCATCCATCGTCCGACACCGAAACATCGAAAGTTCGACATCATCCGTGACGGGCGCGGTGCATGTCGGGTGATTAATACGCTCAAACGAGCGAACGTACCGAAAAATAATCTCATAGGCGTCATCCGCCGTTTCAATCAGACGCATCATGCGATACGAGAGACGAAACTCATCCCCGTTAATATCCAAAGTGACATGGTCTTTCATACCGAGCTCGCTCGATCGGTGATACAACTCGGAGAAGAGGTTTACGAGACGTCGTTTTTGTTCGAGAATGCGTTCGAGATCGACATTATGCGGCATACCGTTCGTGTCAAGCTCTTCGTCCCGAAAAAACTGTCGAAATCCGTTTGTCAAAGGGGCAAACCGATCTCCTTTACACGTGAGTCCCATCTTTTCCTCGAGATGACCGATAAATGTCTCGAGTCGTTCGGCTGGAAGACTTGAAACTTCTGACCGGAGAACTTCCATACGTATTTCATGTGCATGTTCTGGGTTGTTATCGCGTTCGATCGTATGTACATCCACCATGGTGATCTAACGCAAGAAATTTTTAAGTAGGTCCGGACCGTTTTCGTGTGACACTTCCTCTCACGTTTCTGTTCCATGTACGCGTGCTGCGCGGCCCCGCGGATGCTCGCTGACGTGCCTCATTCTCTTCACGGAGACGACGCGTCCGATTCCGCGCGGCGGCAAGTTGTTCGTTGAGCGCGTTCCGGGCGGCTTTATTGGCAGCTTCTTTGTTTGCAATCGCCTTCTTACGAGCTTTTTCTGCGTTGGTGTTTGGCAACTTTCTTTTGAGTGGGCTGTTTGGTTTTTGCATGTTTTCCTTTGAATACGTGAAAAACTCACGGATTCTCGCCTTTCTTTGACTTCTCGCGAGCGTTGAAAGCAAACGAGGTTTCATCGCTTCGAGACCCTTGGCTCGACGCATGGTCTTGAGAAACTCTTGTTCTTTCGCCTTGTTTTTTCGGAACTGTAGGTAATTGGACGGTTTCATGTAGAGTCCATTACTGTTCAAGGTCATTTTCGGTTCGATATAATACGACTGGAGTTCCGGGTACTTGTTTGCGAGTTTCGGGCGAATACGTACAATCCCTTCTTTGTTATTACGAAAAAACCCTCTATTGTTCTGCGAGCCCCATACTGGTTCCCACGTGTATGGACTCGCTTTCTTTAAAAAATTTGCAATTTCATTGGCAGCATTGTATCGTATTATCATGCTCGGCACATTGTACTTGTTTCTCCAATTTATCTGTGGAAAATTTCCGTATGCGCTCTTGTGTGCAACTTTCAACGCGTGGTTCGTTCTGTTATACAGCTGGTTAAACTCGGCGTTGTTTTTCAGTTTGTACTTTTTGATCAGGTTTTGCTTGAACGCATTCTTGTTTATGTTCTCGTTCTTCTCTGGGTAAGTACGCCAAATCTTCCCTGTACGGTACGTCGTAAAGTCTCGCTGAGACATGTACATTGGTGGACCTTTCATATACCTTCATCAAATACTATTTTTTCATGAACTAGGTGGATTTCGCTCTCGGTGTACGCTTCGGGCTTGGTGAGGATTTTTTGTTCGGCAATGGAACCCCGGACAATGAACGCATCAACTTTCGTTTGTTCAGGTTCCGGATTTTTTCATTCATGTACTTGACAAACTCTTTGGCGTTCATTCTTACTTTTGAAAGCGAAAAAAATCTCTTTCAAGTGTAAGGAATGGCCGGTGGTATATTCCCAGGGGCTCCGTTTCATTTCAACATAAAGTGTATCGTTTTCACCGCGCTCTTGGCGGGTGGGTACTGGTATCTCCCGTCCAAAAATAAATTTGTGCTCATCCTTCTGTTGTGGCTCCCGTACCTCGCGATGGCATGGTACGATTACGCGTATCAGTGTCGTTCGCTCAAACCCACGATCGTACCTTTCGGTCGATACCTGTGGTTGCCGTTCAAGCCGCAACCTTATAAAGAAGATTTCATGAAGATGTCCGATCAGCAGATTCAATCCATGAATTCGCTGGACCATCTCGTCGGATGGTCTGCGCTCATCGCCGCGCTCGCATTCATTCTCGTGAAAATGAAGATGAAATGAGAAGGATTTTTCATACACGCGTCTCGTGCATATGAAAAAACGCTCCCGAACAGGATCGAACTGTTGACATTCAGATTAACAGTCTGACGCTCTACCGACTGAGCTACAGGAGCTTGAGATGCAGTTTAGGGACGTGCTCGGGTCGAAAACCTTTTAGCGACGTGTCTCAGGTCGAAGGTTCTAGGGAGGATCGAACTCCCATTGCGAGATTCAGAGTCTCACGTACTAACCATTATACGATAGAACCTAATGCGTCTACCGGGAATCGAACCCGGGTCTAAACCTTGGAAGGGTTTTATCCTAACCATTGGACTACAAACGCTGCCCTCATCAGGTTTCGAACCTGAGACCTTGGCGTTATTAGCACCACGCTCTAACCAGCTGAGCTATGAGGGCTTACGGGCGACGCGAACAAGATTCACGCCTCTCTGACCTGCCGGAATCGAACCAGCGACCGTAGGAACTACAGTCCCACGCTCTACCAACTGAGCTAAGATCAGGAAAAAAAATCTTTCATTCCATTACATATGAAAGGGTTAAACAACCAAAATGTCGTGAATGCGCTTTTGAAATACCTCAATGCGCAGAACCGCGCTCGTTTACGTACTACGAGTAAAGGCGTTCGGGCCGCTATAAACAAAAACAGCGGATACTCAACCCCTCGTGCATCTTCTCCGAAAACGAGGAGTCCGCCGCGGGCACCGAAGAAGCAGCGTCGTTAAGCGGACGCCTTTGTGCTCAGGGCAGTCAGGATCTTTACAAGAATAACATTCTGTTTCTCTAGGTGCTTTGCGATCGCGTCTGTCGAAGATGCCAGGTTTGCGAGGACGGAGGTGATTGTCTCACCATCCTCGGTCGTCAGGACATTCAGGAGCATATCCTCGCCGAAATTATCGTCGTCGAGCATATCGTCATCATCATCCATATCGGGTACGGTGTCTTCTGGAGGAGCAGATGCCTCGGGATCAGCCATATGTACTTTTTCTACAGAAAATAGAAAGCGTCGTCTGAACGCGCGCGTGTGCGAAAGGGGGTGATTTCTCTGAAATTTTTTTTCTTGGGTACGTAGTACCAAGTGAAATCATGGCGGGAGGACTTATGCAGCTCGTTGCTTACGGCGCTCAGGATGTGTATCTGACGGGTCAGCCCAAGGTGACCTTCTTCCAGGCGGTGTACAAGCGTCACACCAACTTCGCTATGGAGCTGATTTCGCAGACCACCAACGGCAGCCCGGCGTCCAGCGGTCGCGTGTCCGTGACCATCGCCCGTAACGGCGACCTGGTCGGCAACATGCACGTGGCCCTGACCCCCCTGACCCAGAACCTGACCTCCAACAACACTCAGTACGACACCTGCTGGCTGGCTGAGCGTGCGATTGCCGCCGTTGAGCTGACCATCGGTGGCCAGCGCATTGACAAGCACTACCAGGTGTGGTGGCGCCTGTACTCCGAGCTGTTCCTGAATGAGGCTGATAAGCTGGCCTGGGCCAAGATGACCTCCTTCACGGGCGCTCTGGGTGGCACGACCCAGTACCGTGTGTACATTCCCCTGCTGTTCTTCTTCAACCGTAACCCGGGCCTGTACCTGCCCCTGATTGCTCTGCAGTACCACGAGGTGCGTCTGGACTTTGACCTGACCAGCTACTACAGCCTGTACTTCAGCACCTCCGCCTCTTTCGAGGTGTGGGCCAACTACGTGTACCTGGACACCGAGGAGCGTCGCCGCTTCGCCCAGAAGGGTCACGAGTACCTGATTGAGCAGGTGCAGCACACCGGCGGTGACACCATCTTCAACGGTGCCAGCTCTGGCTCCAACGCTGAGAATAACATCCAGCTGGTTCGCCTGAGCTTCAACCACCCCGTGAAGGAGTTCATCTGGTGCTACACCAACCCCAACGTGACCGTCGGCTCGTCCCTGTCGGTTCCAGGTGCTAACCTGAACGCCATGTGGAACTTCACCTCCAACACCGGCAACGTGAACGTCACTTGCAACGTTGCCTCCATGGCCATCTCCAACAACTGGCAGGTTCCTCACCACGTGGGTCGCCCTGTCCTGCTGAACGGTAACGGCACACTCGCTGCGACCCAGACCCAGCAGTTCGGCGGCAATTGCTACTGGATTGAGGACGGTAACTTCACTGCTGGTTCCACCGAGGTGGGTCCTCTGCACCTGTTCAAGGTGGTCCTCAACGGCCAGGACCGCTTCAAGGAGCAGGCTGGCAAGTACTTCAACAACGTCCAGCCGTACCTGTACCACACTGGCACTCCTTACCCGGGCATCTACGCGTACTCCTTCGCGCTGCAGCCCGAGGAGCACCAGCCGACCGGCACCTGCAACTTCTCTCGCATTGACAACGCTCAGGTGTCTGTGCAGCTGAAGTCCAACACCCTGACCCCTCTGCAGAAGCTGTTCGCGGTGAACTACAACATCCTGCGTATCCAGTCTGGCATGGGCGGCCTTGCGTTCAGTAACTGAACCCTCCCATATACTTATGTGTTATATTTCAATATTAAAAACGGCCTTCCCGGGTTTTGCCCGGGCCTCAGGCCCAAAAGTGCCAAGACTTTTGGGTCAGAGACTTAAAGAAATTTCCTCCTATAATGGTAGGAAATGGAGAAAGAAGATGAATTAAAAAAATGTACAAACTGTTGTAGAGCTCCACAATCTGTTAAAGAGTTTGTCAATACGAAAGGTCGTGAGTGTTCAACATGTAACAAGTGCCGTGAAAAAGGTAAAAGGAATGATAAGAAACCAGAAAGACGGGAGTATCATAATGAACTCCACAAAGAAAACAGATATTCAGAAAAATGGCGCGCTAGGCAACTTGAAGAACGACCAGAAGAATACCGAGAACATAATAACCAAATCCATGCACTATGGCGTTCAGAGAACACAGAACACTCTTCACGATGGTACAGGACAAGCGTTAATTCTCGTCTCGACGCTCTCAAACGCGCAGCCGAAACTCGTGATATAGAGTGGAATCTGACGGATGAAGAAGCGAAAGAGATGCTTGTGAAACCGTGCATTTATTGTAAGCATATCAACCTTGAAGTCCGTGTGAATGGCATAGATCGTCTGGATTCATCGAAACCTTACACATCTGAAAACTGTCGTCCGTGTTGTAAGGATTGTAATTATATGAAAGGCACGTATGATCCCAAGACGTTTATCGAACGTGCAAAGAAGATTGCTCTATGTGAAGTCGACTTTCCCGATGTTCCATCATGTGCGGAACACAAGAAGATCAACAGGAAGAAATAACTCCACCCCCCAGGATCCGTGTGGCAAAAAAAAGAATTAAGGGTTGGGCCGCCATACCCCATTGTTGTTTTCATACCACGCTTGTGTCGGAGACTTCATGAGATACCACCGCCCTTTTTTGTCCTGGAACCAAAACCGACCGTTTTTGTTCGTATACATGCCGAGATTCGTTGTCGTTCCTCCCCAATACGTTTTGACTTTTTTGCCAGTTCTCACCAACCCGGAAGGAAAGACGTTGTTCGAAAGTATCTTGGAGACGAGGTTCATTGGAAGTTTGTTTGCCAATTTGCTCCGGACTTGTTCGAATGCTCTCGTCGAGTTTTGTACTCGAATCTTCGCCTTGGTACGAGGAATCATCTTGTTTCGAACGTGAGAATACCGCTCGTGCGAATACATTTTTTTCGGACCGAGCTTGTTTGCAATGCTACGCAACTTGTTATTTGTATCGCCGTGTTTCTCAGATGTTTTTTGCATAGTCTTTGATAATTTTCGCATCGCCTTGATATTGGCGTTTGTCGGAATGCGAACGTTCACGTTACTGTTCGATGAATTGTTGTTGGTGTTACTTCGCGCACCGATTCCATTTGTATATTCACTGAATTCTCGGCGTAGATTCTTCAAATCACTCGCGAGTGTCTTTTTTTTGATGTGTTCCTTTTCGAACCACATCTGAAGACGCATGGCGATCGCCCTGTTCCTGTTCGATGGACCGCCGTACGTTGTCCAGTACTCTGAGAGTGCATTGATATAGTTCTGAGGACGACTGTACCTGCTCGGGTTGGGTTCTGCTTTCATATATTTTATAGATATTTTTTCTCCGCGTCTATAAAATACATGAATCGAAACCAGGTGTTTGCCGCCATTCGTAACTTTGAGCGCGCCAATAAAGAATACATGAATTCTCTGAAACGCATACAAAACGAAACGACAAACGTCGAGTCCAGGGTCAATCTAGAGAATCGTCTTTCTCGGGGAAAACGCCCGATGAGTCGTCAGAACAACATCGCGTTGAAATACGCCCGCGGGCGAATCGGTGTTGCTGCGAACAGACGAAACCGAGCGATCGCTGCACACACAAACGTACAGAACCGGCGACGAAACGCGTACCAACGACTCACACAGGCGTTTCGAGGTTTTGTCCCGCTTCTTCCGGGATGGCAACTCCATGGGACGAACGTGACTCAGGTCCGACGAGCGATAGGAACGGTCCGGAGGTTACAGAAAACGCAGAACATTCGACGGGTCGCCCCGGCTGCTCAGAAATGGCTGAACAAGTTCAAACAAAGCAAAGTTCGTTCGGCATACACGGGCATGACGCGCTCTGGTATCCCTTCGAGCGTCGCGAGAAACATAAGTCGACGTGCGTTTGAGTAAATTTTCTCAGAGAAACGTAAGTATGTTGACGCGTAAAAAGTACCTGAACCTGATCAACAAATCGATCAATGCACTTCAGAAGAAAATGTACAGTTCAAAAAATCACCCAATGAATAAACTCACGTACCAGAACATCCAAGCGTTGAAGAAGTTGGTTGCAAACGCACGCAAACCGACAAACGCGAATACGCCGTTCAATCACAACACCTTGAACAACGGTCGATTTAAAATTGAGTTTGGAATACTGGATAGTTCTCATCCCGCTTTACTTGGAGTGAATGTATTCAAACGGTTTCCAAACGGGAGTTCTGCGAGGTACATGGCTAATGCTATTAATAACGGGAAACCTCCAAACTTGAACAAATTGAATGTAGGTCTCCAGTATTCTCGAGGAACAATACCGGGTCAGGAGAATAAACGCGTCGCTGCGGCAATCGTGATTCAGCGCGCGCTTCGAAACAAAAAGGTGAAGGGTCCATTCAGTTCACGAGAAATGCAGAACGTACTCGTGAAACAAATACTTCCGAAACTTCCAAAGAAAAACCGCGAAGCCGTGACGAGTGCGTTTCGCGCCCCTTCTCAACTGAATAAAGAACTGAGAAACCGATCCAAGCGCGTCGATCCGTACTGGAAAGCGCTGCTGAATGACATAAAACGACGATCTGTCATGAAAAGGAAAATCAATTTGATGAGCGGATGAGACCTGCGCCGAACAAACGTGAATCGGTTGCCTCGTCGAAAAACTTCTAACAGGAGAGTATGACGACGACTGCTGCTCGAGTTGCGAGTGCCAAGTACAATAAAAAAGCTGCAAATCAACTCAAGAACAATTTCGGTCGAAAGATCAATTTGAACAATGCACAAAAGGTGCTCCAGAAAGAGATTGCAAATCTCAAAAATGAGATTCGAGTCAGGTACAATCGAGGTGAGTTTGTTGGACGATACAACATTCAACAGCGTCGTCTTGAGAATCTCTTACGGAACGTGAACCGAAAGTTGCGTCTGCGAGGTCCACCTATCCAGAGGCATTTCACGCCAAGGGAACTCAACGTTCTTAATAAACAGGAGGGAGATCTTCACACGTACTTGAGTGAACTGAATAAGCTTGTGAAAAAGTATCGCATTCCACAACTGCCGCATAGATGGGGTCTCGTCCTTAAAATGAGCAATTCAAACAGAGAAGCTCGGAACCAGATTGCGCGTCAATACGGGCTTCTTTGGGAGATGAAGGCACGCGGACAACAGTGGAAACGGAGAAAATTGAGTTAAACCGACACCGCCTCGAGTGAGAGCACCGGAAACTCATACCATTCAATCTCGCTCCCGAGCTCTTCGTTGTCTCTCGGGAACGAACGAAGAATATCAAGATCGATATACGATTTCATGGCTTTGTCATCATGATACACGTGTTCCTCTTCGATCGTTTTCGCTTGCTCCTCTGTCAAAAGAATGAGTGACGTCGCTTTTGTGAATGCGATGAAAAACTTTGAATCGACACAATCAATGTCATCACAGTGATCATCTTCAAAGGTGTATGGTCGAAGGTACGTCATTGAATACAATTTTTGTTCGGTTTTCTGAAAAAATTTCTGACACAGTTCCATCCCGTTTTTATACTGAGCATCCGTGATGCACTCCTTGATATCATCGATGAAATCCGAAATTTCATGCGCCATAAAAAGATAGGACGTGTTTCTTTTATGACATTTCTTGTCGGCGACAATATCGAGCTTATGCGTGCAGTAGAGAGTAACAGCATCGATTTCATATATATGGACCCACCGTACAACACGGGTCGAAATTTCCTGTACTTTGAAGACCGGCGAGCCGATTTCCAAGATTTTATACGTGTACGCGTTCAGGAATGCCACCGTATTCTTAAAAAAGATGGAAATATCGTCATCCATGTCGAACCACGGATTTCGCATCGTATCCGAGTCATATGCGACGATATTTTCGGCGAATCCAATTTTCGAAATGAAATCGTGTGGCACTCGGGTGGAAATGCGAAGAATAAGTACCAACTTGGTCGGAATCACGACACCCTCATTGTCTATGGGAAATCAAAACACGCAAAATTTTTTCCAATGTATACCGAGTATCCCGAAGAGTACATGAGACACCTCAAGATGTGTCCGCACCACAATGCGTTGTATTCAACCTCTGCCGCGCACAACGCGCAACCGAGCATAAATCCACGTCCAAACTTACGGTACGAATGGAACGGACACATACATCAGTGGTACGTCTCGCGTGAAAAAATGCAACACCTCCACGACGAACATCGCCTTGAATACAATGCACGCGGTGTGCCCCGCATCAAGCGGTTCGTCACGGAAATGGAAGGCATTCCGATCCGAGACACGTGGGATGACATTTCGTCGATTCAAGCAAAAGAAAAGACGGAATGGCCGACACAAAAACCAATTAAACTTCTTCAACGGATTCTTCATCTGTATACTCAAGAGGGGGATACATGTCTTGATCCGTTTGCGGGTTCAGGAACTCTTGGACGAGCATGTCGATCACTTGGTCGATCATACATGTTATTTGATATTCATCCTCGATCGAAGGAAGTGTTTGATACATCAATTGAATGACAGCATCTGTGGATTCATCCGTGTCATAGAGCCTACGGACTGATTTGGGTACGTATGCTATCAGGTGAGATGGTTTCTTTGGGTCGATGAGTGCATCAACGGGAATGCATCGGATATGTGCCTGTGACAAGGAGAAGAATGGTCCGGGAATGAATATGACAAGAATGTCAAATTCGTCTTTCTTATACTTGACGTGACCCGTTTCGACGGATTCTTTATTCTTTTTAGAGTGACGCCGTGTTGTTTCCAGATGCCATTCACCCATTCGAAATTTTGTTTGATGTCGAACATATGGAACATCATCTGTGATGCCGTCGTACGATGCACCGACGACATGACGGATCGGTCGTCCCGTTCTGTGTTCAAGCCATGTATTGACGTACATCTCAGCCCCAGGCGCGAGGAGCTTTCCAATGTCCCGGTGTTGCTTGGGGTCCTTCACGGCTTGGACAAACCATGTTCGCATGGGTGATGGCTCAGACCCAAACCATTCCGTCGCACTTTCTTCCACCATAACAGAACATGCAGAAAAAATCTTTAACTTATGTATATTATGAAACAGTGGGTCGGCATCATCTTAGGTCTCATCGTCGTTGTTTCTCTCATGATGGTGTACACGTATCGTAAATCAAACTACGATATTACAGCCTACACCCCGACGACGATGGCACCCACGTCAAATGTCGTTGCACCGCCCCCCATGCCCACGCCAAATGTCGTTGCACCGCCCCCCATGCCCACGTCAAATGTGGTTGCACCGCCGCCATCCATGACCGTGTTGCCCCCGATTCCCAAGGTTGCCGAACTCCCACCGAGCCAGGCGGCCGCAACGGATATTGAGCCAGCGTATGCCTTTGAAAAGTACGCCGTTTACGGCGACGGAACCTCGTTGACACCAGCCCCCGTCGATATGGTCGTTCCAACACCAAAGGTGTCGACGTACGCACCCATGCCCACCGACCTGTTCGCGGCAGTCCACGAGGATACTGATGCGTTCCAGGAAATAGATTTTCAGGTTGTTGATAAGTATGGACGTGAAACGTCTGGCGATGCTCCTCAAGCTTCGTAAAGTGGGTGGGTCGGTCGTTCACCACTGTGCGATTCTTCGTCGGCTCTTAAAGGAAAAGGGTGTTGAGACCCGACTTGTCAAAGGGTTTTGTGTGAGTCCAGGTGAAGTCTGCGAACACTATTGGCTCGAAACACTGGATGAGAAACTTCACCTCGATGTCGGCCTCGAAGTGGCAAAACTTCATTCGTCGGAGCTTGCCACCCTGAAAACCATGTTGCTCGAAACGCTTCCGGATGAACTCAAAGATGTTCAGGTGCTGAAACAGGACGACAACGACCGTCTCTTTGAATTGTATCAGACGGACATGAAAACGTTTTGGTCCGAGGCACCATACGATGTGCGAACATTCACACCAGGTAAAGTTTTATAATCTGGGAAATGTCTGTTCGACAGTACGGGCACTTTCGAGGACCGAGTCGCTCGATACATTGAAGACAACACGTGTGGCCACACGGCGCAAACGCAATTCCAATCGTATGTTCAATACACGTAAAACACATATATTTGTTCGTATCTTCGTCGATGACGTGTGTCATCAGTCGACGAAGATGACGATACGTACGTAAAGTCGTCGTATACTCACTCTTCAGAGCATCGAGACCTTCATCCTGCTCAAATCGATCAATGAGATCAGAGAATGCCTCGACATACCCGTGATCACCGAATATCTCAACCGAACTCTTCAATGCGGCAATTTTCTGTGTGACCGTATCGATCCGCGAATACAAGTGTACCAGGTGCTTCATCGTATCCCGGTATCTCTGTTTCAGAGTTGTCAGGACCCGCTCATCTTCTACGTACTCGTCAGGGAGTGTTGGTTCAAGTTCCACAAATTCAAGATCCTCCAGAACACGAATACGTGCTTGAAGAGCATTATCATCCTCGTCCGTCTCAATCTCAGTATAGTTCATCCTGTAAATTAAAATGTATCTTTTAGATAAATATGGGCAAACTCGAGAACAACTTTATCGTGTTTATCACCGCGACCTATCTCGCCGTATCGGCCGTTCGGGATTTGTATGACACGGACCGTGGCACAGGCCACACGTCCACGTGGTTTACCGCCGTCATGCAATTCATCCTCGCATTTTCGCTGCTTCTCTTTGCTCGTTCCTGAATTTTTTTTCCGGGTCATAGACATATGAATTCGAACAACTCGGGTGCTCTGGTTCAAGGCATCGTTGTACTTGTTCTCATGGCGATGTTCCTGTCGGGCGTCTTTATGATTTCCGAGGGTGTCGCGTTGAACCCGGCGTCCGAGCCACAGAAGAAATGGTTCGGTGCCGGTCACGTGATCGCCGCCGGACTGTTGGCGATTGCATACATCATGATGTTAAGAAAAAGAAATTCAATGTATAATTAGACATGTCGGCACTTCATTTGATGGGATACGTTGAAGGACCGGTCATTCGAACAGTCGACGAGCTTCGAGCCATCATGACACGCGTAAGTCAGGCGTGTCAGTTTACCGTGGTGAATGAAGCCTTTCACCAGTTCCAGCCTTTTGGTGCGACCGGCGTACTTGTTCTGGCCGAGAGTCATTTTTCGGCACACACGTACCCGGAACATTCGATGGTCTACGTGGATGTGTTTTGTTGTGCCAAGAATTTTGACCCGGACAACTGTTCTCGTGTACTTGAACTTGAGTTTGCAGGAATCGGTTCATGGCAAACCGTTACACGGACCGTCGGATCATGAAGAGCACAAAAATAACGAGTAAAAAAACACATACACCAATAATCACACGATCTCGCTCAGATGTTTTTGAGCATCGAGATGACCAATACCGATGCGCCTTTTCATAAGGAATCTCGGGTTTGTTCAGCTGCGAATTGACGAGATTGTGAAGATCGACGGACCACCGAAACAGGTCGGTCGTATCGATCGGGGTGGTCTGGAGGTTTTCGCGGAGGTGTTTTCCGCACTGCGCACACGGTAAAATTTCAGGCATGCTTTCGAAAAACTTTATGTATGCGTCACGTTTCTCCTCCGGAATGTCAGGTCCTGCGCTCAGTGCCGTCATGTGAATCACGGTCCAAAAATAGTTTCCAAACACGGTCGGACAAATCGACACCATATGGTTTTCGAGGAAAAAAACAGGCTACATAAATTCGCGAATCATGGGGAACACTTCAGCGATTGCGTGAGCGCATGCGATCGCGACATCCTGGTGTTCTTTTTGCGTTCCGTGAGCGCTCCGGAGCTGAATATAATGAATCCAGGACCGAAGCGTTCCATTCACATACAGACGTGACGGCGTGTTCCCCTCTGGCAACACGGCACGAGCCTGTTCTTTTGCAATGCCCTGCGTCAAGGCCCACTCATATGCACGCTGTGCACACTGACCCACCTCCCACTGGCGAACCTTCCATTCATGATGAAGTTTCGTATCGTTCGTCTCGAGACTGTTCTGACGGTTTGTCGTGTCTTGGAGACGCGCCTCACGGTCGACCATCTGGTTCTGGACTTTTGCGTATCGCTGACTAAACTCCTGGAACGAAAAGGATCGGTGACGGAGAAGCTGGCGTGCAATGTCCCTGGTCGTGTCAACTTCGAGGCACAGGCTCACCATTTCGAGCGGGGACCAATGCTTGTGCTTGATCAAGTATCGAACCAGTCGCTCGGCCGTATCGTGCGAGGCTTGGTTTTCGGGGTTTGAGACACGAGCCGCATAGGCCACCTGTTCGATGAGCGTTTTTTGATCGGGGGTGCTTGACCATGAAATAAGGCGAGCTGACATTAATATTCTCATGGATACAATCTATAGGTGCATTGCATCACATGCTGATATTGACGTGCGTCGAGCGCTCGGTGTATATGGGTCCATTCGTATTCCGGAGGGATTCACCGGTCGAACACTCGAACCGATAAGTTTTCGATGGTTCCCACACAAAAAAATGATCATGTACTTTGATTTTCGACCACGTACGTATGAGCTTGTTATCTATAAGAATGTCGACATGAGAGAGAATGATGTCGTCATGACATGTGAGGTTCACAAAACCTGGGGAGATGACGACAAGTACATGTATCTCTCTGACTATTACGATACACCGTTCGTGGTTCCCTTGAATTCGATGATGTGTATCGGTGCCTGAAACGCATATGTTGACGTGTACGTCATTTCAAAGTCGTCATCTTGGATAAATGTACACGTGTATTCGGATCGTCCTTCGTTGAAAAGCGCATACGACCATTTGGTATAGTCCAGTGGAATCGGACACCAGACCTGAAAGGTGTTTTCTGCAAACAGAAACAATTTTTGGACATCCTGGAGATACACGAGGGGGCGGCGTCTCATGGGGAGCCAAGGCCCTCTCAATTTCCGTGGCAAAAGGCCAAACGCGCGTCGCGTGTCTATGCTCAGATCCGCGTATCCGAGAATTCTCTTCACAATGTGTGTCGGAAGATTCATTAGAGAATAGGGAGGCGATATGTCTAAATGTTCATTCGAACGAGTGACGACGAGGTGATTGAGTTTGACCATGCTCATAGCCGAGTATTAGAAGGTATGTGTGACGAAATTGGAACTGACATTACCAGCCGCCCAGTGCCGCTCGCCGTCAGCTCCTCCGTGCTCTGTATGCTGAAAAAGTGGGTCAAAGTGACGGATGAAGATCCGGACGAACCGTGGGACTGTTTGATGAGCATGGCTCACGCGGCAGACTATCTTGACATGCCCGAACTCCTCGATCGAACCTGTCGTCGCATGGCAACGCTCCTGAAGGGAAAGTCTCCCGATGAAATACGAACCATGATGGGAGTTAAGGAAAATACTCTCTTCTAACGGAATGGAGTACGAAAAAGTGACGCATGTCGAACACATTCTACGACGACCAGACTCGTATATCGGGTCGATCATTCCCGATGTGTTCGACACGTGGGTACGGCGTGACCATATGTTTGAACGATCTCAGGTGACAATCGCCCCCGGATTGTTGAAGATTTTCGATGAAATTCTGGTCAATGCGATTGATCAACATACGCTTCATCCAAAAAAGGTGAATCGAATCGATGTGTCCTGGACAGACACATCCATCTCAATCAAAAACAATGGGGACGGTATTCCGATTCAAAAGCACGACAAGGAGAAGGTGTGGATTCCTGAACTCATCTTTGGTCACTTGTTGACATCATCAAACTACGATGACACGAAGGAGCGAACGACCGGTGGTCGAAACGGGTACGGTGCAAAACTCACAAACGTCTTTTCAAAACTGTTTCGAGTGACCGTCGTCTCGAATGGCAAGAAATATACTCAGACATGGACCAAAAACATGAGTTCCGTGAGTGACCCAGTCATCAAGGATCACAAGGGACCCGGGTATGTGGAGATTGAGTTTGAACCAGACTGGTCCAAGTTTGGATGTGCATCGTGTCCACCCGGTTTCAAAAAGGTGATAGAACGTCGTGTCTGGGACGCAGCCGCATGGTGTCTCAAGGCGCACGTGTATCTCAACACGGAGCGTATCCATGTCGATTCGTTCGAGGCGTACGCGAAAATGCACGTCTCTGGACCGACCATTGCGCTCGGGACCGACATTGTCATTGCGCACACGGACACGGGGAAGTTTGAACAGGTGTCCTTCGTGAATGGCATTGCGACCACACACGGTGGGACCCACGTCGACCGATTCGTAAATCAGCTCGTGACGGCTCTCCCAGTGAAGGACATTCGACCGGCCCAAGTGAAAGCCTCACTCTTTGTGTTTATGCGGGCGACCCGGGATCGTCCGACGTTTTCGAGTCAAACAAAAACAGAGTGTACGTCCAAGGACACGACCGAGTACACGTTCAAACCGGCGAGCATCAAGGCGGTGATGGCGTGTGGTCTCTCTGATGATCTCACGGCGCTTCAGATGGCAAAGTCGGAGAAGGAGCTCAAAAAGACGGATGGTTCAAAAAAGTCGCGTATTTTTGGAATTCCGAAGCTCGATGATGCACACTGGGCCGGAACACACAAGTCGCACGAGTGCACGCTTATTGTGACCGAAGGAGATTCGGCCAAGACGCTTGCTGTTGCTGGTCTGAGCGTCGTCGGCCGAAACGCGTACGGCGTCTTTCCTCTCCGGGGGAAGCCTCGGAATGTTCGTGATGCCAGTGTGAAGCAACTGACCGAGAACCAAGAGTTTTCTGATTTGAAAAAGATCTTGGGGCTGCAACATGGTCACTCGTATACTTCACTCAAAGAACTTCGGTACGGGCGTCTGATGATCATGACGGATGCGGATTTGGATGGAAGCCACATCAAGGGTCTCATTCTGAACATGTTTCACCACTTTTGGCCTGAACTCGTCCACCTTGGATTTATCGTTGCTATGGTGACCCCCGTGCTCAAGGTTGATTCAACCTGGTTTTTCAGTGAGGCTGAGTATGCAACTGCAAAGCCACGGGGACGTGTCAAGTACTACAAGGGTCTCGGCACGTCAACAAGCGCTGAAGCAAAGGAGTACTTCAAAATGATTGATCGTCTCACGGTCAAATTTGATTTTGATCCAGAGACGGATGGGTCCATGGCACTCGCCTTTGCCAAAGCGATGGCGGATGATCGAAAGGAGTGGCTCGTCCGACACATGGCCCACCCCCCGCAATCCATCCCGTACGGAAATATCAAGCGTATCACGGTCTCCGACTTTGTCCACCGCGATCTCGCTCAGTTTAGCGTGGCAGACATTCACCGAAGCATCCCTCACGTGATGGATGGGTTCAAACCGAGTCAGCGAAAAGTCATTTACGCATGTCTCAAAAAGGATTTGAAATCTGACATGAAGGTGGCTCAGCTTGCCGGGTACGTTGCCGAACACACGGCGTACCATCACGGTGAGGCGAGCCTTCAGGGGACAATCATCGGGTTGGCTCAGAACTTTGTCGGATCAAACAATCTTCATCTGCTCGAACCGAGCGGTCAGTTTGGGACGCGACTCATGGGCGGAAAAGACTGTGCGAGCCCTCGATACATTTATACACGTCTGTCCCCTATGACGCAATCAATCTTCGATCCACGCGACGATGCCGTTCTCAAGCACGTCGTGGAGGATGGCCACCAGGTTGAACCCGAGTGGTACGCCCCGATCATTCCCATGATTCTCGTCAATGGAGCGGAAGGCATCGGTACGGGGTTTTCATCCTATGTCCCACCATACAAGTGCGAAGACGTGATTGCAAACATCCGAAACGTGTTTCGTGATCGACCTCTTGTTCCGATGATTCCATATTTCAAAGGGTTCACGGGCACCACCGAAAAGAAGGGGGAACACACATGGATTCTTTCGGGCGTGGTTCGCAAGGAGGGGAGCGCGTGGGTCGTTTCCGATCTTCCACCGGGAAAATGGATTCAGGAGTACAAGGAATTTTTGGACGAGTGTATGGAAAAAGGAACGGTCCAAAAGTATGAAAACCATTCGACGGAGACCCAACCGCACTTCCGCGTGTGGTCCGAGGCTCCACCCGAGGTGACGCGAGCGGTCCACACATCAAACATGTACTTGATGACACCGACCGGTATTAAAAAGTTTCAAAGTCCCGAGGCGATTTTGATGGAGTATGTTGAGACCCGTGTTCGTGTCTACGACAAGAGAAAGGCGCACCTTCTGAAAAAGCTCCGGGACGAGCGAGCGATTCTGGAACTCAAAGTTCGTTTCATTCTGGATGTGATTGAAGATCGTCTGGTTGTTTTCCGACGCGATCGGAAAGACCTCGAGGCGGACATGGAACATCGGGGCTTTCCCCGAGAGCTGCTTCACACCAAGACGTACGAGTACACACGCGATGAAGTCTCTGCACTTCACGCACGCATTCGCGAGTATCAGAGTGAGAGTGACACGCTCGAACGCATGTCCGTGATTGATATGTGGGAACAAAATCTGAGATCTTTGTAGAGAGAATGGATGTGTTTCAGACATTTTTGACGTTTTTACAGACTCTCGTCACCCAGACGGTTTCAAACACAGTGGTGGCACTTCAACAATATGTCGCCACTCATCCGGAAATTGTGGTGTACGCCCAAGCGTTCCTCCAGATCCTGAATCAACCGACGACTCAGACAACCCAACAGGCTGTTCAACAGTTCCAGACGACGATCCCGTCACCGCCCCCGCCACCGTCACCGTATTCACTCCGAGGGTTTTACGGACCGTCCGCAACGCCCGATGGATCCTTTATGGTGTATTTCACAGATCAGACGAATCTTCCTATATCAAACGGTTGGTCAATCATCGGTCTCCCCGGTATTTCCGGGAACGTGGTTGTTTCCCAGTACAACTCAAACGTGTACGGTGACGTCGTCATCAATCCGGGACCTCCGTCCATTTCGTTTCCGTACGTTTCCAACGCGGTTGTGTTTTCGGACGCCCCGAACGCCGTGGATGTTCCGAGCTCAATCGTTCGATTGACAGTCAGTCCAACATCGTTGTCGATTCCAACTGCAAACGCAACAACAACTTTTGGTCTTTATACACCAACCATATATGACACATCCAACATATTTGGTGTTGAAGGCAATCTCCCAATGTTCAGCTCAAACATTGTAAACGTCGAGGGACGAAACACGTACACGACAGTTGTGAATCGTGGTGCGGGCATTGGTGCTCTCATTTCGCTTGCCGCCATCGGGGGTCAAGAACCATACATGTATGGTGGCTATTCAAAGTGGATTCCGCGCGTACGACAACACACGCCGTTCATCCGGTCGAACCGTATGTTGAACCCGGTCGTTGTTACGGGGCAAATGCTCGGGCAACTCGTTCAGATTCCAATCACGACGCGTGATGCAAAGGATCTCATCTCAAACATGCACTTGACATGTACGCTCCCCGCCCTCCCGGGCGGGTATGAGTACTGTGAAATGGTCGGTCGTGCGATTTTTAAAACCGTTGAACTCCTGATTGATGGCATATCATATGAATTGCTGACGGATGACTGGTACACGCTTCACGATCAGCTCTTTTTGGATGCTGACGAGAAACGGCTTTTATATCAAGCACTGAATGCCGGTTTTCCCGAAAATCAACCCGTTCCTGCCCCAAACCCTATTCAACTCACCATTCCTCTTCAATTCTTCTTTTCACGTTCAAACAAGCAGAATCGGCCATTCTTTCCGACGTGTGCACTTTCCAATGCCCAAATTATTGTTCGAATCGAATTTCATTCAGCGGTGTGGATCACGCATGCACCGACCGATATAAATGGAAATCCGGTTGACATTTCGAACGTTCGCATTTTGCTCGAAGAAATTTCTTTGAGTCCGAAGGAACGTATGTATTTCATGACACAACCGCTCGAATTCAAAATACCACAGGTGTGGCGCGAAGCTGTCCAGGGATTTACAAATGGACAGGTTCGTGTCAATTTCACGGCCAACTTTCCTATTCTTATGATGGCCTGGTTTTTTCGAAACAAAAACTATGAGAATGAAACGTCCGGTCCAAACACGCAAAACTTTGCAGCGCTCCGGTATAAGTACGGGTACTCGACCCAATACAACAAGTCAACGACGCCCGTCACATTCTTTAATGGAACAACACTCAATTTCATCGACGTCATACAGTACGCGACGCTGTACATCAACAACCAAAACATCCTGTCAAACTTTCCCGGATCGTTATACTATTCATACAGACAACCCACGGATCACAACATGTCCATTCCGACAAAAAACATATACATGTACTGTTTCGGGAAGAACCCCCATATTCTGACCGGAGGGTTGGATTTCTCGACACTCAATTATCAAACGTCTCATCTCGACATGTCGTTTTTGAATCAGTATGCGTCCGAGATTACAGCCGATTACAATTTACACATGTACTACTACGGATACAGGACTGTTCGGATTCAGGGGGGACAAATCAGCTATGTGTGAGCATACAGCGCTGCATATCCTTCCGAGTTATTTCCACCATATCCACCAATTAAGAGAAGCGATGCGTCGTGGGCGATACTCACGGCTGAACCAAACGTAGGAACATCGGTCATTTGAATCACCGTCGGATCAATCACCCAAATTGCGCCCATCTGTGTATATACGGCGACCGATCGTGCGCCGGGTGCGCCGACAATCGCAATGTCCGATGATGCGGACAGCGCCACGGATTCACCGAACGAAAAGGACGCCCCTATTGTGTTCATAAGTTGTGTTTGAAACACCCATGAACTGCCCGTGTACTTGTACACGGCGACATATCCATAGTTCGGTGCACCAACGATGACTGATTCGTTTGTCGGTGACACGTACACCGAGAATCCAAAATTCACGGTGATTGGTAGACTGGTCGGAAGAACGGATGGCCCGGACCATGTCCCACCAGAATACCTGTACATCCCGACATATCTGGCGCCGTACGCCCCGACGGCAATGACGGTTCCGTCATCACTGATGGACACGGCATCTCCGAAATTCGGCGCGGATCCCGATGCTGTGCTTGTCAGAACCGTCTCGGAGGACCATGTTCCTCCGCTATATTGAAACACGCCGGCGTACCCGGCAAACCCATGTGCGCGTGGTGCGCCGACAACAATCGTGTTCCCGTTTCCACTGATTGCGACGGTCCACCCAAACGTATAGTCGGCCGTCGCCGTGACAAGCGTTGCACTGAGGACCCAGTCGGATCCATTGAACCGAAACACAGTGACGTTCCCGGCCCCGTTGTTTGCCGCCGCGGCTCCGACAACCACCGTGAGTCCGTCGTTTGAAATGTCAACCGAGTACCCGAAATATGAGGCGGGGCCAGTCAATGAAGCGATCGGCCCTTTGTCTGTAATCACAACACCGGTGTTTAACCCGGTTCCGGGAGCACTGATTGCGAATGAAGTTCCGGTGTCATTCATCGCGAGCGATTCACCGAAATACACAAACGACGGGAATGGGATAATTTCCTTGACAAATACGTAGAGCGGGAGAGGGGGTGCCGCCGGTGTCGGTGCAAGAACATCCGAACGTGAAACTTCGTACCCGGATTCAATTGTCGGGTAGAGTACACGACCCTGTCCTTTTTCGACAATCAGTATCGTGTAGCTGTGTGCATAGATGCGAAGCGTCCGAAAGACCGATGACGGTGCAAGCGTCAAAACGTGACGTTGGCGCGTGACGGCTGACATGTTCAAGGCTCCGTTTTCATGGTCACTTTGGGGATTGAATTCGAATGAGTAACAGTATATGGGATGAGTCGGGACTCGTGTGTGCCGATTGAATACGCGTAAATACTGACCGGACGCCCAATCGTCAGCCAGAATCGAATCCGTGTCGAATGTCAGACGCATCGAAATGAGGTCGTCTGAATAGTTGTACACATTTGACGTGTACTGGTCCGGGAGAATGACCCAAAAGAGTTCCTTTGTCATGTTGACAAAACTGGTGTCGCATACGTACTCAGACAGACCGTTTGGAATTCGGAATTCGAGACGTTGAAACGTCTGAACAGGGTATTGAAGCTGCGTCGACGCAAGGTATGCTCGTTCGGCGGCCGACACGTAGACATAATCCACATACAGGGACATGGCCACGGGGTTTGTGTATGGCTGCCCCGCAAAGTACTCTGCTGACTGAAAGACGATTCGAAGCTTCGGTGCGTCGTCGAGCACACACACTGGAAGTTTCACGGTGAATGGAAACTGAATAAAGTACGAGACCAAGTTGCTCGTCGTTTGCGTCCCGACGAGCTGAGCAAGACCAATCTGTTTCGCTTCGGGCACCGTGACTTCTCCGAGGATAAACATAGATTCACCAAAGTGACGTTCGATGACCTGGTCTTGAACTATCAGTTCGACTCGATCGATCATGGCAGTCCCTGTCGAATACTGGAGCGTGGTCGACACGAAATCGCTCGGCCAATCGACACGAAGCGTCACGGTATTTAAAATATCACCCCCGGCTTTGGCGAGGATGATCGTTGCATCATCGCCAAAGTGAACATCCTTGTCGAATTGAAGAAGTATAGTCTGGTGCGCATACTGGGCTGGTACACCCATATCTGATTTTACCCAATAAAAATTTGACCAACATAATTTATGTTCCATCGTCCGTCGACGCTCGACATGTCATGCCACTGGGGGGAATTGAAGACAAGTCCACCGAGTCCGTTCTGAATACGAAGGATGTTGAAGCTTCGTGTGTACACACGTGTAAATGTCCCCGGTTGTGTCGGGTACGTCATCTGAATTTCCCGGATTCTTGAAAAGTTTACAGTGCCCTGTGGGATCGGGGACTCTGGATCGAACGAAAACGAAAGGAGAGACACGTTTCGCTGGGGCATAGTTGTGTGATACATGAAGGGCTCCAATACCCATGTTGTGTAATCACCGGCCGATTCGTTATTGAATGCGAGACGGAGTGTCGATGATTGTGGCGTATATGCGTACGGATCCACGGTTGTTGTCGGATTTTGGTTCACGATGAACATCTCCTTCACCGGTCCACTCGAGTACGATTTGAGGATGGATGTATCACTCTGTGTCTGAGACATTGATGTTTGCATGACATAGTATTCATTCGAGAGAGGTGTGCCGCTCGGAAGTTTATCGTACTTGACAAGAAGTGATCCTTGAAACGAGACTGGATTAATGATCGGGGACGTATCGTACCGAAGGATGAATGCCGGAATGCTCGCATTGGATGTTGGATCGATCGGACTTGTCGTGAATGGAAAATAAAATATGAACCGGCCATCAAAGACCATACGTGCGAGAGACGACCCGTACCCGTACGGATTCGGGAGCAAAAAGGATTTACTCGCCGTAAACGAACTCGTTCCGGTCGTATAATTAAACCATGAATACGAGCCGGGTGATGCGAATGGCATGGTCGTATCGTACTGAAACACGACGGGGGACAGATACGATGTCAATGACACGTATCGCCCGTCAAACACCGCGTGAGCGATCGCAGGATCACCGCTCAGGATTCCCATAGCTGGGGTCAATAGGTTTGTGTACCAATCGAATGCGGTCCACACACTCGTCTGTGTGTTGTACTGAAGCCAATATCCGGTCGTTGCATACACAGGTCCACCGACGGCAAGACTTGTGGTCAGCGTCACGTCCGTAAACCAGTAGACGGACGTTCCGTCAAAGATTGAGCAGGCGATGTTGAGTTGAGGAATCCCAAGATTGGCCGAATAATCGTACGTGGACCATGTACTCGTGATCGTGTTGTACCAATACACGTTTGACGTTTGGTACTTGTCGACGTACCACATGTTTGTTCCGTCAAAGACGGGTTGGGTCGATAAGTTGACATTCGACGTCGGAAGAACCGGTGCGATATTTGAGGATGCACCCGATGCCGTGTTGTACACAAAGACGTTGTTATATTGCGGTCCGGCATAGGCGTCATTCACCGTGGATGTAATGTACAAGTGAAGACCGTCCGTACCGATCGTAAATGTTGAGACTGGGAAATAAAACCCGATAGACTTGCCGGCCGCGATGAATGGAGTGTCTTGTGGACCCGTCGGAAACACAAATGTCACGGCTGGATCAGTAACATTATATACGATCCCAACGGCACTTTGCGAAAAGTAGACCGCGAGACCGGGTGAAATACCAATTGTCGAAGTGAAGAGAATCGTGAGTGATGAGACGCTCGTGTGTGCCGGCGTAGAGGTCAATGTAGGGATTGCGAACAATGGGTTCGCGACGAGGGGCACTCGTACACCAAGTGAACTCGGAGCAGATGTGTACGGTTTGAGACCATTCATGGTTGTGAAATACACAGTTCCAGTCTCGCCGACCGCATACAAGGTTTTTCCTATGCTTACGACTGATTGGTTATATACATAGTCTCCGAATTGTTCGATCGATGTTGCCGATGTTTGTGTCACTATGTTTTGGTGTGTGTCATAGATGAGGAAATACGGAATCACCTGATTGAATGCAAGGACTGATACGCGCGTGAACATGTACAAAAACTGACCGTCCCAAATGATACTATCGGCAATGAGAGCCAGCTCCAAACCCTCTTCACTAAACGTCTTTCCCGGAATACCGGATGAATTATCCCCGGTAATGTAATTCAGATACACGAGACTGTCCGAACTTGTAAACCCAAACCCCTTTTGTTGAGATGTGTACGGTGCAATATTATAAAACGTGTCAAAGGATACAGCAATCTGAACATCCTGGCGATACAATTCTCGTATCGGAATCGGTGAGCCCTGTGTAAACGGAAGCTTTGAGTAATAGGTTCGGTCGGCGCGTATCGAGCTCGTATCGTTCTTTCCAATCAAGAGCGTCAGGGCGGCTTGATTTTCATATGAAACTTCCAAATCTCTTTGGAGTTCGATGAATTCGCCCGTGACCGTGTCTATGGTCTGACCACCGATACGGAGATCTGCCGTTCGAATAATAAACGTACCGACGCTGTCAACATATGGAACGGGTAAAGGGTACGGAATGTACCCAGAAATCCATCCTGCTTGTATGAATGTTATTGGTGACGTCTGAACGAGTGGAAAAATGTAGAGATATACATCATTTATGGGATACACCGATTGGGCTGCTGTGTAATCAAATCCAAAGAACGCAGCATCTTCTTGTCGTTGAAATCCAATGCTCACAATCGTTGGGTCATTATATGTGAATGTAAAGTTTGAAGACGTTACACCAAATGTGACGTAATTGTTACTTGATGTCGGGAGCCATGACAAGTTTGCTGTTGAGTAATATGGGACGACACCCTTCACTTGAAGCTGCTGATACGACAAATCACTAAAAAATAGATTGAATACCGGAAAATTTGCAGTTTGGGTCGGGTACACCCACGATGTTGGATTGAGAGGAACGTCGAGTTGCGGAAGAATCATCTTGATGGAAATGTCGGTGATCCGATCACCCCATCTCGGTAAGGTTGCAATGGCCGTCCCTCCGTACAACACTGGGTTATCAAAGGGGACTTCGATTGTGCTTTGGAGGTAGGTCTCTTCGGGCGTGTCTTTGGGCATGAACAGAGAATATGAGGGGTTCCCTGTGAACCAGGCGTCTTGTTCGCCTTGATGTGCAAGCCGTTGCATCCTGATATACCCGAGTGAGTTTTTTTGGAGGAAAAAAATACATCTGCACTCATCAGAAATGAATGTCCAACTCCGGAAATTCGACCCGTCAAAAATCGGCGACGACAAGGTTTGTGTGTTTATAGGAAAACGTGGAACAGGCAAATCAACGCTCGTCACAGACATCATGTACCATAAACGCCACATACCAGTCGGGATCGTCATGTCAGGAACCGAAGACGGAAATCATTATTATCGTCAGTTCATCCCAGATTTGTTCATTTACGGAGACTATAACCGTGATGCGATTGAACGAATTCTGGAGCGTCAACGTCGTCTGGTCGGTATGGGGAAAACAGCACCCGCTTTCTTGCTGATGGATGATTGCATGTACGATAAAACGTTCATGAAGGACACGTGTATTCGACAATGTTTCATGAACGGGCGACACTGGAAACTGTTTTTTATGCTGACCATGCAGTACTGCATGGACCTTTCGCCAGATTTGCGTGCAAATGTAGACTACGTGTTTGTGCTTCGCGAAAACGTGATTCAGAACCGCGAACGTCTCTATAAATCATTCTTTGGCGTTTTCCCTACATTTGATATGTTTTGTCAGGTTATGAATTCGTGTACCGAAAACTACGAGTGTTTGGTACTTGATAATACGAGCAAATCGAACCGTATCGAAGATTGTGTGTTTTATTACAAGGCACCTATCCGTAAAGGGTTTCGTATCGGGTCGGACGCAATTTGGCAGTACCATCAGCGACACTATAATCCTCGCCACGTCGCGCAGCAAACAACGACCGGAACACCCGCAAAGAAAAAGGGAGCGGCGGGAATCACTGTAAAGAAAGTGTAGAAACACTGTGGGGACATTTTTTTAAGATGAAGCCTCGGCCACGGGCTCCTCAACGGCCACGGGCTCCTCAACGGCCACGGGCTCCTCAACGGCCACGGGCTCCTCAACGGCCACGGGCTCCTCGACGGCCACGGGCTCGTCCCGAGAAGCATTCAGGGCCTCTTCTATAAGGGCCGCTGCCCGATTCACAGGGACATCATCCTCATCAATCACGACAGGCTGTTCGGCCACGGACGCCGGGACGTGAACCCATGCACCCGTCTCGTCCTGTACAATCATTAGATCCAAATGCTCAACACCACCACCCATTTATTGTCTACTCAGGTTTTTTTTTGGCGCGACAAGAAACGCAAAAAAAAAGAGTACGCGACAAAGTAACATGGAGAACCTTGACATGTCCGGAACTTCCGATATTCTCCAGTACATTCCAACCGTTCAGATTGAGGAAGTGGTACATTCGCCCGAAAAAAACTCTGATTCAATACTAGAAATGGACTTTTCCACGCCTATCTCCGACGTCATGCCATCCGCCGCTTTTGATCCGATGCCAGACAGCAGCGGAGGAGGGGCGGCGACCTACAATTCTCCGACCACTCAGCGTGTGACTGGTGTTGCTGCTGGAATGATCGGCGCCTCCTCCTCGAAAGATCAAGCGTATCCTCTGGGTCTCACATTCGAGCAGTTTTCGGCGGCGATTGCGGGCCTGGCATCCCTTGCCGCCTTTTCCTCCCCAGTCCAGGAGAAGCTTGCCGAGATGATCCCCAAGTTTCTGAGTGATGCGGGTCAGCTCACCACGACGGGAATGGCCATCACGGCCATGTTGGTCGCTGTCATCTTCTTCTTTGCGATGCGCTTCCTGAAAAACCAAAAGTAAATTTTTCCTTTTAGAGTACGATTTCGCCACCGCAATACATCTGCGGATCACCTGATGGATGAAAAATCCCGAGCGTTATACACAGTTGACGAAGATCTCTAAAACTTGCCCAATATTCTGGTGAATGATCATATTCCGGAACAGTCATGTGTGCGAGTTCATGAATCAGAACATGCATTGCTGCATCGACATTATCCCCATCGAGACAAATGTAAATTTCGTACCCTTTGTTTACATTGTACCCGATCGTCCCTTTATTCATCCGTGATGCCATGATACCCGTGATAATGGGCTGATGATCCCGAAGTATTGTAAACCGAGGATCAATCGCTGGTGTTTCCTGGAGATGTTTCCGAAGTGTCAAGTACCGTGACTTGATTTCTCTGAGAAGCGATGGTTGACCCATAAACGCCAAGACGCCAACCAATAGCATTGTTGTGGCGAAAAGTATCCACGGATAATACTTTTTCATCTAGTAATGTCTTCTGAAAATAAATATGGAATACACGTCCGAAATCAATCCGTTTGGGTGTTTCAGCATAGGGGACCATTCGATACACGTGAACCACGGAGCGAGCGAACGAACGAGCATGGATTTTGAAATCATTGGTTCTTGTCGCGCACCCTGAGCATAGAACGGACCATCGACCAATCGAACCGACACTGTTGATTCGTCAATCGGTTCAATCGTGTTTCCAAGTGCGTCAGGTGATGAAAACGTACGGATCCGATCACGGTCCGGGGTAATACCGATCAGGAGCCCCCCGGGTTTCGTCGCCTGAGCAATCGCCTGAGCAGACTCGTTGAGTGTATCAACAATGTAATGAATTGAAAAGTTGTAACAAATGACATCAAACGGGCCGAATGTTTTGCCGGTGAAAATGTCACCGACGTGGAACTGAATCGTCTGTGTGTTCATCTGGAGCGCACGATCGTGTGCCTCATTGATCGACTCTTCATCCGGGTCAACGCCTATGACCAGCGCACCCGTGGAGACCCACTTGTGTATGTCGCCACCACGCCCACACCCACAATCAAGGACGTATGACCCTTTTTGGATTGTCCGTTCGATAAGACGCCGCTTACACTGATTATGAAGACGGCGAAGTGCGTCCATGGGCTTAAACAAAAAACGCGTGTCTATTTTAAATGTCTTTGCTCGAACAGGACTTTACGACTGTTCCAGGCCAGATGTATGCGCTGATCTCGATGGTTGGACCGGATATGCCCCAGAAAAACGAAAAGCTCGGTTTGAAGATTCGGGGGTGCTTTTCCTCGAAGGATGAGGCGAGTGCACACGCCAAGCGTCTCCAGAAAGAGGATCAGTTGGTCGATATTTACGTTGTTGACATGTACAAGTGGCTGTTGGTGCCTCCTGATCGTGAGCAGATTGATGACGTACACTACCAGAACGATAAGCTCGAGGAGATTATGCAAGGCTATATGAAGAACCAGCGTGATGCAGCCGTGCACTTTGAGAAGCGTAAGAAGGACATGATGCAAAAGCCGATTGAGGGAAGCGACACACCCTATATTGACCCGACGGACGAGAACAGTAAGTTTTATACCAAGCCGGATGTTCCCCCGATTCCCCACCCGGCCGAGCTCATTGAGGACCTGCGCAAGGAGTTTCCGGCGGCAGACATGCAAGAGCTGGTCATCAAGGCGGACACCCGTATTGCCGCTGAGATTCTTCGTCGGCGCGAGGAGCTCGAGGCTCAGCGTGCAGTCGCCGAGCCGGTCAATCTCACCCCGGTCGTCGAAGAAACTTCTCAAGAGTAAGATATGTGGATCACCGTCATCCTTCTTCTTCTATGCTTGAGCGCCGTCGTGTATTTTACGACACGCCGAAGCTTCTATGCACCACCACGTGATACAACGACAATCCTTCCTTTTGTTGATCCATCCTCAAACACGGTCGATATGACAACACAGTCGAACGTGTATCAGGATATGGGTGGTTTTTTGAGCACACGTGAAAATCCAATGAGTCAATATTTTCAGGGGGGTGATCTTTTCCAGGAAGTCCAGATGACTGGAGATTCATGTATTGATCCGATTCTCGAACCGTTCGCAAACACAACATCAAATACACTCATTTATGGATACTCTTCCCAGTGTTCATATCCTTTTTCAAATCCGTCTCCAGCGGCAGCCGCTCCACTCTCATTTTCACAGACGGATGTCTTTAACGATGCAGCCGCCTGGCCAAACAAATTTGAAGCTCCTTTAAGTAATGTTGTTTCGCAAGGGTACATGTTTACCGGACTTGAATCATCCGCGGGGAACGCTCCAATGACTGTTATTCCGAGCGATGAACAGTATGCGTATACGCACCCATTCATGCAAGCGACTCAGAGTACAAATCCATCATACGTCTCAACATTGACGTCATATGACATTCCATTCATTGGCGCAAAACAATAGGCGTCAGTGACTTTCCCAAGAGAATACCTGCGATGAAAGCTACAAAAATTATAATGAGTGTCTGTTTTGATATTCCATCCATAAACTCTTCGTGTTTCTGAAATGCCGCGATCGGTTGATGGTAGTATTGTTGGTGCTGGACAACGTCTTCTTCTTCTTCATCTCGTCGAATGTCCTCGTCATTCGTCATCATCGGCTGTTCCGATATCGGAGGAGGTTTGAACATCGCTGTCTATATCACTCTCTTCGTTTTTATCTTCAACAACAAATCCGTCGAGATTTCCGTGATCATCCGCATCCGACTCGCTTGAAAGATCCTCTGGATCGATCGAAATCTCTGACGAAACATCTGACGACTCTTTCGAGTCGTATTCGTTGGTGTTATAGTCATCATCACACACTTCAACTGGAACGTAACGCTCGGGCTTTTTGACAACACGACCCGACCGTGTCGTCGTCACATTACTGCCCGTGGGATTTTGGGTCTGGGAAGTGGTCCCCGAGTGCTCGACCAGACTTGAGGTCATCTGTATGTACTTGGTCGTAATCGTTTAAGTAACGTGGGAAAAAGTACACCCCCTTCTTCTGGGACATGGTATACAGCTGATATTCGCCTTCAATCGTCAAATCTCGAGCCATAGAATCGAGGGTCGTCTGAATATCAGAATCATCGGAGCGTCTGAGATTCAGTGCAATGTTATATATGTTTTCCACGGCCGCCTTGAGTTGTTGTGCGGCGACCCCCACGTCCTCTTCCACTTCGAACGCTCGAATGTTTTCTTTGAACTGGGCCCACTCGGTTGGGTCCAGCCCCGAATATGGGTGAAGCAGGCGTTCGTACTTGATTGAGAGGGTTTTCTGGAAACCAGTGCGCGGGAACAAGGTCGCAAATAGATACACAAGTAGAGCGATCCACAGTAACATTACTGGTGAGCTCATCTACTATGCTCGGAGAAAGTATGTATTCGCGTCCGACATAGTCTTTACACGTGTCTTCGTCATGACACCGCTGGGTGATTGTGTCGTCAAACACGTAAAACCACACATGATTCGACTTGTGTTCCTTTTCGACATGTGCACAGTACTGTGAATCAGTCTGGACCCACAGAATTCGAGGACTTCTGCGAATCACACGCCTGATTCGAGTTTTTTCTTGTCCTGGAATGTACCGCTGGATATACCGCTCGAGTGGTCCGTGGTTTGTCACCTCGGTCACCTGGGACAAAGACTCCGTGTCATCCGGAGACCGGATCGAATAGTCACGGAGCGTTTCGATGGTGATGGCGCCATTCTGTGGCATGTACGGGTCACCCGCTGGTACTTTGTGCGACCCAATCATCCGAAGACCCGACCCACCATAGACGGATGAATCGATACGTGTGTTCCACTCGGGATCATCACCGAGTTCAAGGAGGATGCGCGTGCGAAACGCCAACGCCTCTGCGCGCCGAACCTTCGTGTCTGGCCAATGGATGTGAACGCCCGACTTGATTCGACCATCCGCCTCCGTTCGAACGTGTGCTCGAGCAACAAGCATGCGTCCCGGAACGACGGATGACATGGCGCGAAGTATGTCATTCAAACACGCATCTGTGATCGGTGACGTGTCTCTCCAGTCAAGATCAACAAAGAACCGAAAGACGAGCGTCTTTTGTTCAACGACAAACACCTTTTGTTTTCTGTGAAGTGCTGAGAGGTACTCGACAAAAAAAGCATCCGTGTCCGCATACGGAACATCGAGAATCCCACCATCCATGAGATAGTGTGTCCCCGGCCCTGACGTCGTGCGCCATCGTGTAAACATACATGAAATGGGGCCTCACTTCCTTAGTTTATACATGTCAATGAGAAGCAGGGGGAGAATCGTTCCGAGAAACTCTATGAGCCGTCTGTGTTTTGGTTTTTGAATAGTCAAGAAATCGCCAGGGTTGTACACGACATTGTCTCGTTGCCACTTGGCCATGAAACACCCGTCAAAATAGTACCAACATGCGGCTGCGGCTGCCAATAACACCATATGTGTATGAATGTTCGACCGACTCTGGAAGAGCACGCCAAACAGAATTGATGTAATGACACATTGGTGCAACACGATGTTCAACTTTTGTTTCAAGTCGAGAGCGTACTTTCCGTGAATCACCGAAATGTCAGTAAAACTTGTGTGTATCGTCGCGAGTGCGATGGAGCTCCACGCAATTGTGTCTGCGCTAAGCATCATATTCTTTTACGACTGAAATTTTTTTTTCACTTGGTCAGCAGAGACCCACCGATTCCGGAATCGATGGTGAAATCACGCTGCTGATTGCGGACGTAACTCTCGTCGCCGCAGAGACCCCCTGGGGTGAGGCTCTTGGTGTAATAGGCCGAGTCCTGGTTGTACCCACCGACCGTGCACTTCAGGGAATTCTTCAGGCCGAAAATGCTGCTGGGTCCGCTGGACGCGCCGCTGCCTGAGGTGATGCCCAGATCCGCCATGAAGCTGCGACCTGGGCGCATGCTCACCTGGTACAGAATCAGAAGAAGCAGGGCGATGATGACAATATGTTTCACTTTCATTTGTTATATTGAACACAGAGAAAATTTGCGTTAAAGCCTAGAACTTCCTTTCTTTAATATAGTCAGAGCTATGGACTTGACTCATGATACTGGAATGTCGCTCAACCTGAACGATGACGAGCGTCGTCTGATGGATGAGATCTCCCTGTCTGCACCGACGTCAAAGGATGTGCCTGTACGTAAACCAGCACCGTCGCGTCCCCTGTTTCGACGACCTCCTCCGATGCGAAACCACCCCGCCGCTGAGGACCCTGCTGAGATGGACATGAACATGTTTGTCAATCCGACAAAAAGCAACGTCCAGCCTCCGGTCTATGAGACATGGGACGGTGGAGACGGACCCGGCCCTGACGTCGAGGCTCCGGAGATGGGTCAGCAGCCCATGATGAACGAGCAGGCATCTGGTCCGAGCGAGGGGTACAAGACGATCGAGGATGAAAAGGCGGACCTGCTGAACAAGATTGCGCGTCTCGCGAAAAAGGGTATGCACACCTCTTCACGCCTGACGGCCTACAGCGACATTGAGGAGATTCGTACCGAGTACAAACGTCTGATTTATGCGATCGAGTCTGATCGCGCGGTTCGGTTTCAGCGTCGTATGCTTATCGCGTGTATCACCGGTCTGGAGTTTTTGAACAAGCGGTTCGATCCCTTTGATTTGCAGCTGGATGGGTGGTCCGAGAATGTGATGGAGAATGTCGAGGATTACGACTCTGTGTTTGAGGAGCTGTATGTCAAGTACAATGCCAAGGTGAATGTTGCACCGGAGGTGAAGCTCATTCTCATGATTGGTGGGTCGGCGATGATGTTCCACTTGACAAACAGCATGTTCAAATCGGCCATGCCGGACATGAACAAGGTGATGAAACAGAACCCCGAACTCCTGAGAAACATGATGGATGCGGTTCAGAAGACTGCAGCAGCAGGTGCTCCTCCTCCTCCCCCAGGACAGTCGGCAGACGGGCGTCGCGAAATGCGTGGACCACCCTCAGGGGGACTTGACATGTCAGCACTTTTCGGAATGATGGGTCCACCACCTCCCGTATCAACATCCCGCGAAACCCGGGAAGATGATGAAGTTTCGGACATTGTCTCGGTCGACATGAGCACAGAGACGCGTGAAATTGATGTTCGTACTGGCGGAAAGAAAAAGAAGGCTGCTGGTGGCCCTTCGTTCGCAAGTAAGAAGAAAGAGGTTGTTCTTTGAATTCAAAAAAAAAATTTGTAGATCTATATCAGCATGGGCATTTCATATGCACCTATACAAGAAGACGATGATCAATTAATCGTCGTTCCCCAAAAACCCCCCAGTAGCAGCAGCAGCGTCACCCGACGCTGGCTCTTCAGGGGACGCGACGACCTGAACGAGTGTCTCAGCCTTGTCCTTTTTTTTGTTCTTGGTATGACTCTTCTTACTCTCAGTGAGTAGGAACCCACGCTTGAACCCATCCTCGTCGACAGGAGGAGGAGAGGGTGGTGGGGGAGGAGGAGGAGCAAGGACCGGAAGATCGTCAGGCACCACGGGGGGAGGAGGATGCTGCTGCTGATTGAACATGGATGATATTTGTTTGATGACGACGTCTTTCTGAGCCGGGTTCAGGTTGGCCCAATTTTGCTTCGAAAGGATCTGGGCTGGAGCCATGTTCTTTCGGAGAACGTGGCGAATTTCAAGCGGTAAGTGTGCAAACTCCTTGAGTTCAAACATGGAGATGCTTGTTGATGGTTTGGTGTTTGTGTGCATCACAAAGACACATGCAATCATACACAGTGCGAGCGCGACAATCACATACGCCGCGTCTCTCATTCTATCTGTATCAAACATTTCCCTTTTTGAAAAAAACACGCGTCACGGTCTGTTTCCTTTTCGTCGGCCACGGGGACCTGAAACCCAGCCGCCTTATATATGTTCAGGCGTCGTCCATACATCGCGTTCATAACGTTCCATGTATCGACAATGTCATAGACGTCTTTTGGTCCCGAGACGCGAAGGATACGCCCGACCGCTTGACGAACATCCGAGTGGGGTGTTGCAAACACGATGGCACTGAGCGTCGGAATGTCGAGCCCCTCGTGTGCGAGTGAGAATGTCCCGACGACGACATGTTTTCGTGCGCTTTCATCCAGCTCTGCTTGTTTCATGCCGCCCATGTATACTCCGGCGTTCGGTGCGAGCTTTTGAACAAGCCAATCACAGTGACTTCGGCGATCTGACAAGACGAGTATATGTTTGTGCGTCTTCATTGCGTCTCGAATGACGGAAAGAATCAGACTGTTTCGTTCTGGAAGATCGACGAGCATGTTCACCATGGTCGCGAGACACACTTTCCCGATTCGAGACACGGGAGGTGGTTTCTTAAACTCGGGGTGCATGAATCGAATCGCATGAACCGTGACATTGGTCGATTGGGTTCGGTACTTTGCAAAGAAACACGGACCGAGAAACCAATATAAGATACGGGTCAAACCATCCTTGCGGTCCGGCGTCGCCGTCAATCCCAGTGTGTACCGGGGACACATGGTGAACATGGCTTGTGAAAACGCGGGTGCACCGACGTGGTGTGCCTCGTCAACAATGACGAGACCGACCGATTCGAATGTTGACGGGTCATGGGAACGCATACAGAGCGTCTGAATCATCGCAATTACAAACGGGTGGTCAAGATCACACTGGTCTTGTTGAACACGTCCGACCGAACACCCGGGACAAAACTGTTGAATTCGTTCGATCCATTGGTTTGCCAAAAACTCTTTGTGAACAATAATCAAGGTTCGAACACCCATACGTGCAGAGATTGCGAGCGCGCACACGGTTTTCCCGAGCCCCGTGTCGAGTGACAACACACCGGACCCTTTGTATTTGGAAAGAGCTTCCACCTGGTGATCACGGAGCTGCCCCGTGAATGGAATTGTGACACGTACCGGCTCTGATCTCGCGTCACCGTGTGCAGGACCAAACTTTTCCTCCCCAAAAAACCGAGGGATGACGAGTCGGTGTTTCGTCGTTTCTTTAAAAACCTTGAACGGTGGTGGACAAAACCCGAGTGCGTTTTCAAGAGCACGAACCGTCAGTTCCTTTTTCGTTTCCGGATGCGCATCAATGACATACCCCGTTCGGCATAACATAGAGAAATAAGGCATTTCTTCTCTATGAAGCTCTGCTTTATTCTTCCTGGCTCGGAGTTTTCTTCGTATTTTCTGATGGTATGGACCGATCTCGTCATGAAATGTGCCCAGAAGGGGCACGAGGTGATGGTCAGTCAGCGAAAGACGCGCCCAGAGTGCTTCGACATGTGCAAGGACATGACGTACGATGCATACATGTGTATCGACGCCGATGCAGTTTTCAAAACTGAGGATATTTTTAGCTTGTTTGAGAGTCCCCATGACGTGACGGGTGCGGTCATGATGACACCGGATCTCATGACGCTCACGTGTGGCCGGCCGGCCGACACGATCATTCACGAGAAGGATTACTTTCAGGCGGACAAAATTGAGCCGTCCTTTGTGCTCATTCGCCAGATTCCGGACGGATGGAATTTCACAGATTCCATTGCAGGCCACATTGATTCTCGTATCCGTATCGGTCACGAAGTTACAATCGTCGTATAGATCGTAAAACACCGTTCTGAATCATACACTCGATGAGATCTCCCGATTCAAACTGTTGAATCGGGACGATGCCTTCGACATAACACATGACTCGATTGTATCGAAAAGGAATTTTTATGTTGTACAGGATTTCATCCATCTCAATGTCAATGAACTTTCGACCCTGAACATCGTACCAGGGTGTCCGTATAACACCATATGTCATCCTAGTATAAGTTTTCAAAAAAAAAGATGTTGTGATGTACTAATGAGTAGTTTTCTCTCTAAAAAATCGACAAGTGTTATTCTCGTGATTCTGGGAGTCGCATTGTATCTTGTGTATCGTCAACAACAAGAAGATATGACGCTTCCAGCACCAACAGACTCGACATGTCCGTTCGGCTTTTATCTGACGTGTATTTCTCGTGACCTCCCCGGTTCCGAAGACGATGTTCCTTTTCTTCCCGAGAAGCTCAAAGACGTGTGTCCACGCACACACGTTCCGGCGTGTCTCCCTGACCAGGCACATCAGGTGAAACCTAAAATTTTTTAGATGAGATACAGTAGTTATGGTGGCCTTTGACTTTCAGGACGCTCCTATACTTCCGTTTCTGTTCCCAAAAGTGGAATACTTCCCACCACCCCATGACGATCTTCCCGTTGGTGAAGATATCCCCCCGAGAGACACCGCCGATGAGATAGATCCATTGCGATCTCAAGGTGAAACAGGGGCCGGTATCGATCCGGGAAATTCATCGTCCGGTGTACAGCGCCAAACAACAGCCGGTCAAAACATTTCAGGAGCTCGTATAAATTCAGGGACGAGGGACACAACAGTCACCGACGAATCTCTCGGGGGTGGAAAAGGAACAGTCGAGCCAGATGGTTCTATAGTCGACTCAACCGGAACTACTCACCAACTCGGTGATCGTGGAACAAATCCTATTTCCGCATCTTCATCCAAACCAGCACGAACTCCACCGGACACGGATCCGTCAAGTCAACACAGTCCAGAAAAGATTGAACAGGCAAAGAGCAGTATCATGGATCGCATCATGAAAGGTGCGATGCTTGTTCCATTTTTGATTCCGCTTGGTATTTTGCTCCATGCCCTCATCCAGGGCCTGATTGATTGTGATCAACTTGACAATAAAAAATTTGGAATCACTGATGCTCTGAGTGCTGCGTCACCTCAGTACCCGGACGGAACACCAGATTGGATCAAGGCAATTGCCGTCAATAAGAACAAGGTGAATATTTCGTATTCACCTTGTGCACGAATTTTAGCAACCGACACGGTCACAATCAAGGACAGTAACGTGTTTGATGGGACATATACACCGACTGGTACACCGGGTCCGTGTAAAGTACAGATTGATATCGGAAAGACGTTTACAAACAATACATGGTCAAACACGGCGACATTTGTACTTCAGACATCGTGTGAGGATCGAATGGCCTACCAGGTTGGTGATGATACAGCAACCCTTGCGAACTTTGCTGGCACAACCGCTGGTGACATTATGAATGGAATTTTCGGAAGCATTAACTGGAGTATCGTATTTCTCGTGATTTTTGCCGTTGTGGCATTTTATTTGTTTTTTCAAGTTGTAGCAGTCTTCAAAGGTCATTAAAAGCCGGCATCTGTCCAGTTCGCCGACGAAAGTGTCGTCAGGGTATAGCTGGATACGTTCGCGGTCGATGCTGTATTACTGAGATCATTCACAAACCAAGTTTGTTTCATGAAACTGTCTGTCGAAAACCCAGAGCAGTTTGATGATGACTGTCCGATACAATTGAGAGATAATGCATTCGGATCCGTAGAGTTCAGAGTGGTCCCATAACGCTGTGATACAACCGTTGCATCAAACGCGTAATCTTTTGCACTCGACACAAACCCATACTTCGGGTGAACTGCTGTTTTCTTGATGTATGTATCGACCCCTGACTGTGGAACCATGATAAGCGTCCCAAAAGAGTTCGAGACAGGGTAACAGTTTCCTGAACTGAAGATGACTCCGTTACACGAGTAATCAAGCGAACAGTTTGAGGCACATGCATTGGCTGTTGTGCTGTTCGGATCAAGAGTGTACAACGTACTGATGTTCAGTGTTGAATTTGCAGTCGGAACATACCCAGCCAATTTGTCATACGTGACGGGGCTAAAGATATTCAAAAAACTGGTGACCCACCGGGGACGTTTAGATGGGTCGTTGTACCATTGTACGATAGTGTACACGGCCCAGGCAACGAGTGCGAAAATCACAAGCGTGATTGTAAGTGTTACAGCCTGACCAAAGTCGAAACCCATATAGTTATGGCACGGAAAAAAAAAATTTGGTATTGTAGATGGGAGTAGGGTCAGAAATCACCACGACAATAATACTCACCTTTTTGTTTTTTTTGCTGGTCTTATGGCTTATACAATTGCAAAAAAGCCTACAGCCTCCGGCAACGGGTGGGGGACCAACAGTTTTAGGGTCAATTCCTCAACGTCTGAATTTAGATGAACTTTCGGCATTGTTTTATATAAAAACACAAGGGTCTCATGGGTCCGAGTTTGTGGGCTTACTTGAAATGGCATTGTTCATGCTACTAGGAGAACTCAGTGAAAAATTAAGAGAGTGGGCCGAAGAGAATGAACGGAAACTCAAAGAACTTCAAGAAAAACAGGCCGAAAATGATGAAAGACGACCACCGGAAGATGATGTCAAGAACGAGACTGATGAGTTTCGAGACCAACAAGAAAAGGGAATCAAAGAAGAGCTTGAAAGAGCATCTGAACTGGAGGAACAAACGAGAACGAATGAAATACCACCGGATGATGAGGCCAGAAACAATGCAGATGAGATTCGAGAAACACAAGAGAAAGGATTCAAAGAAACGATCGAGAAGTCATCTGAACTGGATGATATAACGAAGACGACCGAGGCGCCCGTCGTGGACGAAGTTCGCAACCGCATGAACGAGTTCAAACAGGCGACGGAAAACACGGTCAAGATCGGAGTCGAACAGGCGGACGAGACTCTCGATACGGCTCGGAC